TTTGAGTGAGTATGTTGTTTGTTGGTACTTCAATTATACATCCTTCTACAGAGGGTGTCTTTCTTTTGTGCAATATTTTGGATTTGCTCATTTATAGTTCATAATATAATTAGGTATGTTGTTCATATTTAAATTTGTATTTACATTCTTTTTCTTTTTATATTTTTCCCTTAATTCGCTTTTCTCTTCTCCTGAGAGCCTAAAATACTGAAAAATAGATGAAGGATTGACATATAAATATTCAAATATATTTGTTTCATTTGGATGCATTTGCGCGATTTTTGCTACAGTAGATTTACTTATCGGATATTTGATTTTATATTTGTCCTGATAAAAATCATTTATTTTTTTCACCTCTCTAATGCATTTAATACAATACCATCCACTTTTGTGCAATGGTTGCTCACATATTACGCACTTTTTCATATTATTTTTTTCATCTTTTTTAACCTTTTTCATTTTATCCTACACTCCAAATAATTTTTTGTTTACTCTTGGGACATATTTTCTATAGTCCATTCCGGTAATTCTTTTTTCCAAATCATTAAAATTACTTTCAGTAATTTCCGTTCCTAAAATAAGTTCTATTTGTTGAAGTTCGTCTTTATATGTTCTGCGTTTTTTTCTTACCTCATGAAGCATTCTATATAACTTATACCCTTGAGATGCATTTAGATCATAAAATTCCGCAGCATGTTCTATGTCGATTATCTCTAATTCAGTGATGCAGATTATCTTTTCCAAGTATACTTTTCTTTCTTCAATCTCCTTTATAAATATAGAGATTTCTTTTACTTTATCTATAATTTTATAATTTAAAGTATAAGGATTCTTAATTGGATCAATAATAGTATCATTCTCTGTTACGGATTCTACTTTAAAATGACATTGATTGTACTTTTTGGGTATATGATGTAGTGCATTATATGCTTTATCAATAGACTTCCATTTGTATGCGTCTTTAGCGCAATGTACTATGCTATATTTCATATTTAAATCACAAGCTAAATAATCATCATTATTGCAAATAATATATTCCATTTACATCTCTCTCGCTTTCTGCTATAATAACTACTCAAGGAGTTGGGGACTTACATGGAATTTCCATTGCCCCATTTGTTATTCATTGATATATTCCCAGGCTTCTCGTTCTGTTGGAAAAGCAATGCTGCATCCTGGGATATACCAGTTTCCGTATTTCATGTACGGCATAGCTACACACCTCCTTGTATGTATTTATAGAAAAAGCAGAGATGGCGTTCTCTGCTTTTATCTATCTCGTTATGTTATTCTCTCTTTTGGAATTGCTATTTCATCGCCATGACAAAACCGGTTCATAAACCGTATCAATCCATTTACATAAATCATCGAATTCCCTTTCCGTGATAGACCCATCATCATAGCAATCACGAACATAATCCTCAATATCTCCCTTATGTTTTCCGCGCATATTGTTTATGATATAGTTCATAATTTCTCTCATAAAATCGCCTCCTGTTTTACCATCTTCCCAATGACAAATTGGCGTACTTGAAGAAATTTCGAGACTATCGTCGTTATTCAAATACACCTTTTCTCTCCGTAACGTAACTGCTTCAAATTTATTTTCGCTTAAAGCTTTTCTGATTGCGTTTAATGCACCAGACTTCGATTTATAACTTCTATTAAATGTTGCATTTTTATTTTTATCATCAAACCCAACCACCAAATAAGAGATTTTGTAGGTTGCCTTCCAAAAATTCTTTGCGAGTGGTTCAAGAACATAATGCTCTTTCATCCATTTGAAGCTTTTTTCTGTTTTACAAATATACGGGTTGCTTCCATCAATAAAAGTAATATGCTGATATACATTCATATTTCTCTCCTTTCACACATCAACCGAAATGCAATGGTAAGCCCACCATCTTCCGTTTCTTTCAACAAGCTTGTACCAACTCGTAAATCTCTGTCCTGTGCAATCAAATGCAGAAGGAACATATTCCATATATTTATTATATTGAAACCATTCATCCGCTGTTTCCCTTGTAGTGATTTCTTCTGGAAGTTGAAGTAATTCAATATACCCGTCAATTCCATTATCATGCACAATATGTCTTTCTGGTTTTTCGTTTTCTTGTTTATAGATATCACGGATTTTTCTTTTCTTTTTGATAATTTCATCTTTAGCTATTTCATTCACGTCATATCCATAAAGCTCACACATTTCTTTACAAATTTGAAGCCAATCGTAAAGCTCATGTAATCGTTGTCTTATTATATGATCCATACTCTACACCTCCATTTTATCTATTGTCTTAATCTACCAGATCCGCATAGCCGCCATCATAATTCTGTTTCCACGACCTATAAACTCCGTTTGTATCACGAAACTCTAAATAATATGCCTCTCTCCATTCCCACGGCTCCTGCCATACAATCTCTTTAATTGTACATACAATTCCTTGGCAATGAACTACATCACCTGGTCTTAAATCTCTCATTTTCTTTACTCCTTTTAAAATCTTAGTTTCTTCAATTTTCTACTTCCACGAGAACAGTGTATTCAATTCCATTATGTTCAAAGTTCCATTCACCGTCATATGTACAATCTGGTTCTGTGCATGTCAGTTCAAATCCATTATGGAATAATACACCTTCTGTATATGGAGCTTCTTCACAAAATACTAACTTAATATCTGCTTCAATTCCGTTTGGAAATTTTGCGGTGTGCGTAATTGTTTCATCTCTCTTATATCCATATTTCTGATAAATTTCATCTCCTGTAAGATTGAGTAAATCATTAATTAAATTCATTTCCTCGCTTGATATTTTTATTGTTTGTACCATAAAATTTCCTCCAATCTACTTTTGAAATGCGAATTTCTTACTTATGTCACTCTTTTTCAAATTTAGTTCCCTTCCAATCTAACCCATCAATCAGATAATTGGATAACTCGTCAAGTACATCGTCGGGTGTTTCATTGATGAATCTATTCATATTTACTGTAGTTCTGTCGTGTGTATATTCATCAATAAAGTCCATGATTTCCTTTACTGTAATATCCGTTCTCTGAATTTTATAAAAATCAGGATACCATCTATCAGAAAATCCGCCGTTAAAGTAGTCTGTTGCATACTGACCTGTTTTCATAGGAACTTTAATCCCGTGACTGTAAAAAATTTCTTCTACTGCCTTTTCTTTCTCATTTTCCTTAAATGTATCTGTATTGATTACTTTATCTTCGTATGAAGAAAAATCTGCCGAATACATTTCATAACAATCTTTTGATGGATCGTCCCAATCAGGCGAAATATCTGCACCAATCAGAGTTGCATTTCCACATGCTGCACAAATAAGAAGGAAGTTTTTATCAGCATCTAATGCCTTTTCAATCCTCTCATTTGGGATAGCATGAATCCGTCCACATTTACAAATTCTAATATCATACTTTCTACTCATATCTTACCTTTCCTTTCCAATGAAACACGCATTTTTTATATTATATGTCCATTGTATTATTTGAAATAATTATGTCGCCTTATCTAGCAAAATGTTACCGACTTCTTCCTCTGTAAGTTCTCTGATTATCTTCATTTTCTGTGTAAGAATCCAACTTCCGCCCTGGCTTTCTGGTCTGTTATAGCTTGTCCAATCTTCTACTTCACATTCGACCCATACACGCTGCTCTCCGTTTGCAAGCTTCTTGCGCCCCAAAGATTTTTGTCTAAATCTAATTTTTCTCCATACCGTAACATCACAAGTCCTCCTTTTTATAAAAACAAAGGAACAAGATTTCTCTTGTCCCTTTATCATTCTCCTTTTAAATTCGGACATAAGTTAAGTCCACCATCAATTTCAGGAACTCTTCTATATGCATCTCTGTGAATACATTTTTCTCTTTCACATTCTGTGCAATCACATTTCTGATACTCTTCATAAGTCATTTTCCAATTTGTTTCTGCAAATCTTTCTCTTGTCATCATATTGTTCGCTCTCCTTTAAACAAAATCTTTTGCAATATCTTCTCGACTCCCACAACTTGAACAACCTTCTGTGCCATGCTTTTCAAGTATCTTCCATATTGCATTTTCCTCTTCTTCTAAAAGATTAAAACCTTCCCAATATTCTACAGTTCCGTTCTTATGTGTTTGAAGAATTCCGCTAATCCATGTATCATTTGTCATTTTTCTTACATAATCTTCAGGATTTTTGAGTGCAATATAATCTGGTTTAATCATCACAACTGCACCATATCCATTTACACACAAGCCAAAAGCAATATCTTCTGCATAAGATTTACTATCAAACACCTTTGCTTCCTTGTTTGATTCCCACTTTGCAACATTTGTATTTGTATCAATGCTTGTTACATATTTAATCGTATTTACGTTATCATTACCGCCAATAACTCCTATTACATATTTAATTTTCTTTGCCATATTTATCATCCTTTCTCTTTAAGAAATCGTTCTTTCAACTGGTTTTATATAACTTCTTTCCAATCAAGTATCTGTTTATATCCGTCTGCCTGTAAGATGTGAATTTCTTCATCCTTATCGAGTTCGTATTTCTTCCGAAAATACTCTTTTAATCCACCATTTTCTCTTCCTGCTTTCCACAATTCGTCATGAGTGATTACATCTACAAATTCTTCCTCATCAGTTGTTACGGTAATATCAGAAATCTTTCCAAAATACATTGCTTCAAGTAAATCTGTATCCACATCTCCCTTGACAATATAGTTCTGCCAATCACCTTGACAATAACCTCTAATTGTTCCGTCTTTAAAAGCATCTTCTGGATAAAGCAACCGTAATACATCAACTATAATATCTTCTGTACATCTACATTTATCATAAATCTCCTTTAATTTTGCATTTACTTCTTCGGATGTATATTCAGGATATAATTCATAACAATCAATATCCTCTATTACTTCTTTTGCCTTTTGATACCATTCAGCATCTTTATATTCCTTACAAGATCTATTACCAGCAAGAATCACCTGTTCATCAAAATTATTGCATCCGCAATAATCCTTCCACTCATCATTGTCATTGTATAACCACCATGTTCCATCGCAGGTGTTATCAATTCTAATTTCTACCATATTATTTTACCTCCACTGTATTATATTTTTCTACGAGATATCTTAATTCATTTCTTTCTTTTCTCAATCTCTCAACATGTCTTGATAATTTCTTATTTCCTTCTAATAACGCTCGATTGTTATTGCGAAGCGATTTGTTTGAAATTTTGATTCTAGTATTTTCATTTTCTAATTGAGAAATATAAAGTTTCGCCTCTTCTAATTCCATTTTATATTCATCAATACTCATTTTTCTTCACCTTTCTTATGCTATCTTTTCCCATTCAATGTGTGTATTTTTTCTATGTGCTTCTCTTGATACAATGAGAATTTCTCCTTTATAATATCTAAACATAATATCTTCTAAATGCGGTCTTGCTAAAATGTTCTGTTTAATTTTTGCAATTTCTCTTCCACCGTGTTCAGCTTCATATTTTTCCAGTACCCATTCTAAATCCTCATAGAAATCTAACAATGCACATTTAACTGATCGTTTATAATTCTCTTCCATGATCTCATGCATTCTTTTTTCAGCAGCTTCATATGTCTCAAAAACTTCATCTGGATATCTGTCGTTATGACTTCCATAGCACTGCGTCCATGCAGGATATTTCTTTCTCAATCTATGTGTACCGTGATCAAATTCTGGTTCAATAATTGGTTCTACGTTTTCCATTTTGACAAGATAACCATTATCAAACAACCACTGAAGATCTGATGGGCATGTAACATATCTGCCTTTCATTGCAGCATTTATTTTTGCCTTTTTCTCAATATTTTCTGTGACAGTATATAAATCTGTGCTATATGTCCATCCTTTAGGAAGTTTTTTAAATTCCGTTTCTGACTGAAATTCTTCAAAAGGAATTCCATTTATCAATCTAATTTCCGGCGGTCTTAACCGTGACACCCTATGTCCACCATACATTTTTTCATATTCGTACATTCCATACGAAACATATAATTTCCCGTTAAACCCTCTTTCAACATAATAACAAACCTGATTGTGTTTCATTGCTTTTATCTCCTTTACATATTTTTTAATTGTTCATCTGAATACTTAAGCCACTTGCCAGTTCGGATATTATTCATCCGTTCTGTAAAAGTTCTCTTTCGCATCTCATACATTTCCGTTGCAATTCTATACATGTCGTAAACTACATTTTTTTCAATGTCAATGACCATGAACTTATGAGGATCATCTGTGCTATCTAATACATATTGCATAAAGTCTCTAAACATAATCAACCTATTTGTAATACACCAGGCGACTATTTTATCTTTTTCTTTTGTTACAAATTTTACCTTTTGCATTTTTCTCCTTTCTAATAAATAAGGCAGATACATTTCTGCATCTGCCTTATTATTCTCTGCCCATGAAACTAATATTTCATTTACTACCACTCAGGTTCTTTATCTGTCAACCCCAAGTAAAACGCATCCTTTTCTCTGTTCCAAAAATGTTCTCGCAAATCAGCAAACGATTTAGCTCCATTTTTCAACGCTTCATAATCTGCAAGTACCATATCATCTGTGTAATTTGCATATTCATTTCTGGCAATAGCAAGTCTGAACTTTTCACCTTTTATTATCCAACCAAATCTACTTGTATTTTTCGCTATCGGATAAGCACTAATTGTATATCCATGCAAATCTGGATATTCTTCTGAATTTTCACTATGCCAATCTTCAAGCTGTATTTTTGTTCCATCTGCCATTACTGCTCTATCAATAGTCTGCATATCAATCATCGATCCTTTCTCTCCATTTCTTAATTCGCACAGGATAAATTACGTTTTCTCTGTATGTTTTCAACTGTGCTTTTGCATCTGCGTAGTCTTCGCAATTACACTCAATGTCCCATCCATAACCACAATTTCCTTCGATTGCATAACAATCTTTCGTCTTTCTTTTATATGCCATAATCAATATACCTCTTCATAAAATTTAATTGTTCTTTCCTTTTCAGCTTTATATTTCGCTTTATCAGTAAATAATGTGAGATAAATATCTCCCTCACAATATGTAAATACCGCCATCTGTTCATCTGAATAAGCATAAGAGCTATAACCATTTACCTGCACTAAATCGAATTTGCATTTCTTTGCGAACTGATAGCTCAAATCAGACATCCAATGTCCACTCAACATATAGTTTCCATTTCTATCTTCTGTCTCTTCCATGAAGTTTACGTTCGCAATCCGTTTTGTATCTTCGTTCAATGGATACACTGACAAATCTAAATCGGCAATGTCATATTCTTCTTTATCTGGGATTCTTCCAGTTTCTCTAATCATCTGATAGTATTTGTTTCTTGGTATATATTTCATTATTTCATCCTCACTTTCATCATTTCTTTTCTGTATTCTTTTATCTGTTCCAAAGTCAACCATTCCGGTTTCTCTTCCAGTGATTTCCAAATCCGTTCCATTTCGTCACAGATTGCTTCTACACTGCCACCCCACAGATGACCTTCATAACCGTTTCCATTTCCGAGGAAATAGTTACAATCACTTCTCATTCTGTCTAATAACATGTAATCCTTTTCTCTTGGATGCCGAATAAAAGGATCATCGCACTCAACTGGTTCTGTTACTCTATTACATGGCTCACCACAGATTTCATCCCATTCGGTTCTATAAGCACCTGTGTAGAGATTAAGTCCGTTTTCTCCATTGTTCTCGTCAAAATACAACTTCCCATTTTCATCTTCGTAGCATGGAACTTCCATGTATCCACCAAACCCAACATATTTTACTTTCATACTTTTCAACCTGCCTTTCTATCCGATCCACTGTTTTGTTACTGTGTCATAAATCGCCCCGTTTGCATCCTGATATTCTTTGTATCTGGAATATGTAAACCGTAAACATTTATGACCGTTCGCATAAACAATGGTCTTATTTCCATTATCAATGGCAAATCTTTCACGCCACCCAGCAGCTTCCCATGCTTCTTTCATTTCACCTCTGAATCTTCTTGCCTTCTCCATTTTTACTCCTCCTGTTTTCTCTTCATAATTCCATTTGCTGCCTGTACACATCCGTATAACCAACCATTCAGGTAATCAATGTTGTAGCAATACTGCGTCCAATCTCCGTTTTTTTGCCCTTTCTTCACTGGTAAAAACATAAAATCCATTACCATAATCAGCATCTTCAATTTTAATAAAGTCGAAGTTTGCCTTATAAGACCGCAAGTTATCTTTAATAATTTCTTCCTGACGTTTTGTCATCTTCTTTTTCTCCAATTAAATAAGGCAGCTAGGTATTTATTCTCCTAACTGCCTTTGATTTGCGTTATCTTGTTTAGTTGCTAAACCTTACAGATATTCTGCAAAAACCTGAAGGTCAAATTTATTGCTTAACTTTTCAATGGTCATATCTTTGAGTTCCTTTGCAAGTGATAATTCATTTGCATTGTAAGCCCATTCTATTTTATACCCATTTGGTGTTGCAGGGAATTTTACTTCTACACAAATTTCATTTCCATAGTCCGTAACTTCTGTTACTGTACCAAAGAAACTTTTATGAAATCGTACACCATATTCTTCTTCGTACTTTGTATCTGGATTAGATACATATACTAAATCGCCAACTTTAAACATTTGCCTTCACTCCTTTTCTTGAAATCTTAATTTCATTAGAAATCCCAGTCTGAACAATTTTCACATGTTCTTCCTTTGTTACTTAAGCATACAAGCTCTGTATACATTCCGCAGCAATCACAATATCCAAGAAGACTGTTTCTTGTCCACTTACCATTAATTTTGACGTATCTATATTTATAGTTCTGCATTATTTCTGGAATTTTATCGGAATATATAACAACTCTTGCACCTGCATGAATACTTGTATTTCTAACTACTTGCTAATATAAATTCTTACTGAGTTTTCGTCATCAAATGCCTTTATGACATCATCTTCCGTTTCTAAGAATGTATAATTGATTCTGTATCTAATTCTTGCATTACTATAAAGTTTCTTGTAGAAATAATCGTCAAACTCCTTCATTGTCATTTCCGTTGGCTTGTCATTTTCAAATACTGTCACACCATCAATTCTATTGAATGACACATATTTTCCAGAATGAATTAACTCATCGTAAGTAACTGACTTTTTCAGCATTCTCAACAAGTGCATTCCATAATCATAATAAGTACAATATCTACTTCCGATTTTCAAGTCAAAGTCCTCTGATTCTTTGGATGGTTTACTATCATTTTTGAATCCTTCTGCAAACTTGATAAAATCTTCTTTTGTATAAATTTTCCCTTGCCAATCATCGTTTTTTCTGCCTTCATTGTCATTGTTACAACCTTGTAAACTCAGATGTAAAATTCTCCCATCTGATAAGTTCACAATTTTTGTTTTAAAGATAATACCATATCCCATATAATCACCATTTGTCTTTATGATCTTCCTATGAAATGTTGCTTTCTTACACTAAGCTACAATTTTAGTAACTTTTAATTGAACCATCTGCGTTTACATACCATTTTTCAGATGGTCTAAAGTTCTTTCCGTTGTTGATATGCAAAATCCATATGTCACCCTTCGGACAAAACCAATTAGCATGTTCCATCCGATGCTCCATACATTCTTCAAAAGAAGAAAATATATCTACAACTTCACCGCTTCTTTCGCTTGTTTCAACATATATTGCATAAAAATCAAACTTAACCATTATTCTCCCTTCTGAAATTTCTCTTTTATCCGATGAATCCATAGAGGCAACCAAAAACTTTTTCTGTTTTATGAATAGTTACTGTGCGAATATCAACCATGTTTTATTACCTCCATTTCAATTTCGTTCCCATCATCATCTTCCAGCCAATACTCAAGCCCAAGATAATCTGTATCACGCAAATTTTCTACCAGCATTTTCGCTTTCGGAAGAGAAACAGTTGATTTTAATTTTCTGGCTTGTGTTTCTACACCATTACTTGCTACAATGTACACATTCCCTTGCCTCCTTCTCTTACAGATTTTCTTGTTGCAAATAATCGACCGTCAAGACTCATATATACATCAACCATTGTATTTTTTGTTCTTACATACAAGACGGTCATATGCCGCAAAGCGTCTTTCTGTACATATAGTACGGGTTCGTACCGATCAAAGATTTTTATCCAAATCACCATAAAATCGCTTTCCTTTCTGTGATTAATAACAGCCCAAATAAAATGAACGTTACCCCTAACGGCCAGGTATCGCTTGCATATCTAATAAGTAGATACCCAACGCCCATAAGTATCACGCAAAAGATTTTTTGTGCTATAAGTTTTTTACGCTGCCGTTCTCTTTTGCGTTTGGCTTTCGCTTTCTGGATTTCCATTTTCCGTTGTTCTTCAATATGCTGACGGTATTTTTCGTAGTTGGTAATATCAATTATATTGTAATGATCTGGATCAAATACAGCACATTGTTGCGTTCTCAATTCTTTTCGCTCCTTTCACTTTTTTATTCGACATAAGGTTATTCTCTTTAATCAGTCTTGCTTTTACTTCTCTGTTCAGCCGTGTGTTTACTTCAATTCTCTTGTGAGTTACACGGTTTAAATAATGCAAATGCGATCCAGTACCATCTCTTCCGTTTACTCTTGTTTCTCTGAATCCATTAGGAAATAAATATTCCCTTTCAAAGTCCAGAACTTCCTTTGGCTTTCGTCGTCTCGACATTATTCATCGTCTCCTTTTAATAATCCGAAAAATTCTAATTCTGCATCATCCATAGCACATTCATTCATGAAATATTCATACTGTTCTTCGTCTGCCATATTACATTCTTCCAGAAGAGTATCTTTCCATTGCGTTGCAAGTTCTTCCAGGCGTGAACGTGGAATGTATGTATTTTCCGTTCTAGCACGAAATGAATCAATCGCATTCTGCATAACCAGATATTCTTCTATACCATATTTTCCATACATCCATGAGCAGACAGTGTAAGCCCAACTTCCATCAGCACAGATGTCAGATACGATCTTGTACTCTTCTGTACTTTCCATTTTGATGAGTGCGTACTCTTTCTTTTGGGCAATGATTTCATAATCAAAGCCAGCTGGATTATGTCGTGTCTCCATTTTTATTCTCCCTTCTCTCTTATACAAATTCGATTAGATTAATTCCTAAGTTCTCCTCTAATGATTCGAGAAAAACTTCTCCATCTTCTTTGTTTTTGCAGTAATTCACCAAAGAAGTCACACGTAATTCATTTTCGTTTTCCTGCAATTTCCCTTCAAACATCGCACGAACTTCATTCCAAAGATCGTCGTTTGTTTCCAGCTCTACAGATAAATCTGTAAACCGTTTCTGTTTTAATAAGTTATACCGTAATGTTTCTTTCATTTTCTCTTCCTCTCTTTCTTGTGATTGAATCAAATAATCACATCAGCACAGACAAGGTAACTTACCTTCTCTGCACTGTCTGACTACTTAATTTTCACTTTCGCTTTCGGATAAATACTCTTCAAGTCCTGCATATTCGTCATCCGAAAGCAGATTCCGTAAATCATCCATTGACATAATCGTTATTCTCCTTTCTCGTTTGCGTTTTTGAGTGAAAGAAAACACCATCAGTTAGCTAGGCTGACGGTGTTTCTTCCTATATATATGTGGAGGGATAAGGTGGTGCTTTCTTATTCCGAACTCCCTATGTAAAATATGTATATGTATTGCTTGCTATGTATGTAAGATATGTATTATTTATTGATTTCGCTTTCCAGAATGTCAAACAACTGTGCATTACTCTTAACAGGAAATACCTTACTTTCGTAGAAAGCTGCTCCGCTACAATGTTTCTTCAAAAGATTTAATGTTTCCGTTCCGTGAATGCTTTCCATCTTCAGAAGAACATTGATATTTCGCTGTGTGAATGCATTCTTTTCTGTAGATCCGCACCAATTCAATTCTTTAATCATAACGATTGCATGTTTAAGCGATTCAGGTCTGCGCTTTGCCATTCTTAACAGATTCATGGTTGGTGTAACTTTCCCAATAGGATTTTCTTTCCGATTCAGGTCAGCTGAGATCTGGATGTTGTATGCATCGAAAATCATTTTGAAATTAATATAATCTTCTTCGTTCGCTTCAATACCAGCTCTATACATATCACTAACCGACATAGGTTTCCTTCCTGCCTGCTGTCCTAAGAAAACTAATACGGCCTCACACATTGTTTTACAATCAATAATCTCAACCAGAATTTTTAATTTTTCTGCTTTTCCTAACAGATTGTTTTTCATAATGAATGCAGCTAATCTATGTGCGCCATCGGCTACATATAATTTTCCATCAATAAGGAACACTTTGATCGGATCGAATTTCGATTCATTGAAATTTTCTTCAATCTCTTTTGCCTTTACCATGTCCGTACTTCTCTGCCAGTCTGGAATATGTACAAACAGTGGGTTGATTGTTATATATTTTTTATTTCCTACTGTCAAAGGATACCGTAATGCATTGCTTACTTCCGATGTTTCCATTTCTGCATCAAAATCCCTCTGTTCATTAATCCAATTTTCGAAATCGACTGATGTCATATAATGCCGAAATCCTTTTGCTCTTCTATATTTTTCATATGTCTTTCCCATCGAATCTGAAAAGCTGTATCCTACATCATGAATTTCGATGTCGTCTTTATTGATCTTCAGGATAAAGCAGATTTTGTCTACTTTCTCTTCCGACGGATTACTTCGACCTGTTTCATAATTTGAAATTGTGCTTTCAGCAACTCCAAGTTTCTTTGCAAGTGCATTCTGTGACATACCAGCTTTCTCTCTCATCTCTGTTAATTTTACTCCATTGATTTTACACATAATTTTTATCTCCTTTTTCTATGTTTTATTATTTTGAATTTCTCTTTGATTTTGAGCATAAAAATAACAGGTATATTTCAACCTGCTTTTCTATGCTCTGTGTTCAGTTTTCGAAACCACATAATGTATATGGTTCTAGCGTACATACCATATAACAATATATAGCATTATCATATAGTATGTCATCTTCGGCAATTCGCTTCCAATTTTCAAGCGTTGCCTTCTTATTTTCTCTTAGTCCTCCACCGTATTCTTTCCAGATCGTATCACGGCTTGCAATGTTTAGTTCTGCTAATCTACGATCCATTTGCCGTAAAGATTCTATACGACGGTTTAGTGACCATGATTCTATTTTGCGTTGTGTGATTGTGCATCAGCTCCTTTCTATGGTTTTGCCTTACTGGATTTTATAAAAGCTTTCATTCCAACCAGGAAGAAGAAATTCTGTCAACCGATCATTGTTCATCATCGCATCGAATCCGATTTCCGTTACAATGTCAATAATTTCTTTCTTAGTAAGGATAAATTCTAGTGTTGTCTTTCTAATAGTTTTTACACAGATTTCCGCCAGTTCCCTTTCTGCTTCTTTCTGTTTGTAAAATGCCTGACGGCTGATGTCACGGAACAGATCGTCTAACGCTTCCTTTACCTGCTGCAAAGTAAGATATTCTTCATGCAGTTTTTTGTATTTTTCTACAGACTCGTTGAATTTCCGTTCTTCCGCCAGCTTGTTGCAATACTGGACTGCTACCCCGAACTCTGCGTCTGTCATATTACAGGTAAAGATGATGGCTTCCGGTTTCTCTTTTGTTTCAAAGTCGATTCCGGACAATGCAAGATAAGAATAAAAGCTTGCACTATTTGCCACTTTGATTTCAAATACTTTTCTCATGATTTTTAATTTCCTTTCTTAATTAATTTGATTATGTATATATTATGCATAATTATAAGTGCATAACTTATAATTCATAGTTCTTAGTGCGGCGAAATGATCCAGTTTCCGTTGTTCGCTTCACCAAAAGCTACGACATAAGTAAGACACAGAAGAGATGGAATAATATTCCACATACTAGCTTCCAAACTGAGCATGAACCAGATTGCGCCGATCCATGCCAGGCTATAACTTACTTTTAAAATTTTATCTCTCATTTCTTTTTCTCCTTTGCCTTTTTGTTTTTTCTCTATTTGCCTTTTGAATTTTGAGTACAAAAATAACAGCCACCGTTTTATTGATGGCTGCTATTAAAGTGTATACAGTATTTAGTTTATAAGGACTATTTCCGCAACGGGACAATATCAAGTGTATATCCCATTGGTACAAGCAATTTAATAAGTGTATCAATCTGCGGTACTGCTTTCATACTTTCCATTCTGGCGATCGCTGACTGTTTAACTCCGCTTGCCTTTGCAAGTTGGGTCTGAGAGAATCCGCTGGACTCTCTCATCTCCTTTACTTTCTCAATCAATGCGACTTCAAAATTGATTTCTGCCTTGTCTTCTTCGGAAAAATATTCCGGATCATTGAACATATCTTCGAAATTTTTATGCGCTTTCATAGCTATTTTCCCTCTCTTTCTAACCAGTCTCTCATGTTTGCCTTTGCCTTTTCGATTTCTCTTTTCGGTGCTTTCTGCGACTTTTTCATGTAATGACTTAGTAACACAAACTTATTCTCTTTCCAGTAGAAGAAGAAAATTCGATTCTTTAATGGTCGCAGTTCCCAAACATCTCCTTCGATCGGTCGGACTACAGGATATCCGATTCTTGTGCCGTTTCGCTTAAGCAACAAAATATATTCTGCAATCTTGTTCATGTTGATTCTTGCGTTTTTATCTGTCTTTGCCTTTTCCGCAAGCTCTGCGAAATATTCTCCAATTTCGCAATGATCGTTGACGTCCTTATAAAATTCTACTGTATACATTTATTATATTCCTCCTTCGTCAAATTTATTATAACATATTTGTTATAACTGTACAAGATAGAATTTTATGTTTGCCTTTCAGTTTTCTCTTGCCAGTCCGAAAACCTCATACACGTTTCCGTCTTTTGTAAAGATCTGGATTTTGTTTTCTGTATTTTCTACGTCTACAATGTCATCAAGTGCGACGTATGCCTTGTTGAAATCGTATTCGTCGGCTGATTTATAAGAGTAGAACTCATAACCGTCGGAAGTCATAAGAGACAGTTCTTCTCCGTTTGTATTCCAGTCTACAATGTCACAGACGAACGCATCGGCGTAGCTATAGTCCTGTTCCTGGCTGTAATCGAGCTTTCGGGTTTCGCTTGCGGAGTTCTGCCGTGATTCTGCCTTTACGGGTTCCGCTGCGGATCTGGTGGAATTGTAAGCAGAGATTCCGGAAAAGATAGTTGTTGCTGTTAAGAGTGTGATGACTAATTTTTTGAACATAGTTCTGTTCCTCCTTTTTGGTTTGCGTTTGGATTTGCGTTTTTAGTTTGAAAATCAAAATTAAAAAAGGGCATAAAAAAAGCACCCTAACCAAAAATGGTTAGAGTGCCTGATATACCTATTACAATTTTTCTAATTTCTCTTGCAAAGCTGCAATCTGAGATTGCAATTCTGCTTTTTCTTTTGCGTTGTCAGCGTCATCAAAAATGACGTCAACAATATCATTGGGTGTACAACGAAAATATTCACATAATTTCCCTATTGTTTCCATTGTGACACTTTCATTTTTCCGCAGATGATCAAGTGTACTTCCCCCAACGCCAACTTCTTTTTTTAAATCTAAATGTTTTATATTTTCGCTTTTCATTCTGTCGAAAAGTTTTGAATAATCTAATTTCATTTTCTTTTTCCTCCTCACCTCCATTCTATCATATAATTTTTAATTATACAATACAGTATAAGACTGTGGAAAATCATGCAAGGTTCTTTTTGCGCATTCATAATCCGTGACGGTTCCGCAGAACTTGCCCAGGAACTCGCCACCAGTTCCCTTCTTCTTTGCACGTTCATGGCGCATCATGGCAGAATAGTTCCCGTTGTACTTTTTGCCTTCTGCCTTGCGCCGCTGCCGTGATTCTCGGATCTGGAAATCCCACAACATTTCCGTGTATTTATTTTGTGCGGTCGTGACAATCCAACGGGAACCGTCCCACACTTCTATTCTGATTCTGCCTTTATTGTGCCGTTTGAAAGCATCCGGCAAAGCTACGATCATAGTTCCGTTTGAAGCGGAAAGAATAATCGTGTTCATTGGAAAATCTACCTTGTGAATTTCCTCAGATCTAAATATCTTATACACTTTCATTTCTATTTTACCTCCTGTTTTTTTCTTATAAAATTCCAGTTCCCTTGCAAGGCATCATTACATTGTATCCCTTGTTTGCGTTGTTGGACAAAAATTCCAGTGCCATTTTTCGAGATGAGAAATATCTGTCTTGTGCATGATCACCCACACACATAGCATTTTGATGGGAATGCTTTTTCATTGTATTTCCAGATTCTGTTTTTAATTTCACTTGTAATTTTTTTGAACATAGTTCTGTTCCTCCTAAATTTTTGTAAACCATTGGGCGGAATTGCACCGCCCTTTTCTATAATGGTCATTATTTGAAATAATGTTTGATCACAATATTTGCAATCGTTACCGCAAGTCCAGAATAGTCATATTCTACCTTGCCTGTTTTCTTGTTGCGTTTTGCCTTAACAAGTGTGTTCACCTGTCTTTTGCTGAAATCCACGTTGCCTGTTTTCTCGTCAACGGAAAACTTGTTAGTGAATCCCTTCACGTAACAATCATTCAGCAGTTTCTTATCTTCCGCTGTCAGTTTTACACGGGTTTTGGTCGTGTATGGTGTTTCAAAAGGCAGACTGAAAGTTTTCTTGATAATAGTCTCGAGTTCCGCAGAAGCCTTTTTATAAGCTTCCTTTACTTCATTGGACATAACAAGCGCGCCGTCATCACTTGCTTTAGAACTTACGTGGATTGCCTCCAGTGCGTTGTAGAGTTCTGGAGACTGGAAAGCTGGAATGATTGCGTACTTGACAAGCTTAGAGTTATCCCATGTTGCCAAAATCCGTAATACAGTGCGTACTACGTCCTTGTCGTTGCCGAAATGGTTTTCGTTTTTCTGGCTCATTTCGGTTACTACCTGAGTATAGACTGGTAGTGTTTCTGCTGCATCTGTTTTCAGTTTCTCTAACTGTTCTTTCAGATCATCAAGTTTTGAGTTAAGAGCTTCCCGTTCCTTTTCTTTCTGATCCTCTGTTTTACTCTCTGCTTTTTCCAGATTAGAAATCTGTTTTTCAGTCCGTGAAATGTCATCCTTGCAAAGCTGAATGCTCATCTCTGTACCTTCATGGTTGATAGCTACGTGCAGGTTTTTCACCTGCTCTACAGTTGCGGATTCGTTCAGAAAATTAATGTTTAAGTTCATCATAATTGCTCCATTTCTCCTGTTTTACGCACAGGTGCATTATTTTTATTTTTTAGTTTTTGTTTTAGGTGTGTTATTGCACACTATAAAAGGGCAGACTGGTAGCGCTGCCACTTTATAGTGTGTAATATTTATTTTCCGTAATGAAAGAGGCGCGGAAGTCATAAGCTAGGTGTTACCCTATACTGAGAACTAAGTGTTACCTTATTTCCTGCTCCCCCGCGCTTTTCATACGCTCCTATGTATTTTCCAGTGTTATAAGTATGGTTATGAATTACACCGGACAGCTTTTTAAATTAGCTGAGCTGTTTTATTAAGGACTTTTTAAATCCGGTTGGTATCTTTCAAACGTTGTTGCTCTCCCACTGCCTAGAATATAGGACGCTTGAAAGACCCATTGCCAAGGGTGCTACCCTGTCCCGTATATACCTATAAATATATATACGTCTCGTTCCCGCCTTCAAAAAGGGGAGAGCTTGCAATGTTTCACACGGCATTACCGACCGTGCCGCCGCAAAGCGGTTATTTTCTCCCACTATGGGAGTTTGTATAGAGTAAATCCCCATAATATAATGCCGCTGGGTAACCTCTAGCAACCTATGCACTTTTTTGATCTTTAGTCGATCTTCTAGGAAGAACGGCTGTACTCAGTCCATGCATAGACTGTTTTTTTGTTCGGACTTTAAAAGTAGTGGACTTTTTGCACGATCTGTGCTAGAATCTAAGAACGGTAAAGAACTTAGATTGCACTATGTGTGCAAAGCACTATGTGTGCAAAGGGGAAACCACAATTCCCATGCCCTTGTTGGGCTATGTAAAGATATGGGTTTGGTCTTGTAAAAGGTTTTGCCCTTATCTTTAATGCTATTATAACCCTTTTATCGGGGTTTGTCAACCCCTTTTTAGGATTTTTTAAAACTTTTTTGTCGGTCGGTGTCCGACATACAGAGGAAGAAACACCGCGAATAAAACGACCGTTCGCGTATCAACTAAGGTCATCCCTTATTGACAAGTCAAGTATAACATGCATGTATGTATTTTGCAAGCTATTTTTGGTAAAATTATACACAAGAATACATGCATGTAGGAACCATTTTTAGTGCATATTGCTAGTTGGTTAATTGTCATTGTGTAATATATACAATAGATATAGTATAAGTAGTAGTGTTATACAGCATATTGACGAATAGTAATATTGTACAATAGATGTGATAGTTTATTGTGCAAAGTGCTGAAAATAAAATAATTTATTATTGTATATGCAATTAAAGGAATAGTGTATGAGTACAGAAGCAAAGCTAGAAGCTAACAGAAAATTTAATGCAAAATGTAAAAGTGTCGCAATACGCTACACTCCAAAAGAATTATCAGAGTTTGAAAGATTTGAAAGATATATTTCAGAAAATAATGTGAACAAAGCCGAATATATTAAAAATTTAATAAAAGCAGATCTGGACAAAAAAGGGTATTGATTGTAGAGCGCGCCGGAATAGAAGGTTGACTAATGGTCGGTTTAAAATGACTAATGGTCATATTTTTGTGACTAATGGTCATATTTAAGAAATTAGGAATGATTACTATTGTTGATTTTATGGAAATGCACGGTTTAGTATTTGTAAACTTTTTGTTTAGTATTGGTATATGTGGAAATTGTGGATAATGTGGAAAACTTATGTGGATAACTTGATAATAGTAATCATTCCTATTTTCGATATATAAAATTTTTACATATGACCTTACGTCACACTTTACCACCTTTTTTCGCCTTGCCACCGAAGCAGAGCGCGCCATGGTCAAAAATTTTTATTTTACCAAACAATAGAAAAAATTTAATCTATTGTCAAAATTTTTTGAATTGTATTAGAATTGTGTTATGCCCTATAAAATACCTGTTTTTCGGGGTAAAATAGTGATGTGATCTGTTTATTGTCTGAATGTTCAGACTGGGGGTAGTTAAAACTGGTAAATTGTCTGAATTTTCTGAAACCTCACATAGCTGGTTCATCCACACACTAACTCCAAAACTCATCATCACCATCCCATTCCGCCCATCCAAAAACAATCCCAAATTTACCCAATAATCAAGCCCAAAATCCAATCATTTCACCATAAAACACCTTATCGTACCCTTTATCGTTAACCCCAGTAATCAAGCCCTAAAATCACTCCACCATTCATATTTCATTTCCAACTTTCACACATCCGTTCCAAAATAATCCATATAAATTCCAAACTCTAACGATAAGTATTTCACCACGCAAAAATTGCTCTCTTATACTCTCACATCCACGCATACCATCACAAATCATCCTTACTATTGATCTAAGGACAAAACAGTATTATAATCGACCTAGAATCCATTCAAACACCTATACCATATAAACTGTCCACCTATACAAGAAAAGAGGAAAACCATGTCATTTCGTGATGAATTGTCCAGTCTTATGCCAACGCAAGAACAGATCCAGACGAAAGCAACATCTGAAGCACAAACAAATGCCAGACTTGATTATTCTGGTGTAAAAGATCTTTTACGCTCCAAAGCACAGCATAATGAGTACACAACTATAGGCAATCATAAATATATCTCTTGCTATTATCCGGATTCCTATTCGGGCGAACCAGAAGCTGCAGAATATGTCAGACGAGTCTGTGAAACAAGAACAACCATGCATAGAAGAGGATTATTTTCTGGACAAGTACAAGAAACATCATGCGTAATCTCTTATGTTATTACAAACCAATCTGCATATGATGAATATTTAAAAGAATTACAAAGACTTGCTGCAGAAGATGATATTCGTATATCTGTAGTAGGATATAATAAATTAGAAAAACGCACCGAAATATCAATTCCCTGTTGTCTCGGATCAACTTTACTGGCAAACAATTATATGTACAGAATCAAACTTAGTGTCAGCATCACATTTTAAATAGGAAATAACTCAAATAAAATAAGGGTAGATGACCATAAAAATCACCTACCCTATACAAAAAGATACTTCTACAGATTTTAAATCAATTTTATATCCATACCATAACAACTATCCACTAAGCACATTAAAATTTGTTCTAAACAAATAATCTCACATACTCTCCTACGATCATACCCAAGAAATGATCTGTATCCTCTCATACCAGACACACCATGGGGGCTACTTTTAAACTCCAGCATAAAACGATCTTCTATTTCATATATACCTATATAATATACAGAATTTACCATTTGAATGTTTGTTCGAATTATGCTAAAATTATTAATATCAAAAATATAAAGGACTGTTGGGCATGAATGATTTATATAGCTTTTTCTATTGGGGAGATTACAATGCTCAGATGGCGGAATTAGCAAAAAGAGCACAGTCAGAGCCGTGGTCTTTTGGAAATATAAACGATTATTCAATTTTAAAAAATTATATGAAACACACTTTTCAAAAACTGCAGAGTGAAGGGAAAATCGTTACAGCAAAATATTATTGTATTTTTAATACAGGCCTATATGATAATTATAACGAACCAATTTATGTATATGCAGAACCTAATAATAGATTAGGCTATTCAAGTTGGATATTTAAAGGATTCAAAGATCGTTATGAGCTAGGCGATTTAAAAATCATTGATTTACCAGAAAGAGCTGATTACTTTTCTGATCCAGGCAAACTCATATTCAACTGGCATTATCCCGTTAATGTTCATTATGAACACATCTTAGATGACCTTAATACAGCGCAGCGTTTACCAGAACGTATTCGGACAAGTGATCTTGCATTGGAAACACTAAAAGGAGTAATCGATTCTTCAATTCAAAAGGTTACTGCGAATTATAAGCTTGCTATTCCTCATTACTACAATAACAGGATTCAGCTAATGATTCCATTATATTTCAACAAAAATAATATTCCTGACGTTGCATTGGTGCTTAATGAAATAGATGGAAAGTGTTACCAAGCAAGAACATGTCTTTCCATGAAGATGGCATACATTGATGCAAGGATTATTTCTAAGCCTGATGTGTTCTGGTTATCCTTTGATACAATTAATGCAAGAGAAGAAGAATAAAATAATATATGAAAATACATTCCTATAGCAGATGAGAGAAATCTTGTCTGCTATTTTTTATGCTCAAAATTAAGGATTAACAAAATCATAAAATTAAAAATAGTTCAAATCGTATGGAGAATAAATAAATATCAGAAGAAAACATAAATACAAAGGAGATATTTACTATGAATAATAATTTAAAACTAATTACAACAGAGAAATTTGGAGAACTGGACTGCAGCTTTTACAGAAATATGAATGATGACATTTTATTGACAAGAGAAACAAATTGGGCAAGCGTTGGAATATAAAGATCCAATAAAATCAATCCAAAATATTCATATGAAACACAAAGATCGTCTTGATCATTTATCATTAAAAATCAAAACAGAAACTTTCGACCACCATCAAAGTGATGTATGTCGAAACAATAATCTTATGACAGAACGTGTCTACTATACCGAAAGAGGAATTATGGAAATTTGCAGATGGTCAAGACAACCAAAAGCAAACATGTTTATGGATTGGGTATGGGATATTGTAGAAAAATATAAAAATAATACTTTTACATCTATAAACTTACAGCCAATTATTAAAACTCTCCAAACGCTTATTCAAACTCAAAATGACATAAATCAGGCAGTTAGCTCTTTATATGACAGATATAATGCTGATATTACTCAACTAAATGAACGATTGACCTCATTAGAAAATAATATGAATACATTTGGAACAATATCAAATAAGAAAAGGCCATATTGGGTAAGTGTTATGATGCCTAAATCCAAGCGGATTATGATGAAATATGGAATTGATGATTACAAAACATTATATAGAAAATTATTTGAAAAGTTTGAAGAACAATATACAGATAAGGATTTAAATCAGATGATAGATGACTATTGTCATAATAATAATCTAAATAATTGTATGACCATGGATGCACTAGCTTATGACAAAGAATACAGAACTTTATTCGAAAAAATGGTTGATGCAATTTTAGATGAGCGAGAAATCTTATAAAACTATTCAATAACAAATGGAGAAAATATAGTAGGAACCACGCTCTTATTATTGGAATTGATCATTAAAAGTGGCTACGGTAGTTTCTTGGCTACACGGTTGGATTGACAATAGTGTGCCACGCTACTAGCGCGGAGATGCAGTAGCTCTCCTTGCTCTGGCGTCTGCTAAAGCAGCCACCAGGTACTGAACCATTTATAAAGTATTTATTAAAAGTATGAACAAAGTATAAAATAGAGCAATTTTACCCTTATAAATTATGGGTGAAATTACTGTACCAAAAGTTCCCTATATATAATATATATTAGGAAGAAATGGTACAGTAAAATTTTTTCAGAATATATAAGGTAAAAATGACTCTAAAATTACCATTTTGAAAAGGAGACGTTTTTATGGATAAGAATAATTTTGAAGTAGGACTTATTTCTGAACAAGATCTAGTAACTCGTTATGGCAGTCAATCCCAAAAGGATTCATATGAAAAATTGGGTTATATGCAAACAAAAAATAAACAGACTCTTTTAAAAAAAGTAAGTAGATATTGTAAAATCGAACCTCATGGAAAAAAGGAATATATGATCAAAGAAGTATATCCTTATATTTTACCAGCTAATTTTAGCAAAATGAACACATCTTTATATCAGTATATTGTTCCACTGCTACTAGAAAAAATCATTAATGGACATGATAAAAATCGAAAGATTGATATCACACTTGGTAAATGGGCCAGAGAAATCAATATGGTCAACCAAAATTATAATCTCTGTAAATATAATAAAGAGGAAACTAGCAGAGCTATTAAATACGAATTGGATACTATTAATGAATTTTATAATAAATCAGATGATATGATTGAGTATTATATTATGAATGCTCTGGATTATCTTAAATCCGCAGGTCTTATCATTTGGCGTGATGTGTACAAAATCACTTCTGAAGTATCCGACGAGATGGTTGAAATCGATTCAGATGGAGTTGTTCATGCAAATATTAAATTGGAAACTAGAGAAGCGTCTAAAGAGGATATGGATTTTTATGCTGCTTGTATTAAGGTTGCTGATGAAAAAGCAAATATCACAAATGCATCAGAAAGATATTACAGCAAAAAATCACAACGATTTAATGAAGCCCTCAAAGATGAATTATATAAACGCAAAATCAAACTTGTCTATAAGTCATATGAAGCTTATTACATCGATCTTGACAAATGTAGTTTTGTTCTAAATCAATTCCCATATCAATCCAATATTATCAAAAAATTTAATGATACTTTCACAGAGATGATTATTGGCAATGCCCAAAAACGTTTTGATAAATCACCTCGAAAATATACGATCTATGAAAGCAAAGATGATTATTCCCTGTGTTTTAAGGGATTGTGCGAAATGACAATAAACAATGAAACCGAATATCTTGGGAAGAGAATTAATAAACGTAAAGTTGAAGATGAATACACGCTTCAAATTAATTAGCAAAGGAGATATAAAAATGGAATTTAATACAAACCAAAAAGAAGCCATTCACACCATAGACGGAAATATGGTTGTCATTGCTGCAGCTGGATCTGGAAAGACATCTGTACTTACATATAGAATTTTAAACATGGTCAAGAATCATGGAATTGATCCCACTACTATTTTGGCTGTCACGTTCAGTAAAAAGGCAAAAGAAAGCATTGAGCATAGATTAGGAAAACTTGGAGTAGCTAGTGTAAATGTAGAAACTTTTCACTCTCTCGCTCTTAAAATTATTACTTCTACATATGGATATGGAAAATACAAGGTATGGACTGCATCTTGGGAAAAAGAAAAAGCATTAAAAGAAATCTGCTGTGATTTACTTGGATTATGTAGGAATAAAGATGATGTTCCTTATAATGGAATACTGAGATTTTTAGGAATTCAAAAGACAAATATGTTAGGGTCAACAGATAGTTTGATTTATTCAGATGATGATCCGTATCCTGATGATCGGATGAAAAAAATTTATAAAATGTACGAAGATTATAAAAAGGATAAGTCATATATTGAATTTGATGATTTCCTGAATATGGCAAATCAGTGTTTTGACAAATTCCCAGATATTTTAAAATTTTATCAGAATAAATATCTTTACGTGTTATCAGATGAGTTTCAGGATGTGTCTATGGCACAGTCTCTTCTTCTTAAAAGAATTAATAATAAAAACACTATGATTGTGGGTGATCCTTTACAGGCAATCTATTCTTTTCGTGGTGGGCGAAGTGAATACATTATGCAGTTTGATCAGGATTATTCTGATGTGAAAATCGTCCATTTAAACACGAATTACAGATGTAGTACAGATATTGTACGCATGGCGAATATGTTAGCACAACATATTCCTGACAGTAAGGATAAGAATTATGTAGAAAGTATTGCTTCTAAAGGAACAAATCAGTTCCCTGAATACAGAAAATTTGTAAGTGAATATGATGAAGCCTCTTGGATTTGTAAAAAGATCACAGAGAAAAAAGAGAACAATGAGTATAGAGATATGGCTGTTCTAGCAAGGACAAATGCCCAGTTGACAATATTGCAAACTGTCATGTCTAAAAATATGATTCCATATGACGTTGTTAATGGGGTTATGTTTACGGAGCTACCAGAGATTAAGTTACTGATCTCTTATCTTAAATTGGCATTGCACGAAGGAGATAGTTCAGCATTTTCGTATGTGTATAATAAACCAAATCGTTGGTTAGACCAGAAATTTTTCGCTGAAGTCAAAGAAAATGCTACGAGGAAAAACACTTCTTTATACAATGCAATGTTTACGATTGATCGCAGAAATTGGCGTTTCAAAAATGGAATTGATCAATTATATGAAGTTATTAATACACTACAGAACAGAAAATTCGAGTCGGTTGGTAAGATGATTGAATATTTGAGATTCTATCTTAAAATCGATGATTTTGTTAGTAAGGGTAAACAGGCTGATGATGGTGGATTTTCGGAACAGATTGAAAATATGGATGCTTTTCAGAATATTGCAGAAAAGTATTTTGATTTAAACGAGTTTATGTTGTACTTAGATGACATCAATAGACAAGTTGCAATGGAGAATAATGATAAAGTACATCTCTCAACAATTCATAGAGCAAAAGGGTTGGAATATCCAATCGTGTTCATTGTTGGATTGAATGATGGACTGCTCCCACATGCAAAAAGTGATAATCTCGATGATGAACGCAGATTATTATATGTTGGAATTACAAGAGCAGAGAATGAATTATATCTCTCTTCTACTGCATCATACAATGATAATCTTATGACTCCTAGTCCGTTTATTGATGAACTTGGAGATAGCGTTAAAAAGATGAAATGTTGATGAATGTTTAGAGAATATAAAATTAGGAACTATTAATCATCCCTATAACTAAGGAGTGATAGAAATGTATTTAAAAATTATGAAAATCAAAGGAGATATTAATTATGAAAGAGAACACAAGATTTTGCACAAGAAGTATGAGAGATAACACAAAATTTGGAGGACTGATTCATTTTACAGAACTTTCTCCATATCCGAATTCTACTACCCTATCACATGGATCGCACTTCGCAGAAAAGATTATTGCAGACAGAAAGTTTGATGAACAGTGTCATCGAAATATTATTCAAACACAAAAATTAAAAGCAAAACAGTCCACAGTAAAGGAAGTGGATGAGTTTGTTTACTAAAACTGATCGTAGATATTTATCTAAAGCGAGACAGGCTGCAGATATTTCTGATTATAAAAACGTACATATTGGTTGTGTAGCAGTATATAAGGGAAATATTATTGGCATTGGTTGTAATACCAACAAAACACATCCAGTACAGAAATATTATAACAAATATAGAAATACTGACGTTGATCAAGAAACACTTCTTCCTAAAATACATGCAGAAATTAGCTGTATCAATTCCATCCGACATCTGGATATAGATTTTTCCAAAGTAAAATTATATATATATCGAAAACGAAATGATAAACCTTATGGTATGTCTAGGCCATGTCCGTCATGTATGGCTGCCATCAAGGATTTAGGCATAAAACACATTTACTATACTACAAATGAAGGCTTTGCTTATGAATGTGTAACACAGGAGGATTTAGTATGAATATTAATACAAATATTATAGATTTTGTATGGAATTTTAAAAATTTTAAACTTAAGGATTTTGGATTAGATCATGAGTATAACATGTTGTGTGCGCCAGTATGTGGATGCGGATGTGGTGAAAAGATGAATGTTTTATTGGCAGATGATGATGACATCTATGATTTTTGTTATGAGCTTGTAGATACTCAAGATTGCAATTATTGTGTTGTTTTTGCAATCAATGAAAAGAATGAAATGCTTGGTGCCATTAAATATGATGGTGAAATTCATTGTATTAAATTGAAAAACATTTCTGAAGACTATCTTCAAGTTGGTGGTATGTTTAATGATTTAGAGCTACATCAGTATGGAATTATTGTCTGTGTTGGCGATGGAGAATATAAGATTTTGGAGGAATAAAAGATATATGGCAGGTATTAATGTACCTCAGTATGAGATTTTTAAAATTGGAACAGATAAATTAAAATATTCTAAATGGAATTTGAATATTGATAAAAAAGAAGCATTTAAATACCAAGAATCTGTTTCATTATTTGAGGGTCAACAATTTCGAATTATGGCAAAGAAAATTATGAAGAAAGCAAAATGGAAATGCGATTTTTCGAAACTTTTTATGCAAGTCGTTATTGACAAAAAAACAGATTTTGCAAGAGCAACAAACAAAAAAGGGGTTACTGTAAATGGTATAAATTATAAACGTTTTGTTGGAACAACAGGTGGTTTGAAGAATAACACTCTTCTATTTTGTAATTCGGAATACATAGATAAACTAAATGAATTATGTGAATGTAGGCGAAACAAAGAAGTGCCATTAGTTCCAGCAAAATACGAAGCATATAAAGCGTTAACTTGCTCTGCATCGCAGCCAATTTGCGAACCACATGGAATTTTAGTTGTGAAAGATTGCATTACTCAATACGAAGATGATGTAATTTCTCTCGATAGTGGAGTTGGAGACGGTGAGCCAATTCGCGAAAAAAAACATAAAGTAATGGAAAATACAGTGTCTGATGGGTTTAATTTATGTACTATTGGATATATGCAAAGAGTTGCTGAATCTCTTGGATTAGATTATACTCCTGCAGGTGTATGTTTGCGAAATGCCTGGTTAAAAGGTATGCTCTACCCTTTCCCAATTATAGAGTTTATCGAAAAATATAATAATGGGAATTATTTTATCGAGGATATTTGGGGTAATGTGCAGGACATTCGAGAGTGTGAAATGATTCTCACGGAATCTTCATTGAAATTATGGTCGGCATATGAAAGTATTGACGAATATATTGCCGCATATAGAGAGTGTGGATATGAATTTGCAGTTACGAAAATTTCTCCTCATATCTTAGATGAAGAACGTGAATTAAATTATCAATATTTACAGTCTTATGAATTCACTGATGATGATATTAAAGAATTGTGCAATCCTACCATTCAGCATTTAAAAGATGCTATGTGTGGAGACTACGAATCCACCATTAAATTTCTTGGAATTAATGAAAATACAGACGTGAATTCATGGCAACGTGCATTATATACAAGCCAATATATGCTTGGTGATCCATATATTATTGATTCAACGCATAGATATATTAAAAAGAAAATAAACGATGCGAAAATTGGTAAATTAATTGTAAATGGTAATTATCAAATTGCTAGTGGTGATCCGTTTGCGTTAATGCAATCAATTTGTGGCCTAGAAATAACTGGCTTATTAAAAGCTGATCAATGCTACTCAAAATTCTGGATTGACAAATCTGTAGATTCTGTAGTTATCTTTCGAAGTCCAATGACTTCTCACAATAATATTCGAAAATGCAATGTAATTTCAAACGAAGAATGTTTGTATTGGTATCAGTATATGGATACTATTATGATTATCAATGCATGGGATTCTTTTTGTGTGGCGGAAAACGGTTGCGACTGGGATGGCGATCTTTTATATTCAACCAATAATAAAGTCTTACTTCGTTGTTTTAGAAAATTATTAGCAATTGAATGTGTTCAAAGAAAAGCCAATAAGATTATTATTAATGAAAAAGAAGTAAAAAAAACAAATAAAAACGGCATGGGAAATCAGGTTGGGCAGATTACAAACCGTGTTACTTCGATGATCGAAGTTTTGTCACGATTTGAAGAGGGGTCTAATGAATATAATGATTTATTATATCGTATTGAATGTGGACAGCTTCACCAACAGGATGAATTGGATAAAATCAAAGGAATTATTGCAAAGCCAATGGCAAAATATTGGTATAATCTTGGTGCTTGCAAAGATAATCATTATTTACAATCAATTTGTGCTTATCGAAAACCGTATTTTATGATCTATATTTATGATGAGATTAAACGTAAGTATAAGAACTATATCAAGGAAAGCGAGATAAAATGCGCTGCATTATATGATTGTAGTATTCAAGATTTATATAGTAAAAAGGATAATTTAACTGACGAACAAAAGGATTTTTTATTTTGGTATGAGTATAAAATGCCGGTTGGCATTGGAGCATGTGCAATGAATAAAATCTGCTGGTATGTTGAAAGTCAATTAGACGGATATAAATCACAATTGCATCATGATTCTACTTTTGATTACAATTGTTTAAAAGTTAAACGTCGATGTACAGAAGAACATCGAAAAGCTTTACATGATCTTGAACAAGAGTATCGTGAATGTATTAAGGAGTATAAAGCAAACAGGTCTTCCGACAAAGAACAATCAAATAATAACAGAAAATATTTATGCGAAAAATTTAGGCAAGCGGCTATTGAACTTTGTCCAAATGATGAAGAGCGCATGAATATTATCCTTGATATTACCTATGGGTATAAGGGGAATCGACAGTTTTGTTGGGACTGTATTGGTGACTTGCTTATTAAACGTTTGGAAGAAATGGGGAATGAAAATGTATATACTGAATGAGAAGGATTATATTAGATCTGTTCTGGCTTCAAAAAAGAAGCCAGAAGATCTATCTATTGGCTATTTGATTGTTTTAACAGCAAAATATTATTATATTAACAATGAAAATATAGAAAAAAAACAGTTAGTTGAAATCGTTACAAATAAGATTTCCGATATGATGATTTATGGCTATCAAGAATATAAATGGATTCGCAAAATTGAGAAAGTATGTGATATTTTTTATGATAACGAGAAAGATAAAAAGTCAAAGAAAAAGGAAGAAATTAACGAAAAGGACAAACAACTCAGAGAATTAAAATATGTTCCAATTTATCAAGAAGAAATTGATCTTATTAACTCACTTCCTAATGACAGACAAAAGAAATTTATGTTTACTTTATATGCCGTAGCTCGTTATATGGATTCTGATGGATGGATTAATAAAAAGGATCTTAGAGGATTGTCTGAAATTTTTAAATTGGCAAATATTACTCTTACGTCGGATAAAAAAAACGAACTGCTTCATGAGTTATATAAAAATGGTTATATTTATTTTGGTAAACAAATAGATAACCTGAATATTAGAGTTAATTTAGCTGAATCTGATAATGTAGTATATAAGATAAAAGAATTTTCTAATTTAGGGAATCAATATATCGGTAACTTTAAAAAAGGATATAGACAATGTGCAAATCCATCATGTGGAAAAAGAGTTAAAATGACTGCACCAAATAGGATTTATTGTAGTAAGTGTGCCGAAGAAATTGATCGAGAAAAAGCAAAAGATCGCATGAAGAAATTGAGAAACCATAAAATGTTCGAAGCTGACAGTATGAAAAATGCCTAATTTTGTTGGGATTTTTGTTTCTTTTTCAAAAAAAATTGTTTTTCTTTGAAGGGAATAAATAATCATTTTTTATTTCTGACTATACCGGAAGAAACAAAACCTGTAGTCTATTCAACGGGCGGTTACTCTCTGCCGCCCTTTCAAAAGTTAATTCTTTATGTTAATTTCATAATTATCTCCTCTTTCTTTTATGTTTTATTTTTTACTGGCAGATATAATAGTTTGCCAGTATTATCGCGGGATATGCTGGATCGGTTCCACGAGAGATTCATATTCTCTAAAGCTACGTTCGACTCGTAGTCCCGCAACTCGTGGCATAGCACAGATAAATGCGTGTGAGCGTATTAAAGGCGAATTTACAACTCGTCGCCATAAAAATTGGTCAATCTATGCAAAACTAACATCCCAGGCACTCAAAAAGTGCCGTTTCATACCGGTAAAACGAGTAAGTCCTGTGTGGAAATAGTGTCAGGAAATAGGGAGCAACAAGGTGATTCAGGGGCAACCGCTGAGAATCATTTTTCTGCGCAACAGAATAGCTCACGCGAACCTATGAAGATATAATGGGGAATTAGGAGGATATATAGTGCGAGTCCTTATTAGACAAGTGCGATGTCCATTTGGGTAAGTGAATTGGTAGAGATGCCAAATTAGCTTATGCAGGATGCGAGTAGGGATTATAACCGAAAGCTACGAAGGCGTGATGGATTTTGTTATCCAAAAGATAACGAAACATCTGGTGCAGCGCGTCTTCTGTATTCAATTTCGTTTCTATTAATTAGTATATTCAGGAAGAATATAAAAATTGGTTTGATGCAAAAGGCAAACAAATTATAAAGCGAAAGTCTGTACCTCTGTGTGGTGTAAGCAGCCAAAATGTGTAATCTCTTCGGAGGTAATACACACACTGAAAGATACGCAATATCTGGATGTGTTAAGCGGATTCTGCACAGTTCTCTTAGCGGAGATTTATAGCACGGCAGTGTTAATGGAACGATGAAACTTGAGTAGTCATACAGTAAAGAAGATAAGCCACTTCTTAAAAGGCGGTTGTGGAAGATACTATATGTGTGCGCAAGCAACATATAGTGGATAACCGAAGAAAAAATAATGTCGGTAAAGGTTTCCGAAGATACGTTTAATCTCAGCGTACTTATTTTGCTACTTATGTAGCATTATTGCGGTGTAGCTCAGTTGGTGAGAGCATTCGGCTTATATCCGAACGGTCGTGGGTTCGAGTCCTACCACCCCAACTATTTATCTTTGTGGCAAATGCAAAGAAATTTAAAACGAAAGGTGTGCATTAATATAGTACTCATTACTAAACAAGAGAAAGAATATTTAGTAAAGCATGGAGTTCCTTATGCGGAAGGCGGCGTATCCCATTCGGAATCATGTCATAAACGTAAAAAATTCTATTTGTGTGAGACTCCTCATAATATGAGTCTTCTCGAAAATTATCGAAAGCAATTATATCATCGCTAATGCGAAATTTAATGAGAAAGGTGGTTTAAGCCATCAAAACTAAATTTTATGATACTAACGCTCTTCTATTACTACAGGATAAAATTTTAGAAGACAGTTTTTACATTAGTTCTACTACTCTAGAAGAACTAGAAAACATTAAAACAAGTTCTCGAAAAGATGAAGAGACAAAATACAAAGCAAGAAAATTATTACATATTTTAGATGAAAATGATGATAAATATAAGGTTGTTATTACCACCAAAGATATTATCTCAATTATAGATGTTTTTGGATTAGAAAACACTCCTGATAATCAGATTTGTGCATGTGCATATTCTACTCCTGATATTTTATTTATTACAAACGATATTTCTTGTAAAACCATTGCAAAATGGATTTTTGGATTAGATGTTTCCAGTATTTCTACTATTCAAGAAGATCTATATAAAGGATATAGAGATATTACATTGTCTGAAAATTATATGGCATATTTCTATGAACATTTAAATGAAAATGTTTTCAATTTATTAACCAATGAATATGTTATTATTCGAAATGCAGACAATGAAGTTGTAGATAAATTAAAATGGGATGGCGGAATGTATCAGACTATTAGAAATAAACCATTTAAATCTAATATGTTTGGCACATTAAAACCATTAGACGACATTCAATCATTCGCTATGGATTCGATTAACACAAATGATATTACCGTATTGTATGGTAAAGCCGGTAGTGGCAAAACCACTCTTCCACTTAATTATATCATGCAAGAAATTGAAAAAGGAAGATATAAAAAATGCTATATGGTTTACTCTTATGAACCATTAAAAGGAGCGAAAACTCTCGGATACGAAAAGGGTGATCATGTCACAAAATTGATCTATTCTGCATCTATCGGAAATATTTTAGCATCAAAATTTGGCGATTTGCAGCAGGTTGAGTATATGCTTGATCGTGGAATGCTAGATATTATTCCAACTGCAAATATTCGAGGTGTCGAATTTGAATCTGATAGCATCTGTATGGTTACAGAAAGTCAGAATTTGGATGTTTATACTCTAAAAACAATTATTCAACGTTGTAAATCTGGATGTAAACAAATATATGAGGGTGACATTATTGAACAAAAGGATACAAACGTCCAAAATGTTGGTATTAATAGACTGATTGACGTATTCAAAGGACATAAAAGCTTTGGGTGTGTCAAACTTAAAAATAATTACAGATCTGAATTGAGCGAATTAGCAGATTTGATGTAAGAAAGGATTTATATATTAGTGATTAAAAAATTTGATAAAGAATACAGTACTCAATACGTACCTGAGATGAAATATCTTCAATCAAAAGGTATTGAATATTCTTTTGTAAAAGATGTTCAAGGAGTAACAACATATAAATACACGAAGACACCAGAGTTGTTTTTAGCTTTGGTGTCTTTTTATATGGAGAATAAATAAAAATACGAAAGGATAAATAATAGGTGATAAATAATGCTATTAACCAAAGAAATTGAAATGACATGGACACATGCAAATAAAAGATATTTTATTGAAAAAGGATATTGTTTTACAGAATATAATGATAAGTTCATGTGTCGGATTGAAGATTTAAACGATACATCCGAAAAGAAAATTCTATATATTTGTGATTACTGCGGTGAAGAAAATCAAACATCTTATAAGCATTATAAAAGGGGTAAATTACAAGTTGATAAAGACGCTTGTCCGCATTGCGCCGTGAGAAAAGCACATGAAATTCGAAAAATAACTGGAAAAACAACAATGGCTAAAAGCAAATATAATAAGTTAAAACAAGAAAATTTTATCTTAAAACTACACAAATCTGTATATAATAAGAACTATATGTTATTGCCTTATGTATATACAAACGCCAAGCAAAAGATGATGTATGTTTGTAAAAAGCATGATAATCTTGGGGTGCAAGTAGCAACGGCATTTAATTTAAGCAATGAACCACATCAATGTAAAGGATGTATTTATGATAATGCAAAAGAAGTTTAGGGATTTAATTTTGATGATGCAAAATATATAATTGAAAAAAGTGGAGAAAATAAGCTTTTATCGACCGTGTACACTCACGCAAATGATAGAAATTTATCTATATCATGTTCGTTATGTGGAAATCCATATACAACGTCATTGCAAAAATATCAAAATAGACATCAAATTATATGCCCATCTTGCAGAAAGAAAATATCTTTTGGTAAAAACTCTGCCCATTGGAAAGGAGGCAGAAGTTCTCTTAATTCGTTTTTGCGCGTATCTATAAAAGAATGGAAGTCCGATTCATTAAAAGCCGCAAATTATAAATGTGATATCACAAATAAAAACGGATACTTGGAAGTACATCATTTATATAAAAATTTTAGAGATATTGTTTCAGAAACATTGGAAATAACACATTTAGATTTAAGGGACAACGTGGGGAAATATTCCCAAGAAGAATTAAAGTTGTTATTAGAAACATGTGTTGATTTGCATTATAAATATGGACTTGGCGTATGTTTATTAAGAGAATATCATTTGGAATTCCATGAATTTTATGGGCACTTTAATAATACACCAGAACAGTATTTTTTATTTAAAAAAGAAAAACAAGCAGAATTATTTCAAGAGGATCAGAATATTGATTCTCTTTTATTATGCTCTAACGAGAAAATATTATGAAAGCACGAGGCATATTGCCAATGGAGAAAAAGGAACTCAAGCAAAAATTAGAAACAACATATTTAGACATTGCAATTCCAAGTAATGTAGAAAATTTACAGTTGCCAGATCCTACGCTATTACAATTTTATAAAAATTACGATGATAGAATTATTTGGATTGATGATGAAATTACAACCATGACTTTGGAATATGCAAAGATGATTATGCAGTGGAATTCAGAAGATAAGAAAAATAATATTCCAGCAGAAGAACGTAAGCCAATTAAAGTAATCTTCTTTAGTCCTGGTGGCGATTTAGAGGTAAATAACTGTTTGGTTGATACAATTCAACTAAGTCAAACAAAAGTTATTGGAATCAATGTTGGTATGGCTGCATCAAGTGGATGCTTTATTTATTTAGCATGTCATGAGCGTTTTACATTTCCAACGGCAGAATTCCTCATCCATAAGGGAGCTGGTCAATTTGCTGGAACATACAATGATGTAGTCGCAGCAATTTTAAATTATCAACGACAAATCGAAGAACTTGGAGACTTTGTTTTATCTAGGACAAAAATTCCAGAAGATGTCTTTAATGAAAACTTTGAAAATGACTGGTATTTATCTGCGAAAGAAGCTATTAAATATGGTGTTGCAGATAAAATTATTACAAGTTTAGATGAAATTATTTAAGGAAGAGTTTACTACTCTTCTATTTTTTATACAAATTTTTAGGATTAAAAGGAGAATTATACGATATGGCAGCATTTACTTATAAGAAAACATCGACAACTTCAATGAAAGTTACTGGTATTTTAAATCCACAAACTATGGTAATCAATGTTGACGGTGAAGATAAGCAACTTTCTACTCTTCTACGTGACTTCGCAGACCTACCAGTAGAAATTAATATTAAGGTCAAGGACGAGGAAGAACTGGATGAACCAGTTGATGTTGAGTAAGAAGGGAGTGATCTACTATTACTTCCTATACAAGATTGCCTGGTGAAACAGATGATCAACTTATATATAGAGTTACTAAAGATAAGGATATAATCGGTTCCTGGAATGATGTAGCTGATGTACTCAATCAGTTACTTGGAACTCATTATGGAGAATCAAAATTTCGGAAGGATAAAGCGACATTTGATCGAATGCTGAATGCAAATCGTGATATGTTTGTTGATTCTGATAAACAGTTGCAGGATATCCGGATCGCGCAAAGAGAATTAGAAAAAACTCGTAAGAAAATCCAAACAGAAAAACTAGAATATTCAAAATGGCTACGCGAAGATGCGAGAGCTGAAATGGTTACAGAAAAAATTTGCAATGCAGTTCGTGAATTAAAAACATTGGATATTCCGGAATATATTCCACCTATACATGATCATAAATCATATCTTCTGTGTTTAGCTGATGCTCATTATGGGATTGAATTTGAGATTAAAGATTTGTTTGGAAATATTATCAATGAATATAGTCCAGAGATCTTCGAAACACGTATGTGGAATCTTTTAAATAAAGTTGTTCAGCTTGTGAATAAAGAACATATTACAGAATTAAATGTTTGGGAGTTAGGCGATGGACTGCAGGGTGTCTTGCGTTTAAATTCCCAACTTATGAAGCTTAGATATGGTATTATCGACTCTTCTATTCTGTATGCCAATTTCCTTGCAAATTGGTTAAATGAACTTAGTAAATATGTACGAATTAAATTTCAAATGGTGATTGATTCAAATCATAATCAGCTTAGAATTTGCGGTGCGCCGAAAAATGCATTCGTAGATGAAAATATGAGTAAATCAATGCTTGTATTAATTAAAGAACGGCTTAAAGGCAATAAGAATATTGTAATTCTTGAAAATCCAACTGGAATGGATTATTCCGTACTAAGCACATATGCAGTATTAGGTATTCATGGCGAAGTTCCGAACATTAAAACCGCAATTGATGAATATGCGCGAGCTTATCAAACACATTTTGATTATTTGATTGGCGCTCATTGCCATCATAAAATGAATGTGGAAGTTGGAATTGATGCAGAATGTCTTACTGTCAGATCTATTATTGGCGTAGATCCATATGGAATGTCTCTAAGGAAGACATCTAACCCTGGCGCGAGTTTATTTGAGTTCGAGCTTGGACAAGGGCTTACAACACAACATTCAATTAAGCTTAATTAATGGAGAATACAATTATGGGAGAAATTGACGAAAATCCAGTGTTGGATTATGACGAACTTAATTCATACATTCAAGGTCGAACTGGTTTAGATTATGACACGGTAGCTAATGTACTGGATCTTGAAACAGAATACATGATCAAAGTAGGAATTATTGAGTCACAAAATCCCGCTGAAGTAGAAAAATAAGTACAGATACGTCTGTACTTACATATAAAGAAGGTCATCGGCTACCTAGAATTCCTGCCTTTCCGTTGTTATACAACAAATGTACAAAACTCGGGAAAAGCCGATGACCAAGAATACGGAAGATGCTCCGTACTTATAGAGAATAACACATTATAAAAAATTAGACAAGCACTTCATAAGTGCAAAATATATTTGAACAAAAGGAGAATATTAAAATGAACAAACAAGATATTATTAAAACCGTAGCAGCAAACCTAGAAGTAACCCAGAAAGATGCAGCAAAATATGTAGATGCTGTTTTCGTTACCATCAAAGATGCAATGGCTGATGGAGAATCTGTAAATATCGCAGGATTTGGAAAATTCGAGGTTGTAGAAAAGGCAGAATCTAAGAGACGTAATCCTCAGACTGGTGAAACAATTATGGTTGCTGCTCATAAAGCACCGAAATTCAAGGCAGCTACTGCTCTTAAAGAGGCTGTTCTCTAATAGATCGGTGGTGATTTTATGCATACACTGAAATGTAAAAGTATTGAAGAATTAGTCGAAGTAGTTGTCGAGACTTATGAGCTACTACATGATTGTGATCGAAACGTAAGTTTTGTTGCTAAGTATGATCATGCAAAAGAAATTTTGAGAGAATTGGTATTTTACGATTATGATCTAAAATTTGTTGAGTTAGCAGATCCTGAGTGGGATAACTATGAAGACGAATATGTTATTAGTATTGTGTGTGATGAAATATTTTGCGAGAAGCTAAAATTGGACGGAAGATATTGTATGCTATCTCCAAAATTTGTATTTTTTGATGAAAATGCAAATTCTAAATGCGTTAAATATTTTGAATCGGATATGAAATATGAATTTGAAATCACGGAAGAAGAATCTGGTGATGACTCTGATCATATGATCGACCACCATGATTGTGATGACTACGACTGTGATTCACGTTCCAAAGACAATTCTATGAATGTAGATTTCTCTGATGATGGACAGGGATTTACATGTAGCAAGCATGATAAGAATGGATATAGTTCTATTTCATATTGGTCATCTGAACAGGTTGATAAAGTTCGTCTATCTGAGATTTTGAAAAGTTTTTATTTATAATTTTGTTGAGTGTGTAAGACTGCAGCTTACGCATTCAAATACAGGTCGTTAGTGTAATTGGCAACACGACAGTCTCCAAAACTGTTAATCAGGGTTCGAATCCCTGGCTTCCTGTTTACAATTTTCCGTAAATGAATGCAGAGAATAAATGATTAGAGACGGGTGGATAACCTGATAATGAGCTATATAGAATAGTTTTTACTCTTCTATTTCATCTCTGTTGGTGGAACTAATGTATAGGGTACGCTCCTATCACACCACGTTGCGGAGAGATTTGGTGGATAATTACCACCCACTCTCCTTTTACTAAAAATAACTATTTTAGAAAAGGAGAAATAAAATGAACGAAATTATTTTAAAAAATGAAAATGGACAAGTTGTTACTAGTAGCCGCGATGTAGCTTAAAAGTTTAATAAGAATCACAGAGATGTTCTTGATTCCATTAGAAATATCACGGCGGAAAATTCCGCAGTGAAAAATATGTTTTATCTTTCAGAGTATACCAATTCAAGAGGAAGAAAATATAATGAATATCTTATGAATAGAGATGGTTTTTCTTTGTTATGTATGGGATTTACTGGGAAAGAAGCTCTTGAATGGAAACTTAAATACATAGATGCATTTAATAAAATGGAAGAAAAACTAAAAACTGGAAATTATCTTTCTGAAGAAGAAAAATATAAACTTCAGCTATTTAGTAAAGATCCATCGGAAGTAGCTTATGCGCATCAGAAACTTGTTGAACTTGCCACAGCTCAACTTATTGCAGAAAATGAAGAAATGAAGCCGAAAGCAGAATATCATGACACCGTATTGAAGAAAGATGGTCTTATTACTACAACTATTGTAGCAAAAGATTTAGGGTTTTCAAGTGCCGTTAAATTAAATCAAGTTATGTATGCGAACCATATTATTTTTAAAAATAAATCTGGTACATGGTGTCCGTATGCCGAATATGAATGGTTGATTTCAGAGGATTATGCAGACTATCAAAGTTATACAGATACTAAAGCAAAACCTTGTCTGAAATGGACAGAAAAAGGAAGAAAATGGATTATTGAGAATTATAACAATTGGGTTATGAATCTAGCGATCTAAGTTTTAAATGAAGAATATTTTAAAAGAGCAGATAGTAATTTACTACTATTCTGCTCTTTGCTTTGAAAGGAAGTGAGATTATTGGCTGTAAGAGGTCGTATTTATCATAATTTTTATACGCCTGAATTATGGGCGCAAGTAAATAAAGAGAATAAAAGAATAATGGATGATTTTCTTCAAGAATATAAACAAAGAAAAATGAGCAAAGGAACGATCTCGGGATATCATAATGATCTTCGTATTATTATGATTTACATTCTTAAAGAGTTAGATAATCGTTGCGTCCTGGAATTAAAGAAAAAAGATTTTCGTAATTTAAGTTTATATTTTACAGAAGAATGTGAAATGTCTGCTGCAAGAACAAATCGTCTTAAAAGTGCAATCAATAGTCTCTTAACATTTTGTGAAGATGATGATGACTATGATTATGAAATTAATTATGCCAAAAAAGTACATGGCATTCCAAAATCGCGTGTAAAAGACGATGATGATGATTTCTTTTTTACTTTTGATGAATTTATTAAAGTTCGTGACATTTTAGTGTCTCAAGAAAAATGGCAATTAGCTGTTTTATGGAGTATAGGATTTGATTCTGCTGGACGAAAGAATGAATTATTTCAGATACAGAAACATGGATTATTAGACGGGAATAAAACAAATATTGTTGTCGGTAAAAGAGGTAAAAAATTTCCACTTGTATATTTAGACGACACAAAAGAATTAATAAGAAAGTATCTCGAATGGCGAGGAGATGATACTATTGATTCTCTTTGGATTAAGGGTTGCGGAGATAATAAACAGCCATTATCTGATTCGAATGTTTTATATGATAGAATTGTAAGTATTTCAAAAATATTATCAGAAGTACGTGGAGAACCATGTAATATTTTTACACATACAATGCGACATAGCAGACTTGAATGTTTATCTCAGGGAACCGATTTACGTCTTCTTGATAAAAATGGAAATCCTAAAAAGTTTCCTTTGGAACAAGTACAAGTATTTGCACATCACTCTGATCCAAGTACGACACAGGGATATTTAAAGGATCATTCAGAAGATACAATTAATTTTATGTTTGGAATTTAACATTCCATCCGGAGAATAATACAATATAGATCATATATTGACTTATGCGGAAGCTGTTTTATTCTACTACAAATTTGTCATTTGTCAAGACTTGACTTGACATTCCTCAAAAATTAGGGTATATTACATTTGTAAGTAAGACAAAGTAAGTAGAAGTAGAACAATGTAGAGTGATCTAGTAGTCTACATAATTATTTAAATAAATAAAATAACCACTTGCTAATCAAGTGGCTTTCAATAAATTGAATATAGAATGGGATATTCACCCAAGTGGATTTCTCAGAGCCGAAGGGGTATCGGCTGATTTCAACTTACGAAAAGGATCGCTTATTTAGCGGTCTTTTTTCGTTGGGACAATATTCTGTAAAAACATTAGAACTGTCCCGGCAACAATCGTAGATAGTAAATTACTATCATTCACAATTGTGTATGTATCTTTAAAAAATCTTAGAAACGTATCTATATCGCATCACCCTCCTTTCGTAGCAAGGGTATCTATATAACGAAGCATCACTGCTTCGACGCGACTCTGAAAAATCCTTGGCATTGCATCCAGCCGTAAATGAACGCCTGGGTGAACTCCTACGTATAGATTATATGTCAACAGGAAAAATCTGTCAATACAAAGATATGGACAATCTATAGATAGATCGTGTAGCAACACGTAAACTGCAATCTCCGACAGACGTCTAGGAATCGGTATTGGTACAAACCTTAGAAAATGTGCGACGTCAAAAAATACAAAAAATCGCAAAAATATTTATAAAAAGAACGTGCTGTACCTTTACAAAATTTTCCTGTTGTGATAATGTGAAATTATCAAATACAGGAGGTAATTTTGTATGGACTATGTAGTAAAAAGACAGAGCGCAAAGAATTTTACTAAAGATATTGCAAAAGAAAAATACAGTATGAAACACAAGTTTCAACGCCAGGAAAATCAGTGGGGCAATCGTCAGAAAAGTTTACTGATTGACTCTATGCTTCGTCCGTATCCAATCGATCCAATTAGATGCGAAGTCGGATCTGACGATGTAAGAAGAATTTTTGATGGCGTTCAGCGCGCTACCACAGTAAGAGACTTTTTTAAGAAAGATGGTTTTAGATTGGCTAAAAATTTAAAACCAGTTACAGTTGATGGCGAGGTATATGAAATTGCTGGTAAAAAATATGCACAGCTCGATGAAGCCGTACAAGATAAGCTGAATGATTATGAGATGACAATCTATGTGTTTACTGATTGTACTGGAGAAGATATTCGAGAAATGTTTACTCGTCAGAACAATGGTAAACCATTGAACAATACTCAAAAACGTACAGCAATCGAGAGTGAAAAAGTAAGTGATGTTATCTTTAATTTTGCAGATCATGAGTTCTTTGAGAAAGTCCTTACTGATGCACAATATAAGAAAGATGTTCAGCGTGATCTGATCCGCGAAACCCTTATGCTGATTAATACAAATGAAGAAAATGATTTTACATCATTTAGAGCGAAAGATATCGACAGTTTTGTTGTTTGGTATGATGAAAATATCAATGCTACTGATATCAGTATATTAACAGATGTATTAGATACTTTCAATACAGGAGATGAAGTAATCAAGGTAAAATCTACTTCTATTCCAATGATCCTGTATGGCGGTTATAAATGTATTAAAGACGGAAAAGATTTTAGAAAATTCGAAGCTGCAGTAAATGAGTTTGTTGAGAATTATGATTCTAACGAAGCATATAAACAACTTGTACAATCTGGTACTACTGCTTCTGCTGGTGTTAAAGCTCGTCTACAGTATTGGAATAACGTCGTAGATAATTTATAATTTTTTGTGAAATAATTTGATATGATTTTTATTATGGAGAGTGGAGCAATCTACTCTCCATTTTTGTATGGGCAGATGTGCTTAGTGGCGATAGTAGTGGGCCGTAACCCCACCACATTAGAAACACCGTAGGTTCGACTCCTACTCTGCTCATTTTTGTTTTGGAGCTTTACTCAAGTTGGATGAAGAGATCAGTCCTGAAAACTGACAGGTCGTTAACAACGGCGCGTGGGTTCGAATCCTACAGGCTCCGTATATAATTAGCGAATGGAGGCAGTGCCTCCGTATGCCGGTATGGTGGAATTGGTAGACGCATCTGGTTTAAGCCCAGATTGTTATGAACAGTGCGAGTTCGAGTCTCGTTGCCGGTATTATTTTAAAAAGGAGACATACATATGAAAGGTATGACTGGAATTTGCAGGATTAATCCTGCGTTGTTTGGTGGAATCATGGCATTATTCGTAGAATTAACAGTAACAATGATTTTACCTCTGTAGAATATAATCCTAATATATATGATAACGCTGCGATGCTATAGAAATTAGAAAGGTATTTCGCCAATAGTGTCTATTACTATTTTCAAGATTTTTATTTACCGCTTTCAATTCTGCATTTACAGTTCTTAGTTCATTCAATTCTTTCAAATTAGAATCTAACGTTTTATTCTGTATCTCAGTTTGTGCATTCAATTTCATGTTTTCGTACTGGATTTTTCTCATAGCTTCTGTCTGACTTTCAAGCTCAGATTGCATAGAATCCATTTTGTCAGTAAGAAATTTCAATCGTTCTTCTGGAGATTGGAATTTTGGCATGTAATCAAATATATTCATGCTGGCATTATTGTTCAGCATTTGCTGATAGCTTGCATCTGATATTAGTTTTTCAGAAAATTCCTGTAGTTTTTGGAGATTTTTAGATAGAGCTACTGGTTCCAATATTTTTCCATCTGGTGTGGTTATAGTTTTACACATTTAAATCACCTTTCTTTATTTTGTTTCATGTTTTATATTTTTATTCTCTTTAAATTCATTGGAGAATAAGTAATCATAAGCAGTTTGGTGCTTATTGCTCTGTCAGTGGAGCGTGATTAATTTTTTGGAGTAGGAAACCAGAGAAGTCATGAGCTTTGGCATAGTAGACACTCGCACTACTCTCCTACTCTTTTTTAATTGTTATGCGAGTGGAAAGCGAGAAATAAAAATGGGATATACTCATGGAACAAGTATTGAATCAAAAACAAGAATTTGTACAAAATGTGGAAAAGAATTCCCGAATACAAATAAATTCTTTTCTTATGCAAATAAAAAACTTGGACGATTAAATGCTTTATGTAAAGAATGTCAAAAAATAATTAGTAAAGAAAAGCGCCTGAAGATTATTGAGAAAAATAAAAATAAAGATTTATTTTATTCAGGGACACGACATTGTAAAAAATGCAATAGAGATTTACCAAATAATAAATTATATTTTCCTATCGATCTATCTTGTATTGATGGTTTAAGAAATGTATGTAGAGAATGCAGCAAAAAGGAATCTGGTTTTCTTGATCCCAATTATACAGTTTCCGAAAAATGGACGGATGAAGAAAATAATGTATTGTTAGAAAAATATAAAGATTTTACTGGCGAAGAATTGCATAATTTATTTTTGCCAAATAGAACCGTTAGATCTATAGAATGTCATGCAGCGCTTCTTGGTCTGCAAGGCAAGAATTACGATGCACAAGTTAGAGCTAATTTGTCTAGAAGTATAAAAAATAGTGAAAAGTTGAAAGGGCAAGCATTATCTGAAGAATCCAGAAAGAAAATTTCTGAAACAAAAAGAGAATATTTTAAGACTCATAATGGATGGTGGAAAGGTAAAAGACGTAGCCCAGAACAATGCAAAATGATAAGCGAAAGGCAAAAGGGAAAATGGGCTGGAGATAAAAATCCAAGACATTTAAATCCATTAGTTGGCGAAGAAAATGGTCGTTGGAAAGGTGGAATTAATTCTACTTATGTCGAGTTAAGATCTGATACAAAAAGTTGGTTCAATGATTCAATGGGATTTTGTAATTATAAATGTGTTATAACTGGCGGTGAATTTGATAATGTACATCATACAACAGCATTTAGAGATATCGTTGATGAAGTTTTTAAAATAACAGGAATAGAAGTAAAACAGCAAGTATGTGATTATAACAAAGAAGATTTCGATGAATTAAGATTAACATTAAAAGATTTGCATATGTTATATGGGTATGGAGCATGTATAAACAAAGAGGTACATAAATTATTCCATGACAATTATGGATATACAAAATTCTCTCCATTTGACTTTTTGGATTTTTTATACAGAATCGATACTGGAGAATTTGATACTTGGTTCACGGAAAATAATTTGAAAATAAATATAAATTATGAATATGTAGAATATTTAGAAAGCACTTTGTCAGTTCTTGCGGAAAGTGCTTAATTTATTGAAATAAAAGGAGGTGGCTGTTAATTGGCTACAAAAGCAACTGCACCGAAATTAACGGCTGCTCAAGCAAGAGAAAAAGTTGTTGAATTACAAAATAAATTAGATAACTATAACAAAACAGCACAATGTCCGATGTGTAGGAAGCATAAGGATGTAAAAATCGGATTTTATATGGACACAGACCCAATTCTTGGCGGGGATAGTTTTAGTAGAATATGCCGTGACTGTGCAAGGAAAATTGCATTGCGTGTGGATAAAAATGGAATTGAGCATGACCCAACTAAAGAATCCGCACAAAAAGCACTATATTATTTAAATAAACCTTTTATTGAGTCATTGTGGAATTCAAGTATACAAGAGTCTGAAAATTTAGTAACAGGAAAAGGGAAAAGCAACGCCTGGAATGCTTATATTAAAAATATAAGTATGGTTAACTATAACGGGCAAGGTTATATGGATTCTGATATGTTTAAAGAAAAAATTGTTTATGCTGACGAAGAGAAAAAGCAAAATACAAAAGAGGAATTGTCTGAAGATGTTGTTGAAATGTACAAAATAAACAAACGTACAGTTCTTCGTTTTTTAGGTTATGATCCATTTGAAAACGAACCAGAGGAAGAAAAACCTCTTTTATATTCCAAACTTGTAGGATATTTTGATGAATCAGTAAAAGATGATGGGTTAAAACTTGAAGCAGTTATAGAGATAGTGCAAAGTTTTAAAGATGTTAAAACAATTAACGATGCAATTTCACAATATAAAAAGCAGCTAGGTAGCAATCCAGGCGTTATTTCCACAATTAAATCTCTTGCTGACACAAAACAAAAAATGATTAATTCTGCACTTGCTCTAGCAAAAGATAATGGGATCTCAGAGAATAATAATAACAGAAAAAGCAAAGGTGCTGGAACGTTGACAGGTATTATAAAGGAACTTCAGGAAATGAATCTAAATGGTTCAGAAGTTAATACTTTTGATTATGAAACAAATTTGGCAATCGAAGATATCATGACTAGAAATCATCAGAACCAATTAAGACAATTGAATCCAGACGAGAATGATTGGGAAAAAGAAGTAGTTCATCAAAAAGAACTACTTTTTAATTTGCAAAAAGAACGGGATAACGCTGTTGAATTTAGTAGGTTATTAAAAAAAGAAAATAAAGATTTAAAAGATTTTCTTTTAGAAAAAGGATTAATTGATGAAAAGGGACAAGTAGTCGAAAATGAATGAAAATAAAAATATTGTCCTAATGGGGGATAAAATTAACGAATTTACCCCAAAGAATTTTACTTTTTTTACAAAACCTACGTATTATGATATGTCTGAACTAAAATTGGAAGGATTAAAGAAATTTGCTGAAATAATTCAATGGGGGAGGCGCAATCCCGTCAAATTCTGCGAAAGATTCTTTGGGATAGAATTTCTTGATTATCAAAAATACGTATTTATGATGTCATGGATAACCCCAAACGTTGTATGGTGTATGAGTCGTAATGCTGGAAAAACAACATTAGGTAGTCCATTTCTTATGGCGAAGACAATGTTATTGCCTAAATTTGAAGCATATATTTTAAGTTCAACTGGTTCACAAAGTATTGGTATGATGAAAAAGATTGAATCAATTGCCAAAAAAGAAATTGCTTCATTTACGGGTTTAACAGATGTTTTTCTCAATGAACTTGTTAAAAGTGCAAATTCTGAAGGGTTTCGGCATGATCCAGCATCTTATTCGTTCAAGCTTTATTCAGGATCAAGTTTGGCTACAGTAAATTCAAATTTTGATGGATCTCGTGGACGTCGAAGTAGACTAAATTTTTATGATGAAGCATCCTATGTGTCAGAAGATATGTTTGCTGCTACTCTTCCATTTGTCACACAAAATAGTGATTTTGCCCTTGGAGGAGATGTTGACGTAACTTTACTTCCTCCAAATTTCCCGAATCAAGTTATTTGTGCTAGTTCAGCAGGTTCGATGGATGACGTTTTTTATAAAAGATATAAAGAAGCAGCTATGCATTCCATGGCGGGAGACAAAAATTATTTTTGTGCAGATATTGATTGCGAAGTCATTCTTCATGCTACATATAATGGAAAAATTTACCCTGTACCACTTCTTACTCAAGCAAAAATTGATTCTGAGATGAAAATGAATCCAACAAAAGCAACAAGAGAATACATGAATAAGTTCGATTCCGATCTTGGCGATGATATTGCAGTCAAGAAATCACAGGTATTAAGGAACAGTGTAGTAAGACCACCTATGTTGGTTAATGAAGATAATTCATATATGGTAATTTGCTTCGATCCAGCAAAAAAACGCGATAATAGTTTTGTATTAATTGGTAAATTACATAGGGATGATCGGCGCGGATGGTTATTGGATGTTGTAAACGGAATAAACCTCATTGATAAAGAAACGAAAAAACCATTGACAACTCCAGAACAGATAAAAATGTTACAAGATATTATTGTTCGATACAACGGATATGGCGTTCCCGATTATAGAAATATACACGGTATATATATAGATGCTGGTTCTGGTGGGGGAGCTACCCAAATGTGCGATCTTCTTTTTGATAATTTTTATGAATCAGGGCATAAAGGAGAAAAGGATTATGAACATCATGGTTTAATAGATGCAAATTATGATTATGCAGCTCCATATGTGAAAAGATATCCTGATGCTATAGATATTATTCGAATGAGAGAACCGTCAAAATATAAAACAATTATGTATTCACAATTATGTGAGATGATTGATCAAGATTTAATAAGTTTTACCGCAGAATATGATTATCATGGTAATCTCACAATACTATCAGAAGAAAATGGCGAAGTCAAAGAGCAAGTTTATAACCTTACATTGGAAGAGGAAGTCGGATTAAAACAATTGGATGCAATGAAAGAAGAAGTTACCCATATGTATAAATACAAAGCTTCGAATGGTAATGTAAGATATGACTTAGCTCCTGGATTTGAAAGTATTTTGCATGATGATAGAAGTTACTGTCTCGCTCTTATGGCTCATAGTCTATTCGAGTTAAGAAGTAAAGACAAGGTAAGGCAAAAACGCCCACAAGAGTCAACCCAATATCTCCTCTCTAAACTTTCAATCAATCAACCAAAACGTATATCTTCGTTTTCCAAAACAATCTAAATAAAAATCCAAAACACAACTAAATAGAAAAGGAGGTGTTCGCATCAAATATGACACAATCAAAAAAAGAGATGGTGGAAACATCTCCAACACGCAAAAAACAGCCAACAGCTGCAGAACGAAAATTGTATATGCAAAGTCTTGAACGTCAGCAAAAGAGATTTGCAGAAACGCAGAATGCATTTAAACAAGTTCGTGATGTTACAAAAACGACAAGACAAATTCCTATAAGTTCATATAACAAGGGAAATGTAATTAAATATCTTCAAAATATAGACAGTTATGAAGATGAACTGCGTGGTTTATCTCGTTACTTATTTTATCGTTGTCAGATATATTTTAGATTAATTATGTATAATGCAACTATGTTTGATCTAAATGCAAGGTACGTAGTTCCTACATATGATCCAACCGGTGACAACGACAAGGAAAGTATGTTGAAAGATTATTATGACACTTTGGTATGGTTAGATAGAATGTCTTTACAAGGGAACTTCTTGCAGGTATTAATTAATAACTTTATAGAAGATGTATTCTATGGATGCTGTTGGCTGGACGAAACCGGAATGTTTATTTTAAAAATTCCACCAGAATATTGTAGAATTTCTGGAAAATATTTCACAGGAGATTATTCGTTTTCTGTAGATATGAGTAAATATAAGAAATTCGAAGACGTTTTAGAATATCTTGGTGATCCGTTGCTTTCTATGTATAAGGAATATGGTGGTAACAGTCAGAAAAAATGGCAACCAATGCCAGATGAATATGCTTTGTGTACAAAATCAAGAGTTGAGACATGGGAAACTATTGTTCCAATTTATAGTGGGTTATTTATTGATTTAATTGGCCTTTTAAATCTTGGTGACGTACAAGCCGTTGCGGATGAACAACAAATTTATAAACTAATTACAGCTACTATACCAACATTATCTGGTGCTGATGAACCAGATCAATGGGCTGTAAACATTGATTTTGCCGTAGATTATTATAATAAATTGGTTGATAGCCTTCCACCTTATATTGGTTCTGTGATAAGTCCATTGCCACTTAATACAATATCTTTTTCTGATGACCAAACAACAGATACGACGAAGGTACAAAAAGCCACAAAAGAAGTATTGAATACTTCTGGTGGAGCGCAAATACTTAATTCTTCTAGCATTTCTGGTGCTGAAGCATTTCGAGCTGCTACAAAGGCAGATACTGAATTAGCAATTTCTGCACTTTTAGGTCAGATTCAAGGCTGGGTAAATAGAATGCTATCATACCAAGTCAAAAATGCGGCGAAGGTTAAATTTTTTGAGGTGTCTTCTTATACAAAAGATACTCTTAGAGAAGCCATGCAAAAAGATCTGCAATATGATAGTTCTAAAATGATATTAATAAATGCATTAAATGGGATTAGTGAACTTGATACCCTTTCGATGACTTTCTTAGCCAATGATGTATTAGATTTAAAGAATAAATTTGTTCCACTCGTATCTGCAAATACAGTATCCAACGCAAGTGACGAAGGTGGCAGACCAGAGGTTTCTGATTCAGAAATAAGTGACGATGGAGCTAAAACGAGAGACAGAAAATAATGAGGTGGTCATATGAAAGAAAAGTTTTTAAAAACAACAGACACTACTACCTCTGAAAACTTAAAGAAACTTGGATTTCAAGTAGTAAGTGAATTGAATGGAATGTATATATTTTTGAATACTGACAAACTTCAGTTTTCAAATATAGATAAATCAAAAATACAGTATAGCAATATACTTACTTTTTAGCCACTCTTCTATTTCTTGAGTGGTATTTTTTATACCAATTTTTAGATTTTATAAATGAGGTCGAATGGATAATTCGATAAAGAGATTAACGGGACGGTTTACACTCTCCCATCTCTGCCTCCGTTTTTATGGAGGTGATTTATGAGTTTCAATAGAGAAACTGGTATGTACGAAGGATACATATATGTTATAACAAATGATATTTATCCTAATAAATTATATATTGGTCAAACATCACAAGAATTAATAACTAGATGGTATAGTCATGTTGGACAAGTAAAAAAACATTCGTCCACAGACAGATTGCATAATACAATGAATAAATATGGTATTGAACATTTTGCCATGGATGGATTAGAAAAATGCACTGCTACAACAAAAAAAGAATTGATTTCAAAATTAGATGATAGAGAAAAATATTATATTAAATTATTTGATTCTTTTCATAATGGTTTTAATCTTACTAAAGGCGGAAGAGACGGAAGCGAAAATAAAATGAGAGCTGTTAAACAATATGATATTAATGGTAATTATATAAACACATACGAATCTGTTGACAAATTAAAAGAAATATTTGGAAAGACATCTGTTATCTATTCTTGTTGCAATGGTGAATCAAAATATGCGTATGGTCATATTTGGCGTTATGTTGAAAATGAATTAGAAGATTTTCCTTTACCAACGGACAACGAAAAAGAAGAAGCGTTGATAAGGTATTATAGTTTATTACAAATTGATAAATATGATTATCGGGGAAATTTATTACACGTATATAAAAACACAACGGAAGCAGCAAAAGCAGAAAATACAAAAAGGAGTTTTATTGTTGATTGCTGTATCGGTAAACGTGTTTATATAGGAATTAATATTTTTAGATTCCATCATGAACTCTTTTCATCTCATAAAACATATAGAGAAAAGCCTAAACTTGTAGAACAATATGATTTGAATGGAAATTTTATAAACGTTTATGAAAGTGTTCGAGAAGCCGGAAGACAATTAAATATAAACTATCAAGTTATTACACAAGTTTGTAGAAATGAAATAAAAACTGCTTATGGATATATTTGGAAATATGTTGAAAACGCTTTAGTCATTCCAGATTTACAACATAAAGGGAATTGTAAAAAAGTGTTTAAATATGACAGGGATGGAAATTTAATTAAGGTTTATTTAAGTGTTATTGATGCTAGTATCGAAGAGGATGTTTCATACACAACAATAATTAATTCGTGTAATCAACAAACTAATAGTATATTTTCCAATTATACATATTCACATGAAGAATTAACACCTCAAGAAGTTGAAAATAAATTTAGAAATAAAAAATCAAAAAGAATTAATATGTATACAAAAGATGGTTTTTATATTAGAACATTCGATAGTTGCATTAATGCTGGAAAATACATAGGACATAGAAATTCTTCAATACTAATTGGGGCATGTTGTAGAAAAAAGAAAGTATCTGGATATGGCTATAAATGGTATTTTTCAGATGATTTAGATCAGCCAGATAAAACAAAAATAATTACTTAGTAGCCTCGTTCTTTTTTGAATGAGGTATTATTATACCCATTTTTAGGAAAGGAGGAAATAATTAAAGCAGATGTCAAAAATTATAAAAAAGAAAATTTTAACTGAAGATGATTTGCTAAAATTTTGTCAAGACAAAAAATTTGCGAGATTTAATTCCAAAGACATTGGCTATCAGTTAGCCTTAAAAGTGCCAACTACTTTTGAAGTGGATAATATTGTAGATGATAATCATCGTGGAATGATGCGTCTTAAATTTCGAATTTTCCATACAGGACTTAATAGGAATAAAAGTTATGTATCAAAAGAGTCTGCTGAAAAAGCAATGAATACAATTGCTGATAGACCTGTATTGGCTGCAATACATCAGCTAGATGATGGAACTTGGGACTTTGAAGGTCATGAGATGGAAATTATCAAAAATGATAACGGAAATGAAGAACTTAGATACATTGAATCTCAAGTTGGTTCTTTCTCATCTGAGCCAGCATTTTGGGAACATGATGATGGATTAAATAAAGATTATGTATGTGCTTATGCTTATATAAGCGAAGAATATACTAAGGCATGTGAAATTATTCGTTCTAAGCAAGGCACAAAAAATAGCTGCGAGCTTTTTATTGACGATTTATCTTACAACGCAAAAGAAAAATATCTTGAATTAAATGATTTCTATGTGAATGCTTCAACATTATTAGGGAGTCGTGATGATGGCACAGAAATTCAGGAAGGCATGGAAGGTTCTCGTGCTGATATTGTAGATTTCAGTGTAGAGAATAACTCGGTTAAATTTAGCAAAGAAGAAAAATTGATTGAACTTTTAGAAAATCTAAATAAGACACTTTCTAATTTCAATAAAAAAGAACAGATTGCTGTTCAATCACAATCAAAGAAAGGAGGAACCGAATTGAATAAGGAACACTTTGAAGAGGAAGTTACTGAAACTGAGGAAGTAACTGAAACAGAAGAGTCTGAAGAGGAAGTGACTACCACAGAAGAAGAATCTGAGGAAACAGTTGAGGAAACCTCCGAAGAGGAAACTCAGGAGGTTGCCGAAGAGGAAACCGAAGATACAGCTACAACAGAATCTGAAACAGAAAGTTTTTCAAAAGATGAGCTATTCAATAAGTTATTCGACATTTCTTTTGAAGATATCAAATACGCATTAAATGCATTATGTTCTATTTATAGAAATGATTCTGAATGGTGTTATGTGTCTCAGGTGTATGATGAGTATTTTATTATGCAGGATTGGGACAGCGACAAATATTATAAACAATCTTATACAAGAGATGAAGATAATATTGCACTTGCTGGAGAGAGAACAGAAATGTTTGCAATGCTTCTTACTGAGTCAGAGAAGATTTCTATCGAAGAAATGCGTTCAAACTATGCAGAATTAAAAGCATTTAAAGAAGAAATTGAGTTAAACGAACTTCGTGAGCAGAAAAAAGCAATTCTTGATTCTGAAAAATATGAAATTCTTGCACAGAAAGATGAAGAAGGAAAGTTTGTAAATAAGGATTATGAAAAACTTGTTTCTGAAATGGATAACTACTCTCTCACTGATCTTGAGACAGAAATTAAAGTTCTTCATTCAGATTATGTTTCTGAACATGGTAACTTCGCACTTTCTAATAACGAAGAAAAGACAGCTACATCAAAGAAACAATTTGTAAATGTAAATAAAAAAGCTTCGAAACCTAGCAGATATGGAAAACTGTTTGCTGAAGAAGAAAAATAAATAAACAAAATAACTTTTAACTTTAAGGATCGTCATAATGGCGGTCTTTTTATTATGCAAAAAACAGGAGGATAAATACTATGGCAATTCGTATGTCTATTGAGCAGCATCACGTTGCGTTCCCAACTAAAGTCCTTTCAGACAAAGTTGGAAGAGTACTAAATATGGTTATCAAAAAAGATACTGATAACGGAACAGTTTGCGGAAAAGGAGCTTACGTAAGCTTTGATCAGTATGAAGTTGCTGATGCCCCAGCAGGATTTGAGGGAGAAATTCTTGAACAGGCTGCAAACGGAAACTGGTATGTAGAGGTTAAAAAAGTTGATGTGAATGCACCAGCAATTCTTATCTACGAAGTTCCAGAAATCGCTGAAACATACAACAGTGAGTTTACAAAGACATCTAACTTCTTCAACAAAGCAACAGCCGAGAGAACAAAAACAGTTAGAGGACTTGTACTTACAGTAACAGACGTTTATGAGCTTAGTGAAGATGCATTTGACGGAACACCTGTAGCTGGTAAGAAAGTAACTGTTGAAGCTGGAAGTCAGAAACACAAAGTTTCAGAACTATAAAGAAGGGAGGAATAAGCAATGAATAAGATGAATTTTAGCGCACATGTACTTAATGTATTCGATGAAATGAAAACTTCTTATGAAGAAGTAAAGAACTTAATGTTCGATTTATATAAAAATGAACTCGACGATGGAATTTCTAAGAGAGAGGCGGAAGACAAACTTCGTGAAGTATCTCTCAAAATTTTCGGTCTTACCAAAGATTCTTCTCGCAGAGAAAGAGAACGTGCTTACAGAGATTATGGTCGTCAGTATTTCGATGTAATTGAAGAAGTAACCGATTGGACAGTTTCTACAGGACTTAAAGAAAATGAGTGGTTCAATGCACTTGTTAATTACAGAAATCTTAAAGAGGGAGATACTAATCTCTTCGTTAACGAGCATGAGGAAGTAATTCTTTCTATAGCAAGAATGGGCAAGAGACATCACGACACAATGCTTCAGAGATTACCAGAGAACACAACCTATTCTGTAGAGACTGATGTTTACGGTGCTGCTGTGGGTGCTGATATTGATAGATATCTTATTGGACAAGAGGATTGGACAAAACTTGTAGACGCTATCACTAAAGCATTTGTTGTAAAGATTCAAGAGCTTATCTTTGCTGAGATCCTTGAAGCACCAAAGAAACTTCCTGCACAATCTGAGTTCGTACAGACAGGTGCTCTCAACACAACAAACAGAAAGAAATTCAATAAGATTCTTCAAAATGTATCTGTTGCAAATGATAATGCAGATGTAGTGATTATGGGAACAATGGTTGCACTTCAGGAGCTTGAAAACCTTATCGATGTTAAATGGGTTGCTGATTCTCAGAAAGAAGATATTGCAAAGATGGGTCGCCTTGGAAATTACGGACGTTACACGCTTGTTGAAATTCCACAGAGATTTGCAAGAAACGATGTAACTAAGTCTATGTACAAGGATGACACTCTTTTCGTATTTGCAACTGGTGACAACAAACTTGTTGATATGGTTGATGTTGGTGAGACTCTTATCGAGGAAATCACAGATCGTGGAACAGCTAATAGTAACATCGCTGATATCATGAAATATGAAGTTCAGAGAGAGCTTGGAGTATCTACAAGAATTGGTCGTTACTTTGGTTCATGGACCATTACTGACTAATCTAAGTAATAATAAATATATTAGAGGAGTAGTTTAACCGCTACTCTTCTATTTTTTAATGGAGGGAAAGCCATGCCGACAGCACGAGCAAAAAAGGAAACCGCTACTGCAACTAGAAAAGTAGCTACTAAAGTTGAGACAAAAACAACCGTAGAAGAACCGGTTATTGCTGAAAAACCAATTGAAGAAAAAATCGAAAAAGAGAAAAAGGTATTTACCGATTCAGATTATATTCTGTGTCGATCAGTATGTTATGGTGGATTAAACATCACGTCTCAATCTGGAAATGTTTATGAATTCAAAGATTATGGATATGATTGCGAAATCAATTATCGTGACCTTGTTTCTTTGATTAGAAAAGGTTCAGACCATGTATTCTTACCAAGATTTGTTATCCTGGATGACGATTTACTGGAAGATTTTCCTACTGTAAAAAGAGCATATGAAAAAATGTATACAAGAAATGATTTACTTAAAATTCTTGATATGCCTACAAGACAGATGGAAATGGAAATCAAAGAGCTGCCAGAAGCTACAAGAACCATTCTGGAGCAGATGATTGCTACAGAGATTGCTAATGGTCATCTTGACAGTATTGCAAAAGTAAGAAAACTCAGTGAAATCTTTGATTCGGATTTTAATCTTCTAAGTGAATTATTTGTTAAATAAAGGAGGTCAAGATGATACTTCCTTATGAAACTATCTTTTCAAGGGCATTGGGAAAAATTGATGATCCGAAAGAATTAGCATTAAACTCTAATGATTTTTATGAGATTTACACCGAAAGACTACACAATGTACTTGGAGATGCAAGAATCAGAAGACTATTCTCTTCTATTGTATTGGACGATGAATTTCAAGAAGTTTCTTTTAATCTTGTAAATACAATAGATGAAAGTTCTGATATTGAATATGTGTGTAAACTATTTGTTCTAGGGATTACAATTGAATGGCTCAGTCCAAGAGTCGATTCTTTGAATTATACCATTATGATGGTTGGTGGAAAAGAAGAAAAAATGCTAAACAATCCATACAGATTGCTTCAGACAAGATTAGAAAATGTACAGAAGGAATTAAGTAAGACTATTAGAGATCATGGTTATCTTTATAACTCTTATATTAATAATGGTACATAATATGGATTATTTATATGGAACTTTTTCTGACGAACAAATAAAAAACGCAGCATGTTTAATGCACAAAAACATTCATAGATTACTTTTATATAAAGATAAGCTAGTGACAGACAGAATTTTTAATTCAGATGATGATTTCAAAAAATACTTTGAAGATATTCTATTTAAATTCGGTGGACTTAATACATTATTAGGTTATCCAAATGATATGCTGCTTTTAATTTCGACATTACAGGCGGCATACGATCTAATAGATAGTCCAAAATATAGTTATAGAATATTTAGAAAAGCTATTCTAGATTCTCATGGATATATTAAAGCTATGTTAGAGGAGGTAAATAGTCATGCCAAACCTATCAACAGCTAGACGTATATCAAGCATACGATTAAATGATGCAAAAACAATTGGTGAAATAACAAAAGAAAACTCAGATTTTCTTATGGAACAAACATTTGATCATGATATCCAAGCAAAAAAGTGTTATATATATGATTTTTACCATGATGATCAGCCAGATAAAAATCAGAATATGACTTATGACAATACAACCAAAACTCCAATTGATGCAAAGTTTATTATTAATTCTTATCAGTCTATAGATAAGGATCAGGTTCCTTATTATCTACAATTTCGTCCGTCTCAAAAATATTCTTTTTCCGAGAATGATGATTTGTATTATTATGAAACAGATTATCACGAACGGTATCTAGCCGATTTTCCGATTGGGTTATTCGTCGATATCCCAGATGATAATAAAATTTATCATAAATGGTTAATTGTTGGAAGAGAAATTGCAAACCAATTTCGAAAGTATTTAATTCTTCCATGTGATTATAATTTGACATGGATTGAAAAAACTGGTCAAAACAGAATTAAGCGGAAAATGTGGGGTGTGCTTCGAAACCAGAATTCGTAAAGTGTATGCGCTTCATACTGGAAACAGTATGTCGAAAGTCTTTTAATTGCGTGGAACTCTTTAGAGTCAATTATACTACAGCACAGATATGAAATAAAATCAAATGCGAATGTTAAGAAATAATTGAATTAGACAATACGCAGCCAAGACCCGAAAAGGATAAGGTTCGACGGTCATGTACCCAAGTGGGTTAATGGAGACATCCTAAACTTATTATGTTAATAATAAGCATGGATTTGATATGACCTGAACATTATACGAAAGTATAAGAAAATAAATTATAATTTATAATTTATCTTTATTGGATTAACGACCCAATAAAGTAACATATTTGACACAACTGGTAAGTATAGAGATTACAAAAGTAGTCCGTTATTATTAGAAATGATAATAATGTATTTCCTTGAATTGCTGGAAAACCCTAAAGCTATTTATACTACAGCATAGTGATGAAACATACGCAAGTGTGAACGTAAAAAAATAAATAGATAATAATTATTAGATGCTAGTCTACGGACTGTAGCATCTTTTTTAATGGGCGATCAGCAGCCAAGCCTCGAACAGAGGAAGGTTCAACGATCATTCTTGAAATAGAATAGGAGCAAGCGTTCCGAAGTTGGGAACACCTAAACCGTGATTGGCATGGTGAATGATATGATCTGCACATTATGTGAAAGCATAAGAAAATTTATTTACATATGTAGATAGATCTTTGCTAAAAGTAGCGAATTAGCAAAGTAACAAATGGCACTATTTTGCACACCCAGACAATCAGGATAAAATTTGGCTCCCATTAAATCCAATTACTGAAAAATTTTGGTATAACGATGATGTTAGTAAAACAATGCGTCTTATTATTAGCGCACCAACAGAGCATCCTTTGGTATGGTCTGTAACAAAAATAGAAAATACAAAACCTGTCGGAATCCAAAAGCTTACAATTTATCAAGATTTTTGGGATGAACACAGAGATTATATTGAACGTGACGAAAACGGCAAGATTATTGGTATGTATGCTGATTACTATGATTCGTCTGTTATCCCAGTCGAACCATCAACGCCTGGAGAAATTGCCGGTATAAATAAAGAAATTATAGCGTCTTCTACCAATGTAAAAGTTGGTGGCAGTTATAAACTGTTTACTATAAAAATACTAGACGAGGATCACAATGACATATCTGATCAATATAAAGGCGGAGAATTTACTTGGAAATGCTCCGTAGAAAATAATGAATTATCTGATCATGTATCGTGGTCAAAATCTGGTTGTAAATATAATCAAATTAAAATGAAATTTATCAACGATCGAAATTATTTAGGGAAATTATTATTAATATCATGTGATGTTTCTTTAAATAATAACATTATTCGAGTTGCTGAAAATTTTGAAATTACTGTATAGGGGGTGTTCAAATGAATAAAATAAACGAATACTCCTTTCGTACAAAAGATGATATGCTTAATAAATTACGCGCATATACACATAATCCAGATGATGATAATATTCGTATCAAAAACCAAGTATATCAAACATTATTACACTGTCCAGAATTACTGTATGCAATTCATGATGCAGAATTGGAATCTGAATTATTTGATGATGATGGAAATTTAAACGTTGATGAAAATGGCGAACCATTGGGTGAGTGGGATCGTTATTTTGGTGCAAATGCCCATATCCGTCCATACATATTTTTCCCAGAAACAGAAACAGATTCTAGGAATTATGTATGTTATCAAACAAGTTTTAACGATTTAGCAAGATATAATAATTCCGAAAAAACACTTCTTCTTACTTTCACAATATTTATCCATGAAAAAGATGTTATAGATGATCTTACTGGCTTACCAAGACATGATCTAATTGCTGCAATATTGCGAGATAGATTTGCATGGATTGGAACCGAGGTTGAAAATCCGATTCCATCTTTAGATAAAGAATCAACGATGGATAATAACTATCTTGTTCGTACTTTGCAATATCAAATTATTACCCCAAACAATATTACAAAAACAGAGAATGGTAAATCCTTCTATAGTAATAAAAGGTGGTAAATTATGGGGTTTGCGAATAATGATCTTGTACAAAGTGCAATTGAAGCACAGATAGCAAATGAAGAAAATAAAGAAGAAGAACGCTTAGATTTTAATCCTCTTCAACTATATTTTGGAGATGATTATGTAGTAAATGATAAAATCACAATTCATCAGCCATCAATTCAGGACTATATAACATACGGAGAAGAAAACATACAATCCGTTATTTATCCATTTATTTCAAATACAACAAAATGTCGTTTACAACTTTGGAACAATGGAATTGACTGGAATGATATCACAAACCAGCAATTGTTTTCCATTTTAATCAAAAGTATTGATTTGGAATATTCAAAACTGATGTTTGGTGATATTGATTTTCATGGTTTTTCTTTCTTTACTGAAGAAAAAGATGGAAAAGAAAGTGTTATTTTATATAATCCTGTTCAAGATATAAAGATTGATGAACCAACGCGAATTAAAATGTGTAAATATATTCAATATATGTTTCATGCATTTCCGCCAGAAGAAGAATTCACTTCTAGCAAGACTCTTAAAAGAGATCTTATTAATAGAGACAAACAGAATTTGCTGGCGATGAAAAGAGACAATTCTTTAAAACCACCAAGTCTATTATCTATGATTTCTTTCTATCTGAATCACCCTGGATCGAAATATAAAAAGAATGAACTGCGCAATGTTGGAATTGTGGAATTCTATGATAGTGTACAAAGACTTCAAATTTATGAATCAACACATGCTGTCATTAATGGCAGTTATTCTGGATTTGTTGATACATCAAAAATTCCAAAAAATGAATTTAATTTCATGCGAGATCTTAAAGGATCTGCATGATTTTTTTATACAAAAATTTAAGGAGGAAAAACAAATGAGTTTTAAATTAGGTGACAAAATCTATAAAGAGATTCTATACTTTTATGCAGAAGATAAAAGTACTGGTATTCCACAATATGTACTAACTCAATTAAGTGGTGCAAGCATTGAAATCACTGCTGAATCTACAGATGTTACTGATAAAAATGGTAATCTTGTAAAGAAAATTTGGAAATCTAAATCAGGTGCTTTTTCTGCAACAAATGCTTTTGTCAACACCAATATTATTGCTGCATCTTCTGGAGCTCAACCAATTTTTGCTTCTAAGAATGGGAAAGTAAAAATGCCAAGACTAATGCACGTTAAAAATGGTGTTAAAACTGTTACGATTACTGGATATGTAGAAGGTTCCGTAAAAGTAGCTCAGTATTTTGGTGATGGTTCCATTGGAAAAACATATACTATGGATACGACTGCTGCTGCAGACAAATTCTCTATTGCGAAAGAAGGCGCGGTACTGACTCTTCCACTAGATGATGAAGCAGAGATGTTCTTTGTTCGTTATGATCGTGAAGTAGAGACTGGTGCTGTAATTCACAATAACGCAAACAAATTCCCAACATCTGTATACGCAATTATGAAAGCTACATACTACAATCCATGTAAGAAAAATGAGCTAAAAGCAGATTACATTGTAATGCCATCATTCCAGGTATCTCCGGAAACCACTGTTCCAGTTAGTGCTGACACTGCAACCATGGATTTCAAAGGCGATCTAGAGATCGAATATTGTGGAGATGACAAGATTCTGTATAGCGTTTACGATGCTGATGAGGTTGACGAAGACTGATTCTAATCAGAAGGGAGAAACAAATGGCAAATAACAGAGTATGTCTTACTTGTGGTAAGGCTTATGAGTATTGCGGATATTGTCCTACGAGCAAGAATCTCCCGATGTGGATGAATCTGTTTGATACAGAAAATTGCAAAAATGTTTTTGAAACTGTAAGCGATTACGCTCAAGGTGCAATAAATAAAGAAACAGCAGCTATAAATCTATCATTGTATGATTTATCAAAAGTTTCTACCTACAAGGAAAATATCCAAAAACTTGTATCAGAAATTATTGATAATAAGAATGATAAAAAAGTTACTGCGACTAAAAAAAGAGAACAAACTGTAAAGATTGTTCCAAAATCTAAAGTGAATAAAAATAGTGTTGATTGATATATGAGAATTATAGGGGTACGTATATGTCAATTATACGCACCCCTATTTTTTACGCTTATATATCAGGAAGGAATAAAAGGAAAAAATGAAGTTTGACAAAGAATACGCGACTTCTTTTGTTGACGAGTATAAATATCTAAAAGAATACGGTATTCGTTATGAATTCGTAAAGGTCGATGATACCGGAAAAACTGTTTGGAAATATAAAAAGACACCGGAATTATTTGAAGCATTGAAAAATTTTTACATCAACAATGAATATTATGATTAGCAGGTGTGACTATGAAAATTTATTTAGATAATGCTGCCACTACTCCATTAAATCAAGAGACAAAAGATTATATTATATCTATTTTAGACGATTATTATAATCCATCCAGTGCTTATCAGGAAGGAAGAAATATTCGAAACAAGATTAACGAAGCAAGAAAAAATATTGCTGATTTTATTCATGCAGATGAAAGTAATATTTTGTTTACTTCTGGAGGATCGGCTTCTAATACGTTAGCAGTCAAAGGATATAAAGACCAAAATGACTGTGTTATTCTGTACTCTCCTATTGCGCATAAATCAATTTTAAATTATGTAAAAACAGTTAGAAGTGCTATTCCATTAAAAGTCAATGGACAGGGCGAAATTAATTTTGATGATTTGAAATCTCTTCTTTCTATATATAATAGAAGAAGTTTTTTGGTTATGGATTATGCTAATAGTGAAATCGGTACAATACAAGATGTGAAAAAGTTCACTGATTTGATCCATTTTTATAACGGTAAAATTTATGTTGATTGCACTGGATCGATCAGTCAAATTCCACTAGATGTCAAAAAATTGGATATTGATATTGCAGGGTTTTCTGCACATAAATTAGGATCTTTAAAAGGGTGTGGGGTTTTATATAAAAAGGATAATATTCAATTGTCTCCTATTATATATGGTTCACAAGAATATGGACTTTTTGGTGGAACAGAGAATACACTTGGCATCTTAACTCTAGGATACGTTGTAAAGCATTATAATTATGATCAATGTACATCAGAAAAACGAGATTATCTCGTGAAAACATTATCAGGATTAGTTTCAAAATTTTTTGTTGTTGGTTCTTATCATAATAGATTGCCATATAATTTATTCTTGTGTTTTGAAGAAGTATCTGGCGAAGCATTAATGACCTTGCTTCATGAGTATGGTGTAATTGTATCTACTGGATCTGCTTGTAATTCCGGAAGTTTGAAATCATCTGATACCTTACTTGCCATCGGAATGAAAGAAAAATATATTCATAATGGTATCCGTTTAACTTTGTGCGGATCAGAAACAAAAGAAGAATTAGATTACATATGTAACCAAATAAAAAATTGTGTCATGACATTGAGGAACTTAACATAGGTTGCTCATGGTTATGGGCGTAAAAGTGTATTATCACTCTCCTATCATATCAAAATTATGGAGGGCAAAATTATGAGAAATATTAACTGGCTCGTTAGAGTAAAAAATAAAATGTTCTGGATTTCATTAATTCCAGCGGTAATCGTACTTATTCAAACTATTGCTGCAGTATTTGGTTTCACAATTGACTTGAGCGAACTTGGAAACAATTTAGTTAACGTTGTTAATGCAGTGTTCGTAGTATTGGCAATTTTAGGTATTGTAATTGATCCTACGACAGCAGGTGCTGGTGATTCAGAGAATGCTATGACTTACACAGAGCCAAAGGCTTAGAAAGTGTAGGTGTAACGTGGAACCTATACGTGATTTTTTTGGCATAGACTGGAAGGCGTTCGGAATAACAATCTTTGTAGCGTTGTTAGGATTCCAGGCAATTATTCAAGTGCTACATTGGTTTTTATTTGAATTCTTGGGAATTGAAACAAAAGCAATGCGCGAGAAAAAAGAAGAACATGAATTGCTTATAAATACAGCAAAAGAGGTAAAAGAGCTTTCAAAACAACGCGAAGAAGACGTCGGTCAATCAATAAAACATGATAAGAAAATACAAGAAAATCTAGATCAATATCTGGAAGAGATCCGTAAAGCTATCACGGATACGCAAAATATTGTGAATACATATTCTGAGAATAGAATCCATGATAGAAAACAAAGTTTGCAAATCCAGCAAGAATTAAAAGATAACATATCTCAAATTGTTAAGTCAGATGAAGAAGAACAAGAGCAAATAAAAAATTTAATTCAAGCCCAAAAAGAATCTTTAGCGAATCACATTAATCAAAAATATAAATCCTATCTTTCTAATAATGGAATACCAGAAGATGAGGTTGAAGAATTTATTAGCCTTCATGCGACATATAACGCCATAGGCGGAAACCATACGGGAGATGCAAAGTTTAATTATTGTATGGAACATCTTCCTGTTGTACCAGTTGAGGTAAAATTAAGATTTAACGAAAAGAAATAATTTGAAAGATGAATTTCATCGAAAGTAGAAAGTGACCGTGAACTATTAAAATGCTCACGGTCATTAAAAGAAAGAAGGTTTTATATATTTCGAAAATTATACAACAAATTTATAAGTATGATTGTTGAAAGAACAAAACAATCTATGTATGAAGATATGAAAAATGACTATGATAAGTTACGTTTTTAGTCATTAAAATTCTGTAATTCTAAAATGATTTTTTTAATTAGATCTAGTGTTACGGATACATTCACCGCAACAACGTCATCCTCATCCATGCCTTTATCTAAACATTCTTTATAAAGTTTATTAGCAACCTGTTCTAATTCTTCATCTGTAAAATTACGCATAATAAAATACATCCAAGATTTTTGTTTAATTATAACACATCCAAAATGCTTTTACTAGACTAAAGTTCAGTCGCCTGGTAAGAGCATTTTGTTATTTCGTGGAGCAGAAAAGACTGAACACTGCTCTTATATCATATATGGAAGGAAGTGATTTTAATCGCTATTAACGCAGGAAAACAATTTGAAACTGATTGGAAAAACTCTGTTAATAAATTACCAGACGTTTGGTATTATCGCTTGAAAGATAATGCAGCCAGCTTTGCATCTGGTGAAAATACAAGATTTACAAGTCATAACATGTGTGATTGTTTGGTTTTAGATGACAAGTCAAAAACACTCTATTGTTTAGAGCAAAAATCAACTAAGTGTACAAGTATCCCATTAAGCATGATTCGAAAGAATCAAATTGATGAGCTTACGGACGCAAGTGAACATAATTTAATTGCAGGATTTTTATTCAATTTCCGAACCAAAAACAATGATACATATTTTATGAGGATTCAAGAATTTAACAAGATGATTTCAGAAATAGGCAAAAAGTCTTTTAACCAAAAGGATTTAGCAAAATACGATACTGTACGTGTGCAGTCACACATTAAAAAGGTAAATTATGCTTATGATGTTAAGCAGTTTATAAAAGATACATGCGAGGTAAACAATGTACTCCAGTGAAATTGATCATATTGTAAAAGCACAAAATTATTGTTTGCCATCACACTTGTATTTCAAAATAGTAGATAATTCTTCTCAAATTTGTCAGGTGAAGTATGATGCTTATTCTGATAAATATAGTATTCATACAGATGACGGATATCATTGGGAAGTTAAAATTTATCAGGAATAAAAAGGAGAAAATAAATGATTACAAAATATGTAAAAATTAAACCGGTTATTACACTTGCAGATGAGAAAAAAGCAATTGACTTCATTGTAGATTATATGTTTGAAGGCGGTGAGTATACACCGTGGAATAAGGAAGCTGCACTTATTACTGCTATTGCTGTTTATTTTATTGACGGTGTTGAATTTGAAAAAGACGATGTAATCTATGATTGTGTTATGCAAGATCAAAATCTTCATGCGCATGTAAATAAATTTTTCTATAATGTAGATAAATCAGATAAGAAAAATGATATTAATTTTACGTATATCAATACCAAAAACCATGTGATGGAAAGTGTACAAAAGATTGTAGATTTTAAACTACAAAAAATGATTCATTGTACGGATGAAAAACATGAAATGTATACGGAAATTGCAGAAATGGCAAATGCTGTAGCAAATATTGGACGAAATGTTCAGGTTGCTGCAAAACCTGTTCTTGAAAATCCAGAAAGTATTGGAATGATTATGAATATTCTTAAAAAAATGAATGAAAGTAAAATGCTGAACGCAAAAGCAATTCGAGATGTAATGGTTGATACTGTCATGGATGTGCAAAAAAGAATGACAGAAAAGAATAAATAAAAATAAGAATTAATTAAATCTTCTGGCAGTCAAATGCCAGGAGATTTTTTAATTTATCAATATGGAGGTGGTGGTAAAAATGGGTAATATAACAAAGGAACTACAAAAGCTACTGAAAGATTACAATAAAAAAGTATTACAATCTGTTCCTACAATGGCACGTCAAATTGCAACTGATGCAGAACCAGAATATAGAAAAATTATTAATGAATCAATTAATCAATATTATGCAACACACAAAGGAGACTTTAGCGAGGGTAGATTAGAAAACATGACTGGCAATATAAGTGCTGAAGGTTCATCTATAATTTTTGAAGATACAGAAGAAAACGTTCCAAATTATCACGGATTCTGGGGACAAGAACTAACAAACGAAGGTGTGTTTGATTTGATGTATTTAAAGGGTGAACATGGTAATGGTAAGTGGCATCTTGTAGATACTACTCCTCCACCATTTGATTATGTTGAGCAAGAACTGGTCAATGGTAGATTAGATAAAATCATTGATAATTCAGTACATAAAGTGCTTGATAATATAGAATTATAAAGGTGGTGAAAAAATGCCAAAACAACATACAATTAACCTCGAAGCTGTTATAAAAGCTGCACTGGATAAAAATAGCGAAAAAATAATCGATGATTTTGAGAAGAAAATTACTGAACCAAAAGAGATTAATATCAAAACAGATGAAGCATCTAAACAGGTTAAGAAGCTGTCTGATGAGATTGAAAAAGAACAAAAGAAACATACTCAAACGTCTAGAAAAAGAAATAAAACTAAAACAGCTACTGAACAAAGTACTCCAAAAAACGCAGATAAGTATGTACAATCAACAATATATGATAAAAAAGGACGTCCATCTACTTCTCATTCGTATACGTATGCTGATGGAAAACAACAATCTTATAACAAGAATGGTAAGTTAACATCTGAGAAGCAGACCGTCGTTGATCTTCAAAAAGCATATTCTCAGTTAAATAAAGACGTAACAGAATATTATTCATTAAAGACAAAAGAAGCAAAAGGCAAAGTAGCCACAGAGGATAAACAGTATGTTAAAGGTCGGATTTCTGATTTAGTTAATGAAATGTCTGCAAACCGAAAATATATTGCAGATGTAAAAAAGCAAGGTTTTTACAATGATGAATTGGAGCAAAAAGCTTTTAATCATTTTCGTAGAAAAGCTAATGGCTACAACACGTATGTCGATGAGAAAAATGCTACAATCAAAGCTTATGGAAATGATGACAATACTGCTATTCGTCAGGGACAGCGTTCGAAACAACTAAGTAATTATGCTGGACAATCCACAGATGCAATTGAAAGAGCAAGAACGCTTGATACAACTATAACAGGTTTGGAAAAAGAATTATCAAGTCTTGTTACTTCTGGCGCATCAATGGATCAAATTAAGTCAAAATTTGATGAATGCACTTCTGCTGGTAAAGAATTTAAAAATGTCATGACCCTAGTCAATAGCACTATGGAGAAAACATCTAAAAAAGATACCGTTGTTGGAGATTCAAATGCCGCAAAGCTTCAAAATGCCATTGATAAAAAAGTAGCTCAAGCAAAAACACTTGTATCAAATAGTTCTATAAAACAATTTGACGCAAAAGTTGAAAAGCTTAAATCTCAGTACGCTGGACAAGATGGTTCTGCAGACGTTTTATCATCTTTAGAAAAAACAGTGAATACCATACATGACAAACAGGCTAGTATAAAAGCAGAATTAGCAAAAGGATCTTCTGGAAATTTAACACAAATTGCTTCGGATGCTGATATTTTGAATGCAAAGCTTAATGAAGTTGAAACTACCGCGAAAACGCTTGGAACTTCACTTTCAAAAAATCTAGATGGTACAACACTTCAGAGAACTATTGATAAAATTGATAATCTTGTAAAAAATTCCGACGGTTTTGCAAGCAAATCGCAATTAGAAAAATTAAAAACTCTACGAGATTCTTATACTAATAGTGATTCTGGAATTACAAAAGCTGTCAACTATGATAATTCTAAAATTATTTCTGGCATCGAGCAGGAAATTAATGCTCGTAAAAAATTAGCAGAAGCTCAGAAAGAATTGCAAACTGGAACATATTCTGCAACGGAAGCTGGATATAAAAATACTCTTTCTAAGTATGAGGGACAAACTTCTGAGTCACTGACTCGTGCAAGAGAAAGTCTTAAGCAGTTTAAAGAGATTCGTGAAGATTTTCAAAAATCATTAAAAGATACGAATGTTTCTGATCTTAGTGATGAAGAGGTTGAGCGTCTTAGTAAAAATCTTCAAAAGATGACTGAAGAAGAAGAAAAATATAAAACTGCGATAAAACAGGTCAAAGCTGAAGAAACTGCAACACTAGCACCTGGGGTCGCTTTACGTGCGTCAAATGAGATGCAATCTTATATCAATAACAATAGTAAGGCCTGGAAGAAATATAAGGCGCAGCTTGAAGAAGTTCGTGATGCTTATAAAAATGTAACAACGGAAGGGCAAAAGTTAGAGGTTGATGCTAAAGCAAGAGATTTGAAGGCAAAAATTTCTGCTGAAGGATTAACAGGTGCAAGTTTTTGGCAAGATACAAAACGTGCTGTTAATCAAATTGCTCAATTCACTGGAATTTACGGCATGTTACAGAATGTCGTTATGGAAATCCCATCAAAGGTTGTTTCTAATGTAAAGGAAATTAATGATGCTCAAATTGAATTAGCAAAAGTTGCAAGTGATGCATCGGAGAGCCAATTAAGTCAGTACTGGGATAAGGCTGCTGAAAGTGCCAAGAAATATGGTGCTACGGTAAGTGATGTAATTAGTAGTACTGCGGATTGGAAACGTCTCGGAGCTTCTCTTGATGACGCAAAAGAATTGTCTGACATGACTACTCTTCTGCAACGTGTCGGAGATAACATGACCCAGGAAACATCCTCTTCTGGTCTAATTAGTGCATTGAAAGGTTTTCAACTAAAAGCAGATCAAGCACAACATATCGTAGATGTGGCAAATGAGGTAGCCAATACGCAGCCTATTGATACAGCAGGTATTTTTGAAGCAATTGAAAGATCTGCATCATCTCTAAAAGCCGCTGGCAATACGTATGAACAGGGTGTTGCGCTTGCCAGTGCAGCGAATAGTGTAATTCAAAATCCGGAAAAAATCGGGACAGCACTAAAAACGATCTCAATGCGCATAAGAAGCGCCGAAACAGATCTTGAAGAAGCCGGTCTTGACACTGAAGGAATGGTAACTTCTACTGCCAAGCTTCGAAAAGAAATGCTTGCACTTAGTGGCGTAGATATTCTGAAAGACAAAGATACTTTTAAGTCTACTTATCAAATTCTTGATGAGTTAGCAAATAAATGGTCTGATTTAACAGACATCCAGCAGGCAGACTACACTTGCCTGTATGTACAGAAATGTGCATAAGAGAACACATCTAAAACCAGTAAAACCTAATGCTCTATCACTACAATATGGATGAAACATGCTGATATGAATGTAACGAAAGTAAAACAACGATAGAGATTCTATATGGTCAAAAGCCTAAGTAGAAATTTTGCTAATTATTTTAAATTAGAAATGGTAGCTTGGTCGCAAAGTCCCGAATAGGGATGTGTCAAACGAGTACCCCAACGTCAGGGGGGAGAAATCCTTAATGTAGGGCTTAATCGCTAAATGAAGTCTGAAATGGTGTGACTGCTATTATTCTTAAGATGAATAATGTGGTTAAAAAGTACTCTGATCTTATATGCGAGTATAAGAATTATTATCTGACTCAATAATAATTGGTATAGCTTTAAGCGAGGGCTATATTAACAAAAAAAATATGAAGTGTAACTGAGTTGATTGCCGGTGAATTTTATGATCTTGCCGGAATTTATAGAAATATAAATCAAAGAACATACTTAATTGCAAGGGCAGCATAAAGCTCTACACTACAATAATCGGGAAACTAGATTATGAATGTTTAAAAACGTAGAGATATATTGCTTGTTTGCAGCGAAGCACCCTAACGTTATACATAGACCATATGTTAGTTAAGTCGAGGGTGAACGTTCAACGACTATTCCCCATGAGGGAGTTGGGAATATCCAAATGGATTATAAAATAAAGGTGGAAATCCTGAATACTCAACTCTATAGAAGTAGGGCGCAAATCGCAAATGGCGTCCAAAAGAGTATGCCCTTAACACGTAAGGTGAAGGTGAAAACATAGTCTATTCTTATACGATGAGTATAAGACAAATTATATATTAATACATACAAATTGAGGTGAGTTGTTATTTATCAAACAAATAATAAGAGATTAGCAAAATATTTATATTCTCTTGGTTTTGATAGAACATGTAAAATAATTAATGATCGTGAATATTGGATTTTTGACGAATCAAGTACTTTAAAAGAAGCGCTTGATTTTTATTTTTATATGCGAAAAAGAAACAGAGAATAAACTATTATGCTCAAAAATAAAAGGAGATGCTGAATGGCAAAAAGATTTTTTACAAAAGAAGAATTAGACAATATTATTAAAGATTACGATAACGGAAATGGTTTAAGACCATTTGAATTGGCAAAGAAATACGATCGCAATCCATCTTCTATTTCAAACAAATTAAAAGATTTAGGATTGTACAAATACACAACATATAGATTTACGGAAGAAGATGTTCAATTTCTAAAAGATTATTATCCATATGGAGATTGGGATTTTATAATGAAACATTTTCCAAATAGCAACAAACAAACTATCATGACAAAGGCAAGTAAACTTGGAATAAAAATGATTAATGAATCTGCCTGGTCTGAAGAAGAACTAGGCATTATTAGAAAATATTATTCAACAAATATTAAAAAGGTAGCAGCATTACTACCGAACAGATCATACAAAGCAATATTAACAAAAGCGAAACGCTTAGGTATAAAAAGTCGTGAATTTTGGTCTGATGAAGAAAATAATTTATTATCTGATATATATCCAAGAATGTCAGTTGACGATGTACAATTATATTTTCCGAACCGTACAAGAACTTCCATCATTACCCATGCAATACAATTAAATTTACAGTCTTTTGATTATCACCCATGGACCCAGGAAGAAGATAATTATATTTTATTACACTGGAAAACTGAAGCTGATATGATTATGTGTAAGAAATTGGGTCGCACATATAAGGCAACTCAAGCTAGAAGATTATCTTTAGGTCTATTGCATTTTAATAAAGATGGTTCTGGGTATGAAGGTTTAACAAAATATCTTCGAGGACATTTACAAACATGGAAAAATGAATCAATGAAGAATTGTAATTATAAATGCGTCCTAACTGGTAGTAAAGATTTCGTAATACATCATAAATATGGATTTGCCAATATCGTAAATGAAACAATTGAAGAATATAATATTGAAATAAAAGATTACAAGAACTATACGCAAGAAGAACTTGAGGATATATTAGAGAAATTTCAAATTGTACATAGTAGATATCCTCTAGGTGTCTGTATAAGAAAAGATATACATTTGTTATATCATTCCATTTACAGTAAATGCGTAAATACTGAAGATCAATGGAATCAATTTGTTTCCGATTTCGAGAATGGAATGTATAATGATCAAATCAAAATAGCATAAAATTTATGTATTAATATATAATTATCGGAATATCTTGCGAATATTCCGGAATATCAAAGAAAAATCAAGGCAATGTAATGAGCGCCCTTATGAGCCAGTACGATATTGCTCGTCAAGCGCTTAATACTGCTATGAATGATTCCGAAGGCTCCGCCGAAAGGGAATTAACTAATTACCAAAAAGGTATCGATTACAGTCTTGAAAGATTCAAGGCTACATTTCAAGAATTTTCAACTTCTGTTCTATCATCAGACACTTTCAAGGCTGTCATAGATAGCGGAACACAATTCTTAGAAATTCTTACTAAAATTACTGAAACACTTGGGCCACTTGGCACAGCTTTAACAGCACTTGGTGGTTTCAAATTTGTATCAAGCATAGGTTAGCCAAAATCCTGGCTATAGTTTATCGTAAACTGGCTTATCAATGCGGAGAATATCATAGCAATGGAATGATATTTCAACGTAGGGAGATTAGTGCTTGTAAAAAATAAATAGAGGATCAATTCGTCGAATTCGCTATTCTGCAGTAATGCAGTGAAACGGATGAAAATTCCGCGAGAACGCACGAGCCAACCTAACTACGTATAGTAATATGTGAAACGTTAGCAGCAATTATGAAATTAAAAATAAAATCATAATGACGAGCGAAGCATATGAAAGTTAGGAGGAGTAGAGAGAACACCCTTCCTCCAGCGTATATAATGCCATAGTTTATATGCGTTGAATGCATGTTCCACGGTACGCGAAAGTTGTGATGCTTTCTCATCACACGCCAGCTTCTATCCTATTTCTGGCGTTGTTGGAAAATAATAGGAAAATTATATAGATATTTATCGTCAAATTACAGAATATCAATGGAGGATGTGAAAGTATGGGATCTAAATCTAAATTAGTATTTGAAACATTAGAATCTGATCCAGATGGTATTATTGATGCAAGCTAGCAAATATTAAATGTTCAAGGTACGCAGTTTCCATCATTTGCTGTTAAAGAGGCACTAACTGAAAGAAAAATGAATATAGTATACGAAGGAGTTGATACTTCTGATAATAATACCAAAAATTGTAAGTATTATATCTGATCTTTTGTCATTGGATAATTATAAAATTACGATTACATTGGAGAATAAATAGATATTTGACGATGTATCTTGAATTGTGCTATACTTATGATGCAATGATAGTAAACATTAGAATTCATGATCATATTGTCTGGGAGGGATGAAAAATGAGAGATGTATATGATTTTGCTAAATATTTTATCAAAAACGGGGCAGATTCAAAACCAAATACCTATGACGGCAATATGAAACTTCAGAAACTATTAGTGTTATCAGATCTTGCCAATATTGCCGAAAATGGAAAATTACTTTTCTCAGACCCTGTATTGGCATTTCAAAATGGCTGTGTAGTAGAAAAAGTGCGATTACGATATAAAAATGATTATTTTACTTTCAAGCATGATAGTGATTTATACCAACCGGATTTTTCCGAAAGTGAATATGAAATTTTGAAATTAGTTATGGATATATTTGGTCACGCGTCGGCAAGAGAATTGTCAGAAATTAATCATACATTTAGTTTTTGGCAAATTGGTTATCAAAATGGGACGAGTAATAATGGGTATCATACAAAAATGCTTTCTGAAGTAGATATGATGTCTCATAAAGAAGATATTAATAGAATGCAAGAAATTATTTCGGCATACAGAGAAAATTTGAATGATGTATCTGCAAGCGAAATTATCAATGGAGTAACCTTTTACTATGATGGATTTGAATTGACAGATGATATCATTGAAAAATTAGAGGTGTTTTCTTTACAATCAGATGACGATGCGTATACAATTTATTTTGATAATGGGAAGCTGGTGATTTACTAATGAATTTTATCGAAGGACAAGGTGTATTAGGTAAAATACAATTTTTAGATGGTACTATGCCAGCATATGACAGAACATATCTTGTTGTAAAAACTACAAATGAATATATTGAAGTTTTAAATGTTTCCACTACAAAAGGCAAGGAAAGAAAACTTGCTTTTCCTACGAATAGGAGAATAAAGTCTTACAACCCACCATTTCTCAAACCATCATTTGTAAAACTGGATTCACTGACACGGGTTGAAAAATCTTTGTGTGATTCATTAATTATCTTAAATAAAGGACGCGTCTTGGATCAAAATGAATTAAATGTGATCCAACAACTAATTTAAAATAAACAGGAATTATACAGAGAATAAATATATAAGAGAATATACATTTATAGTTGTTTTATCTCTTATATATTTGTTCTATTTTATTATGTTTCCCAGTACTCTCCTCTTCCACTTCTATAACATTTTCAACAAAAATGCAACAAAGAATAACAACGCTATAGCCCACCAGGGCCATGGCTGCATACTTCTTCTGACTCTACCTTTCCATGACATATCTTTTATTTTTTCCTTTGTCTAAAAATAAGTTTTAATGAAAGCAGGTGATTATTATCAATCAAACAGCAAACAAAACAGATCATCAGGAATCTATACAAACAATACACACAATAGAATTAACCACTAATGAGTATAATACAATCAAATATTTTTTTGAAAATATGGAGTCTTTATATAACTATGGACTGATTGATAAGGAAATTGTCCCATATAAAATTTTCTCCAATGCAAAAAATCATTTTATGAAAAAGCCAAAAATTACAATTACTAATTTAAAAATGACAAAAGCTTCAGATACTATTACTCATCTAGTTTGTGGTGATCAAAGTGTTAAATCTGTTTATCAAATAGCTACTTCTCCGTCACAAGAGGATATTGTTCTCTAATAAAATCAAGTATATAAAACGCATATACTTCCTGAGAAAGACCAAGACTTTCTTCATACTTCTTTTCAAATTCGTCTGTAGTAATTTTAAGAGAACGTATTTTAGCAGAATGATGTATGCCAAGTAGTTTGTATTTTTCATTAACTTTGATATAAACTGGGCATCCACTTAAACCTTCTTTGGTATTGGCATAAGTGAAGAATCCGTTTTGAAAGTTGAACTGAATAGATGATGCAGTATTTCCTTTAATAATAAAAGGATACGCTAAGATTGTGTACCCTAATGCTGCTTGATAGCCAACGAGATAGACATCTTCCAAATCATTAAAACTTGATCTGTCATCATTTAAAATAATGTCTGATTCTTCTATAAAATGAAAAATTATATTGTATTTATTCAAGGCCTTGATTATTGTATTTGTTATATCGACATAGGCGATATCAAGAGAAGGATGTTTTATAGGAGAGACAGTTATATTAAAAGTTATACCTGACATTTCTTCGTTTTCGTCTATAGTGGATATAACAAAAGATATATTCATAATATTTTTGTCAAAACAATGACCGCAAGAACAAAGGAAATATGATTCTCCTTGAGATGTTGCTAATTTTATGATAAAACCAGTAAAAGAGTGTCTTGGTTCTTCAGTATTATCAGCAATAAATACTGTTGTATATTTCAAGTCATTTACACTAATCATATCAATTTTCCTCTCTTATGTTTTATGGTTATCTTAAAAATCATATCCACAATTCTTACAGTGAAATTGTTTGCCAATTTTGCTCGATGCAATGTCTACCATAGCAGTTGATACAGCTCTATTTAACGTGCTGATATTCTCTATATCTGTGCTACCACATGCAGGACAATGTGGAATAGCAAGTTTGCTGTTTTGTTTTTATAAAGTATGTCAAGAACACCCGTGACTTTAGTCATGGGATGAATTGACATACATATGTTAAACAGAAATACGCTGTAATATATTGAAAACACTAGATTTTGTAATATACATATGTTATCATAGTCATGAGGTGATAATATATGGAAGTGACTCATGGTCGTGGATATGTATATTCGATACAATATCATATTGTTTGGTGTGTTAAATACAGACACAAAATAATTACAGAAAAAATAGAGAATAGATTAATAGAGATACTTAATAAAATAGCTGATGATAATGGATTTCAAATATTAGAATGTAATACAGATAAAGACCATATTCATCTTCTCGTTAATTGTTCTCCGCAACATTATATCCCAGACATGATAAAAGCATTAAAAGGCGTGTCAGCAAGGTTACTTATGAAAGAATTTGGAGAAGAATTAAAAAGAAAATTATGGGGTGGTCACTTGTGGAATCCATCATATTTCGTGGCAACCGTATCAGAAAATACAGAAGAACAAATTAGAAAATATATTCAAAATCAGAAAAGAAAGTGAGGTGAAGTCAGTGGAAAAAGCTTATAAGTACAGGATTTATCCAAATAAAAAGCAGAAAGAAATAATTGCAAAGACTTTTGGGTGTTGCAGATTTATATATAATAAGTATCTTGCAAAGCGAATTGAAATGTATGAACAGAATAAAGAAACATTTTCATATGTTCAATGTGCAAATGATATGAAGAAACTAAAATCAGAGTTAGAATGGCTTAAAGAAGTCGATTCTACTGCTCTTCAATCTTCACTTAAAGATTTAGATTCAGCTTATCAAAAATTCTTTAAAGAACACACAGGATATCCTAAGTTCAAATCAAAGAAAACACATAGATTTTCTTATAAATCAAAGTGTGTAAATGGCAATATTCAGTATTGTGATAAATATATTAAGTTACCTAAACTTGGAATGGTAAAAACGAAAAACAAGTTAGTACCAAAAGGAATGATTCTTAATGCTACTGTGTCACAAGAACCAAGTGGCAAATATTATGTGTCAATTTGTTGTACTGATATTGATATTCAACCACTAAATAAAACTGGTAATAACATTGGTATTGATTTAGGCATTAAAGAATTTTGTATTACAAGTGATGGAGAATTAATTCCAAATCCACATTACTTAAAGAAGTCTTTAGATAAACTTGCTAAGTTACAAAGAGAATTATCTCGAAAATCAAAAGGTAGTTCTAATCGTAATAAAGCAAGAATAAAGGTTGCAAGACTTCAGGAACATATTGCAAATCAGAGAAAAGATTTCTTGCATAAGTTATCTACTGAAACAATCAGAAGTAATGATATTGTATGTATCGAAGACCTTCAAGTAAAGAATATGATTAAAAATCATAAACTTGCACAGTCTATCGCAGATGTATCATGGTCTGAATTTGTAAGACAACTTGAATATAAAGCAAATTGGTATGGTAAACAAGTTGTGAAAGTAGATAAATTCTATGCAAGTTCTCAAACTTGTAATGTATGTGGGTATATAAATAAGGATACAAAAAATCTTTCAGTAAGAGAATGGGAATGTCCTTGTTGTCATACACATCATGACAGAGATATGAACGCAGCCATCAATATTCTTAATGAAGGATTGAGAATATTAGAAGTGGCATAGACGAATAAAGAACGGTAGGAACTATCGGGATAGCTTGGTAAATATCTTTTCAGTAGAAATGAGTTCCCAAGAATCTCGTGGCTTTAGCCATGAGAGGTTCAATACTATAAAATTTTCTTTTATGTTTTCCGAGGTAACAAAAAATGAATAATAAACCATATGTGTCAAATATTGATCCAAATAAAAAAGAATCATGTGGCGATTATGATATTATTCTATGTGAAACAATTTATGATAAAAACGGCAAACCACTACCTCCACTTTCTGCTGGATCAGACAAAGTTAATATCGAATTAATATTCAAAATGTTTGAACAATTTCCAATGCATCAGGTCTAAGTGTTCCTTGGCTTTTTTCATACGTAGAATAATTTTAAAACTTATAACCACAATTCTTACATTCAAACTGACTCTTAGCGGTTTTACTGAATAATCCGAATAATCCAGCGCCTACAGCTTTCTTAGCTGCTGAGATTTTGATGATGTCGGTAGAACCGCAAGTCGGACAGTGAGGTTGATTAGTAGATGAAGGAGTAGATTGCTGCTGCGAAACTGGTTGGCTCGGTTTTTTACGCTCCTCTTCTGCCCATTCGTGTAATTTGCGGCGGAAATTTTGATGAGCTTCTTCACTATATTCATCTGTTTTACCGCAACGTTCTAGAAGAGAATAAATATAAGCATCTTTTTCTTCATTTGATTTCATATTTAACGTTGCTTTTAGAGTTACATCTCCATCTTCATCTGTTTGAAACATAGGAAGATGGCAGTATTCACACATAATTTCGCCAGCAATGCTATTCATGGCGCTCCAATAACCGCATTTAGGGCATACAAATGTTTTTGAAAAGTCTGTAAGATTGGCGTCTTTTACGTATTTGGCTATTGGGAAACTACAATCAGGACAAGTTTCTGCATATTGACTTAAAATTTTTCCACATTCAGGGCAAAAAACTTTACTCATATAGATATTACCTCCGTAAATATTTCCTAGTTGAGTTGAAGTCTATACGACATCACTTTAGCTTTTTGCAAATGGTATATAGAAAATTAACAATTTCGCCCATACCTGTAATCAGCAAACCACCGATAACAGATACAAAAAGATAAAAGAAAAAGCTAGAATAAGAAAGATAACCATAATCATCTTTTCCTATTAAGAAAGATCCAATAAAACCACCTACTAGAACAATTATTCCCACAATCTTCAATGATTGTCCAACAAGCGTTGTATAAATTTCTTCCGATGTATTGGATGTTGCCGGAGTTTCAATCTTTTTCCCGCAAGATGAACAAGTTCCTTGGCTCTGCTCTTCTGCTGTTAATTCCTTGCCACATTCTGTACATTTCATAACGTTAAATCTCCTTATCATTCATTTGTTGAAAAACTTATCATCATCGTTTTAATACAGGGACGATAAAACAATTCAATTTTCATATTGGATAGTTCATCCCAATCATATACTTTTAAATCATTTTCAATATCGTAATGATAAGTGTTTTTACCATATAATTTATCCATTTTTTCAATTATATGATCTAATTGAGTATTATCTAATTCAACATTTTCCGCACTCCATATTAAAAGTCCTAGTTCATCATCATCTTGGTCGTTAGCTACCAATAATAACTTTCCATCTATATTCCATATTTTAACAGAATTGTTTACCAACATTCCTTTATGGTCAGATGTTGAACTTATTATGTATTTTTTAGATTTATTAACAGTCGAAATATCCTTTCCAAAGTTCGAATAATATTTTTTAAAAGGATCAGCGTCATGAGTAGTGAACGATTCTTTCTTAAGGAAAAGGACTGCAAAGACTAATATTACTATACCTATACCTAATACAATTCTTTTATTTTCATTGTCTTTTTCATGCGACTTGTCATAGTATTCCTTAATATTGTATCCGCATGACGGACACCTTTCAGCAGAATTAGAAACATTTTCACGACCACATTTTGGACATTTGATTAATGCCATGTAGTTTTCCCTCCCCACATTATACTAAATATTGTGAACCAATTTATTTTTCAGAAATGTTTAATGTACAATCATATTGTGGTTTATAATTATTATCCAAACCAAATTCGACTTCTACGGGACTTTTATCATCTGGCAAAACCCAAACCAACTGTGTTTTTAATGTTCCACCATTTTTTACACCAGTAAACGCATTAGAATAATCGAATATTCCTTGTTCCGATGTATTTCCAGGACTATCTAATTCAACACCATTTTGATAAATCTTTACAAGGCATGGTGTGTTATTGATAAAATTTCTAGCTTTATCCAGATTATTTGTGTATTCAAAATCCATTACTAATACGATTCCATATGACGGGGATTTCAAAACAGATGTATTTTTTAATATTGCATACGAATTATCATTTCCAATTTTTTCTGGTACATTGTCATTCAGCCACGATATATTATAATCGGATTCTTTTGTTTCTTGCAATTCATCTTGTTTATCTTCAATGTCTTTGCCGCCAGTTAAAGTTAATGTCTTTGAATATGCAGGATTGTAATTTGAATCTATTCCAAAATCAATTTCAACTGGGTTCATCGTATCTTTAAGAACCCATACAAGTTGCGTATTTATTATTCCTCCATCTTTTACATTTGTAAATGCATCACTATAATCATAAACACCCGCTTCGGATGTTATCCCTGGTCTATCTAATTCTATACCATTTTGATATGGTTTTACATCACAATTGCTATCATTAATAAAATCTGATGCTTGCGCAGTATTGTTGGTATATGTAAAATCCATAATCAGTAATGTGCCATATGAAGAATTAACAATTCTTGTATCTTTAATTAGTGCTTTTGAATTATCATTTCCAACTTCTATTGGTACTTCACTATCTTCCCATGAGCATGTTACATTTGACACTTTATCTGTTGTTAAATTGCTTGATTGATCTGAAACGTCTATAGCTGTGTCAGTCGTTTCATTATCTTCTGAAATAATCTGTTTGATGCTATCAGTATTAACTGCCTCTTTGATTACACTAGAAGCTGATGTTGCAGATGATTGTCCACAACTTGTAATAAAAAAAGAAAAGCATAAAAGACCTGTTATCCGTATTGTGTGTTTTCTTTTCATGTATTTTCCCATCCGCTTATTTATATATTTGATAATTTTAAATTATACCACAATTGTTATATAAATCCAACATTTCTAGAGGTGAATATAAAATGTACGATAGTATTTTAATTGATTATGGGCTTGAAAAATTCCACAAATATGTTATGGCAAATTCAATCATAGATTATCCATTTCCGCAGACTGATTATCCTTCCATATATGCTGATCCATCTACTCTTACTGAAGAGCAGCGTGTGTTACAGGAGAAAATGAAATGTCTTGTGGAACAATTGAAGATAGACAAGGAGTAATCCTAAAAATTATTCCCACAATTTTTACAATGCCACTGTTTCCCTACTTTATCAGATGCAATTCCAAACATGCTGGTAGAAAGCATACGCTTAAACATGCCAATCTTCTCTATATTTGTGGACTGACACACTGGGCAGTGGGGTTGATTGGCAGATGTTGGATTTTGATAGTTGTTCTTTTCTCTATATTGTTTTAACCACTCTTCTTCTTCATGACGTCTTTTGTTATATGCATTCTCATCAAATTGATCTTCCACATTAAGATCTTTTAGGTCATTAAGAATGCTTTCTTTGTCACGCCCGTGATGATTTAACAAATCTACCATTTCATATTTAGTTTGTATAAATGGAACGCGACAATATTCACAGTTAACTCTTCTACAATGACCAGCATAATTAATTTCATGAACCCCACATCTCGGACAGATAAAACCTTTAGTAAAATCATTAATATTATTTTCTTCTAAATATTTTTTGATTGGTCGCCCACAATGAGGACAAGTTTCAGCATAGATGCTAACTTCTCTATCACAATCTGGGCAATATATCAAATTTTGAAATCCCATATTACATCCTCCAATGTACATTAAATTAATTACATTATATCATAATTATTATATAAATCCAACATTATACAATAATTTTATTTGCAGTTAAAAAATTTAGGTGATTTATTTGGTAGTTTTGGAGAATTAAACTTACTGAAAAATAAATATGGAAAAAACTCAACATTTGATACATTAAGCAGTACACTACAACAGTCTTTTAACGAGTCTTTTAAAGTTGGGAAAAATGGAATTAGTGAATTTTCTACAGAGCAAATTAAAACTAAAGCATCTGTAATGGGATTAAATGATGCGTTGACAAAACAAGCATTATCTCTTGCGAATGATGCTGGTTTATATCAAAAAGCTGCGGCAGGTAATCTTACATTTAGTAAGGCTATAGAATTAAATATAAATAATGCAAGTGATTTAGTTGACGCATGGATGAATAGTAATTCTGAAGTCTTAAAAAAATATCAAGATTCCGATATTGTTACGAAGATAGTTAATTCAGGTGAAAAAGGCAGCGCGGCATATAATGAGTTTGTTAAAGATCTCATTGATAAGAATCAAGATTTAGGTGACTCAATTGTTGAATTAGCACCAAAAGTAGAAACCACAAAATCTGCCTTTTCTGGTTTATCAAACTATTTTAAAGGTCTTCTTGCTACATTTACCAACCCAATTTTTCTTTTAACCACAGCCGTTACCGTAGGCGTTGCGGCATGGCAAGGCTATAACCAATCTGTCCAGGAATCCATTCAGCACACGAAAGACTCCATAGCAGAGATAGAGGAACGTAATAAGTCTATTGACGACAATATCAGTAAAGCACAAGAACTAAGGAATTCTCTTGATTCCGGTACTCTTACGGAGCAAGAAGCTTATAACGCGAAAAGTCAGTTACTTGATATTCAGAGTCAATTATCAGATTCTTATGGTGAGCAAGCAGATGGAATTGATCTGGTAAATGGCAAACTCGATGAGCAGATCGAGAAGATGCAGCAGCTCAAAGTTGAAAATGCGAAAAGTTGGCTGAATGATTCGGATAATGAGAAGAATTACGAAAAAGCTAAAAAGAAAATGACCAAAGATGATTATGAGTCATTCTTTGGTAATACACCTACTTTAGCTATGCTCGGCTCGGAACCACAGAAATCTGAATATACAAATTCAGACGTATATAAAGATGCGCTGAAGCGTTACCGGAACAGTAAGTCTCAGATCGAAGAAATCCAGAAAGCGGCAGAGCAAGCAGGACTCAAACAATATAATGGTGTGGCTACAGGTCAATTCCAGCTCGGTTTTGAAAATGAAACAGTAACAGGAGCAGATGAAAAGCTGAACAATTTCCTTGCCACTGTCAAAGAGCTGAAGCGTCAATTTGAGGACGAGGGCAAAAATACTGATTACTTTGACAACATTATCAGTTCCGCGGAAGATGCAGAATCTTCCTATAAAGATATTCTGGATAAGCATCAAGAAATATATCAAGAGTATCTGAAAAATTCCATGCTTGCAGAAGGTTACGGTAACAATAAACCAGCAACTGTATATCAGCAATATGCGGATGCAGTGGACAAATATAACGAAGCTTTGCAAAGTGGAGATACTTCTAAAGTTAAAGAAGCAAAGACTGCATTAGATGGCGTAAAAGATTCCGTAGATAATATTGTCAGTACGGATTCCGGTAAGAAATACAAGGAGTTGTTCGATGAAATTGCAGATGGTATTGATACAGCATCCGAAAAAACTTATGAGTTCAAGGAACGGCTGTCCGGTAGAGGTGCAGATAAATTAAACAATACTGTACTTTCTAAACTCAAAGAGCTGAAGAACTACACTGATATTGACCTCAAGAGTATCAATCTTGATACAAGTGATGTTGTTGCTGGTAAAGATGCTCTACGCATGGCAGTAAACGAAGCAATGGATCTCGGAATTGTTTCCGATGATTCTGCTGAAAGTGTGGCAAAAGTTGTTGATCTCTTAACGGATATGGGAATGACCGCGACCGTATCCATGGATCAAGTGGATGATTCCTTCTCAGAAGTCAATACTACAATTCAGCAAGCGCAAGCAAATTTGGAAACACTCAAGACGATTATGTCCGAATCTGTTTCGGGAGCAGGAATTTCTGCGGATAACGTGAAAGCATTTAGAGAGATGTTCGGAGATGATGCAGAGCGGGCGCTGGAGAAAACGGCAGACGGATATCATATCAACCGTGAAGAACTTGCAAAATTACAGGCACAACAATCACAGATGAACCGAGCTGATTATCTTTCCGGTTTGGCAGATCAGCAGGAAGCTCTGAGACAAATCGAGGAGCAGATCGCCGATGCAATGGTAAAAGGTCAAGATGTCAGCGGCTTACAGGCACAGCGCGAAGGTATTTTGGATAATATTTCCTCTCTGGAGGATTTAGCATATCAGTATCAAACTGCTACTTCTGCTTATCAACAATGGCAGGATGCTATGTCCGGTGGTGAAGAAGGTAATATGTATGATTCCATCCAGGGTAACATGGAATCCATTAAAGATCTCTACGACAAAGGACTTGTAGGAGAAAACAAATTCCGAGAGTTTGTTGATCTTATGTCCAATAAGGATCTGACCAATGCCAGTGTAGATGAAATCGTTGCAGCTTACGAAGAATCCTATCCAAAGATGGAGCGTTACTTTACAGAAGGCCAGGAAGGATGTCAAGCATTCTTACAAGATATCTCTAACCTTAATTCTGAATGGGCGCACATGAATGAAGATGGTTCCTGGGATATTAATTTTGGTGTTGGCAACGATCAAGAAATTGCGGATGCACTGGGAATTGATGTGGAAGCTGTGCAATCAGTACTAAGAAAACTGCATGATTTTGGCTTTGACATCGACCTCGATCAGCCGGTTAAATCTCTGGAACAACTAAAAACTGAAGCTCAGTCTGCAAAAGAAGCTCTTGATGGAATGGGTGAAACTTCTCTTGATAGCATCAATTTGGACACAGATTCATTCAGTGAAATCACAGATGATATTGACAAGGTTAAGGAATATATTCAGCAGATCAATGATGCTGATTTGGAGCCAGAAGTTCGGACAGAGAGACTGGAGCAAGCCAATAATATTCTTGACTATCTGGTACAGAAACAGCAAGAAGCTGGACAAAATAACATTGTAATTGATGCGGATGCAAGTTCTGTCGATCAAAAGATTTCTGATCTGAAGAGCCAATTGGAGCAGTTTAGAAATAATGACGGTACGATTCCTGTTAATGCTGACACACAGGATGCTGTCAACAGTTTACAATCCCTGTACGCTACGAAACAGAATCTTGAAAATACACCAGCTATTCTACAGGTTGATACTTCGCAGGTTGACGGAGAACTAGGCAATGCGATCGGAAAATTACAGGAATATCAGAATGCTGTAGAGATTCTGAATGCACAGAACACGATGAAAACACAGGGCATCGACATTGATACCACAGATGCACAGCAGAAAGTACAACAGTTGGCAGGACAGCTACAGAATCTTGATGCTGATACGACAGCAAAGTTAGGTCTTGACGATACTGATTTTCAGTCGAAACTTTCTAATATTGCTACTCATCCGATTGATGTAGGAATAGGGGTAAATCTTGATCCGAATGCTCTTGCCGACGTCTCTACAAAGATTTCTGGAATTACGCCAGAATTACTTGTAAAAGCTGGTGTAAACGAAGAAGCGATTGTAAATTATACGCCGAAAGATAAGGACGCTACGGTCAAATACAAAGTTGACCATAGTGCGATTGACAGTTATGATCCGAAAGACAAAAATGCTACGGTTACTTACAGTGTGGTTGTTTCTGGACTTGAGAATCTACCAGGCAATAAAACAAGAAATCTGACTTACAATATTAAGACAAATGGTACTGTTCCAAGAGTAAATGGTACGGCACACGCTATAGGAACTGCTCATGCGACAGGTACTGCAAGCCGTAATTGGGGGCTTGCTCACAATGAACCACATGCGCTTGTAAATGAATTGAAACCAGAAGCAATCGTTCGGGATGGCAAGGCGTTTATCTTGAATGGCGGCGATCCTACTTTTGCAAATCTGAAGAAAGATGATGTTGTATTCAATGGTGATCAGACGGAGCAGTTGCTTGAACATGGTTATGTTACCGGCTCTCATGCACAACTTGCAGGTGGTGGTTATTCTTTAGGCAGTGCGTTCTCTGGCGGATCTGGAAGATTTAATGTTGGAAGTTCTGGAACAAAAGCAGATTCTTCCACATGGGAAGACAAAAAGAAACAGAATAATACCAGCCATAACTCATCTTCTGGTGGCAGTAGTCGTAGAAACAGTGGATCATCTTCCGGTGGTTCTTCCGGCGGCTCTTCGTCCTCTTCTGATGCAAAGTCAACAACAGAAGAAGTAGTTGATTTTATCAAAATTATGCTCTCCCGTCTGTCCCGTATGACAGAACTTGCAACTGATACAATCGAACGTGCAGTAGGTCTTGCAAATAAACAAGCAGCCGCGGCAGATGCAATCGGTAAGGCAACGAATGAAATGGTTCATAACCAACGTGCAGCAGATGCTTATCTGGCAAAAGCTAATAGCATTAGTTTGTCCGATGCTTATAAGAACCAGATCATGAACGGTAGTATTAATATAGATACCATCACAGATGAAGATCTGAAAAAGAAAATTAGTGACTTCCAAAGCTATTATGAATCTTACTTATCTGCAAGAGACAATACATTAAAGCTCGAAGATAAAATTACCGAACTTGCCGAAAAACGTCTGGAAATCATTGAAAAAGAATATGATGCGATCGTAGACATCAATGATAAAATCAAAGACGTAGCAAATTCCAAAATATCCTTGAATGATGCACTTGGCGTAGCAATCGACAATCCAGATAATTATGCAAGTATGAATAAGTCCATCAAAGCACAGGAAGATACTTATAATCAGCTGACGAAAAAGCTGTCTGATTATCAGAAAGAAATAGATTCACAGCTTTCCAGCGGTTATCTTAAGAAAGGTTCCGAAGCTTATCAAGCTGCTATGAAAAATATTCAAGATTTCACAGCTAAGATTTACGATGCTTCTACCAGCCTTCTTGAACTACGGGATAAATTGGATCAGATTAAAATTGATACTATCCAGAATGTAATTGACGGAATCAAACGTAATTCGGATATTACGGAGAAATATATTTCTTACCTGCAATCCCAGAATCGTGATGTGCCAGAGAATCTATACACTGACCGTATAGATAATAATAACGCTCAAGTACAGCAGAATCTAAAGCAGATGGAAATATACCGGAAGAAACAGGCGGTTCTTGATGTCAATTCTAAATCGTATCAAGATTATGCAGAAAAGATTCAAACGCTAAAAGAAAATACTCTGGAACTGATTACGGACAATGAATCTCTTCAAGATAGTATCTATGAGCTACGTTTTAAGCCACTTGACGATGCTATCCAGAAGTACAGTGATCTTGAAGATGAGCTAAAAAGTTTCCGCGACCTTCTGAACGATGATGCATTCCTTGATAAGCAAGGACGTATCACTGAAGAGGGATTGGCACAAGTTGCTCTCTTACAGCAGAGTATTGGTACGGCAAAACAAAAAATTGCAGATTATACCACGGGTCTGCAAAAACTAAAAGAGTCTTATGACAATGGGGTTATTTCCTTAACGGAATATAATGACAAGTCAAAAGATTACCGTGAAGGTATTCAAGGTTCGATTGCAGATGTGAAATCATATCAGGACAGTCTGGTTGATCTGTATAAGAACGCTATGAGTACAGAGGTTGATTATCTTGATAAAATAATCAGCAAGAGAAAAGAAGCCCTGACACAGCAGAAGGATATGTACGACTATTCTAAGAAGATTAATTCTCAGAATAATAACATAAATAGCCTTAAAGCCCAAATCATGGCTTTAGAAGGGGTGAAATATTTGCTCCTGTAAAATCTATTTAATTGCGGGAAGTCCCCATAAGGTTTAATTGGCTACAACGTAACCGGAAACGGTAGGCGTGAATGCGGTAGAGTTATAAACTCACAGTCCATTATTGGATAGAAACCATAAAAATAATTAAACTAGGGATAACCGGGTGTGCAAGTCACTCAGACGCAGCGAACTTCCTAAGTCAGAAATGATATGGAAGACGTTCAGAGACTAACCCATATTGGGTGGCGCAATGCCTTAATGTAAGACCGCAAGCGATTGGCGGTTTGAAAAATATAGACTATTTGAATATTAAGTGATATTATAAATTTGAGGCGTTCTGTTTTATGTCTACTGATGAACAGGCAGAACACAGTGCGCATACAGATAAAGAATAGAATGGCATCTAACAACAAAAATTTGAACACATTTATTAAAATTTACAGACAATAAAGTGGTATTTTTGTTGATACTGCGAATAGATTTTTCCTTTAGAATTGCATATAATAAATATAAGAAAGGGGAACCTTTCTCAATAAATCTGGTGTGATGCAGCGAAATGCGACTGCTAGAAATACAACCGTAGAAGCACATACCGGGCTAGGAACTGGTGTGTGTGGAGGTTTACAAAGGTAAGGGGTTTACCATAGCCTAGCTAGGTGAAAACCGAAAGAAAATCCCACAATGAAGTAAGAGAGTTAGCACCAGTGACTCTCTTATTTTTATGCACAAGGAGATAAAATGGATGCAATATCAACAGCGTTGACATCTTTTAAAGATTTATCTTTATATGAATATAAATTTAGAATTGCGTATAAAAAACAATTATATGATCTTGAACTGAATTTTGACAATGAAGATTTTTATCATTGCGCCGGATTGCAGTATTTAAAAGACATAGATATTCCCAAAAACGCTTCAAAGTTGTTTCGTGAAATTGTAAACGGCAAAATTACAGACGACTATTTGGAGAAAAGTAAGAAGTACCCATTTCCAAAACCAGGAATAGATGTCCAAAAAAGAATTTTGCACCTAGGTGTTTTAAGAAAATATATAGAAGCAGATAACGCAATTTGGAAATACGTGAAAGAGCAGAATGTCGGAAGTCAGATAAATGCTGATTATATGATAGTTTCTACAGTTGATAATGTGGAAGCATACATATTTCTAAGAAAAAGATCGTCTGACCCAAACGATTTAAAATACTGTATCTGCTCATTTTTTGTTAATCCGATCAGAACATATAATGGAGCAAAAGCATATTGGTTTTATAAATCAAAAGTCAATTTAGAAACAAATGAAGAACAAATATATTATCAGAAACAACCACAGGAGCAGTAAACCTACTGCTCTTTTCTTATACCTCAAATCTTAATTACAATCCCTCAAATAAAATTCAAATAGAAGATATAGTCCCATGCCATACGAAAGTATGGAGAGCAGTTATGCTCTTGTCCACGTAGCGAGTGGATGAAAAGAAAAATGAAATAATCTCGATGCTCAATCTCAAGTTAAGAAATTGAAGCAGCAGCTCAAAGAAGCGCAAGAAGATCTCGATGATACGAAGCGTGACCATGCTTATGATATGCAGTCTCAAGGTTTCGATAAGCTCAGTGAAGATCTGAAAACTTCTCTTGATGATACCGAGTATGAAATCAGCCATAATGCTGATAAACAGCTTGAGATCATCAATTCTATGCTTGACAAAGCCGTGTCCTCTTACCAAGAAGCATACGGTAAAATCAATTCTATCATCAAAAATACTGGCTGGGTAGGTAGTACGGATTTTAACAATACCCAGTCTGATCTAAGCACAGAGACAGGTGTTAAGAATCAAAATTCCAACGCATCACAGTCTCAGTCCAATGCAAATAAAAATCCATCCAGTACCGCATCTGGTACAAAAACTGATCCAATCAACAGTAATTCAAAAGTAAACAGTGATCTTGCGGATCAATTAGTCAAGCCGGAAGATACAACGAATCGTAAGGTTGCGGAACTAAAGGTGTCTCCTACTTCTACTACACTGGAAGAGGGTAAATCCACAAGTATTACTGCTACAATCAGACCGAACGATGCAGCTAATAAGACTCTTGCTTGGAAATCAAGTAATGAATCAATTGCTACTGTATCCAATGGTACGGTAAAAGCAAAGAAACCTGGCTCTTGTACGATTACTGCTACCACTACCGATGGAAGTGGACTGTCTGCAAAGGTATCAATTAAGGTCAATGCGAAACCAAAACCACCAAAGCCACAGCCGAAACCACAACCAGCAAAAACTGGTGGCGATGGAATTCCTCGTGTTGGCGATGTCGTAACATTCACAGGATCTTACTACAATGACTCTTGGGGTATGTCTCCAAGAGGTAGTAGATTTTCCGGTCAGCCTGGTGCCGTTGTCATTGACTCTTATACAGCTAGGGAATATGGCGGAAATGGACGTACTACTGGTGATTTTAAGATCCATATCAAGAGTGCGCATGATCCTAATTATAGTGATCTTGGATGGGTGCGTCTCAGTCAGATTAGTGGATATGAAAAAGGTACGGATCGTATCCATGGCGATCAGCTTGTATGGACAAACGAAAACAAAGATACCAAACATCATGGCGTTTCAGAATTAATCTATCGCAAGAAAGATGGTGCTGTCCTTACACCTGTTCAAGATGGAGATTCTATTCTACCAGCAAATTTCGTTAGTAATTTAGCTGCATTAAGTGCAATTGATCCTAAAGAATTCGGTATGAATGTAAGTACTACGCCAAATCTGGTGCAGACAAATATTCCTCAGAACATCAGCAATGTCGGAAATGTAACGGTAACAAATCATTATGATTCATTACTCACAGTTGAAGGTAATGTTGACAGGGATGCTCTGCCTGGATTGCAGAAAATACTGGAAAAATCATATACGTATACAACGAAAAAGTTGGCTGACGAATACGGAAGACTTGGACACAAGATAATTATGTAACTTTTATGGGAGGGTACTGTCAAAGGTACTCTCCTATTTCTATAACTATAACAAATTTTTTGGAGGTGATGCAAAATGGCAAAAGAATTTAAAAATTTTACGTTCATGGGACAACGATTAAGTGATTTAAGTGTGAAATATGTATCCGTGGATTTTGAAGGTGGATCAGATGTGAATATGGCGATGGAGAGGGATATGGAGACAGGTGATTCTAATCGTTATAAGGTAGAACCAAATTATTTTTATGACAAATGGAATGACACTTTAGAATTTGAGTTAGATATTATCAAAGACCCATGCACATATTTAAACCAAAGTGATTCTATTATCACAAAGTCTGAGCGTCGAGAAATTACCAAATGGCTCACTTCTTCTCATTTTCCAGAATGGCTGACATTTTCCGGAACCGATGATTCTGCAGATGATACAATTCGTTATTTTGGATGGTTTAACAATATTGAATCATATTCTGTAAATTCTCAAACCTTTGGATTAAAATTATATTTTAAATGCACAACCCCGTTTGGTTATACTGACGATATTACAACTAACGTATCATGTTCAACATATAAAAATATTTTAATCGCAAATAACAGTGATGAATTAAATAGTTATGTGTATCCAACGATTGATATTTTTCCAAAAGCAAATGGGGATATTGTAATTTGTAATATGTCTGATTGTACGATTCGCGAAACAGGAACACTATCTTCCTCTAATACAAATTATATGGGACAATTAATTTCTTATGTTGAATTATATGCAAAATCAAATGCATGTACTGCACAATTTGACATTTCAGAAGAAACCAAAGATATTAATTGGAGATGCGATAATACATTGACTCAATTTAAATTAATTGATGTATATGGAAATGAAACAGCATGTACGGTTTTTTATAGGACAGATTCAAAAGTATATTATATCATCGAAAATGGCATTATGGTTTTGTCTGTTTCAAAAGATTTAAATATATCTATGGATTGCCAGAAGTTAACAATTAATGATGAGCTTGGACGGATGGTAAGATATGATAAATTAGGCATCAATGATGTCGCTCATATGTATTGGATACAATTAGTTCATGGGAATAATTCCTTCTTATTCTATGGTAATTGCGATTTTCGCATAAAACATATTGAGGCACGAAAGGTTGGTGAATAATTTTGAACATTGTTTATGATCGTTATAACCAACCAATACAAAGCCATGTGTATTTAGGTACACCAAACAATAAGATTCTATGTGCTATCAACGGAATCGAAGAAAGTACATTTCAGCTTACTCCCAAATTCATTAATACATATGAATTAACATTTGATATTAATGAAAATATTTTAATCGAAGATGAACATGGTTTATCGAAATTAGTACATTCCAACGTATATGATTTAGTTGCTTGGCTTATGCGAGTATACGTCGATAATGTTGGATGGTTTATCATGGATGCACCTAAAATATCACATGATGGAATTAAAGAGACTAAAACTATTACCTGCCACTCAGCAGAGATAGAAATGGAGCAACATGATTTAAAAAATTTTAAAATTAATCAAGGGACAACAGATTCGTATGAAATGCTTGCGGATAACAATGTCGAGAAAATAGGTGACGTAGAATTCGCGAAAGAGCAAATCAAGTTTTATAATCCGAATAATCCACAATTAAGTCTGTTAGATCTTGTTCTTAAAGCTGGTGGTGTCTATGGTTGGTCAATAGGGGAAATAGATACTATTCCAAAAATATATCGTACATATAAAGATGGTAAATATGTTGAGACTTCTACTCTATTATCTGATGAAATAGGCTCATTTGATATTGAGAGTCAGGACGTTTATTCTTTTTTCACACAGGATATGGCACAGTATTTTCAATGTGTTTTTGTTTTTGATTTTTTACACATGAAAATTAATGCTTATCATCCTGAAAATTATGGGAAAAATACAAATGTAAATATTAACTTTAAAAACTTGCAGCAATCCCAAGATATATCTGTTGACGATGGCAAGATGTTTACACGTTATTATGTACAAGGATCAGATGATCTTGGTATTACTTATGTAAATTTTGGCTCGAATTATATTGAAAATATTGATTATTATTTAAACGAAAAGTACTTCTCTTCTGCTTTTATTCAAAAATATAATCTTTGGAAACAGGATATGGAAAACTGTAGGATTGATTATATTGAAGCGACCAGAAAGTATAATCAACAGATGAAAGTTATCACAGAATTGTATGATCGTGTTCCTTTGGATGATTGCTCTACAGATTGGAGTACATTTACAGATGATGAATTAAAAGAAGCACAAGCAAATTACCAGGCCCAACTCAAGGGTTATGAGCAATTCTATGTAGATAGTGATGGTAACTTTGATGAGGATGCTTTGAAAAAGTCTTCGGATGCTAATGATTATTACCAAATTCGAGATGTAATTCTTCCATCTATTCAAATCGAAATGGATAATCGTCAATTACCTACAGACGATGACAATGCAGATTACGTAGACTCTTATAAAACCGATTGGAAGTTATACGGATTAGACGAATTAAAAGTAAAGCTGCAAGAGTATAAAAACACAATTGAAACCTGTAAAAAGGGCGGTTACGATAAACCATATTCTGAAGATTCTTCTCACACTAAAGATATTCATGATAAGATGTATGCAAAATATCTGGACGCTCAAAATCAACTAGATTCTAATTATGTAGGTGGATGCCAGGAAGCATATGATAAGAGACAATCTGAAATTGATGCGGCCAATGATGTTTTAAATGGATATAATAAAACAAGAGTTCAATTAACTCAACAAGTAAACAAAGAAACTTGGGTTCATAAAAATAATGTTTCTATTACTGATGAAAATGCAAATTATATCACTGATGAATCCAATCGGAATATCTCATCGCTATCTGATACAATTTCATTTTCGGCAAAAGATTTATTAGAACTATCTAAGGTTTATTATGATGGAACATATTCGAATGATAATATGTTTCTCACAGATTCTGATGATCAAGTTTCTGCAATTGATGAGCAATTAAAATTACTGGACGCTGCATCTGAGGATTTATACATATCTTCTCACCCACAATATCAATATACAACATCATTAGATAACTTTTTAGCGAAAAGTGAATATAAAGATTATACAAAAAACATCAACCGTGGGGATTATTTGTATTTAACGATTGGAAATAATAATGTTGTAAAACTGCGTTTAATTGAAATGACATACAATCCATTAACAATGGACAACAATATCGAATTAACATTTTCCAATATGACTCGAACAAAAAATGGATTTTCTGATATTTCTTATCTTCTGGATAATTCATCTGGTGGTAGTAAATCTTCCGCATCTGGTTCGTCTAATAATTTCTTAAACAATGAAGGCATCACTCTTACATCTGGGCTAATCCAAAAGCTTTTATCTTCTGGTGCATTCAGCAATAAAGTTTCTTCCATTATAAATAATGAATTCGCAGGTATGCTTGGTAGTGGTTCTATATCATTACAAGAATTAAATGCCAAGTTGATTAAAGTTACTGATCTATATGGTGAGAATGGATATTTCGAATATCTACAGTCAAAATTAATTTCTGCTGATAAAATTGTCGCAGGTAGTGGTAATTTTAAGGAATTATCCGCAGTTGTTGCTGCGATTGATAGTTTATTGGCTGGAAATATATCTGCAGAACTTGGACATCTTATTCATCTTACTGCTAGTAATGTTGTTGTTGACGATGCAGTAATTCGTGATTTAATCGCGGCAAATATTACTGTAGCAATGCTAAAAGCAAGTACTATTTCTGCTGATAAATTTAATATTGCTTCCGATGATGGTGGACTTACTATCGTTGGTAACACGATGCAATTTAAAGACAAAAACAATAATGTACGTATCCAAATCGGTCGTGATGCAAAGGATAATTTTACGTTTACTTTGTATGATGAGACAGGTAAAGGTGTATTAATTGATTCTAAAGGCATTAAAGAATCTGCTATCGCTGATGGATTGATTAAAAACGATATGGTTGCGGATGGAACTCTTTCTAAAGATAAACTGAATTTCAATGTTATTGAAGCGGATAAGAATGGAAATGTTGACGCGGCGAAAGTCATCGTTAATGGTCATGGAGTTGATGCAGAGTTCACTTCAATTAAGCAACAAATTACTGATCAGATTGAAAATGTAGAGGGTAAAATTGGTACACTAGACTTATATGGTGAACAGATATTTCGAAAAATAGATGGTGTTATATCTCCAAACAATATAACTATAACGGCAAAATATAGAAATGATGTTAAAATCGGTAAATGGTATATAGATAATGTAGAAAATACAAGATATGTATCTACGGATAAAACTTCAATCACAATACCATCTTCTTATATTGCAACATTACCATCAACAAAAAAATCTTTAGTTATTAAAGTCGAAGATTCCACAAAAAAATTATACGATGTATTAACTGTACATATTTTGGATAGTTTAAATGGAATCGATGGACAACCTTCTATTTCTGTAATTATCACCAGTGAAAAAGGAGTAGTGTTTGATGATGATACAACAATTACGAGTACTATATGTACATGTCAAGTATATAAAGGTGCTACGCCTATGGAACCGATATCTTACAAATGGCAAATTATAAATAACGAGTCAGGTGATTGGAAAACGGTTGGAAATAATAAAACATTGACAATTAATGTTGATAAATCAATTATACGTAAGAGAATTCGTTGTCTAGTTGATATTGGAGACGTAGCACAAGTGTCAATTACGGACGAGCAATCAAATACATTACAAGATGAAAATGGAACTAGTCTATATTCCGTTGAAGCAGCATCAGATACTTCTGCTTCGAGTAAAAATATTATTGATGTAAATACAACTGAAGTGCTTGATTCTTCTGATAGCGTATTTGTCAATAGTGGAAAATCTCTTAAGCAGATAAATTATGATTTATTAGCAGATGCAATTTTAAATAAATTACTCAGCAAATCTTATGAAAAGATTGGAACAAATGTTATCGATGCAATCAAGGAAAATGCGAATACGTTAACAGATAAAGATATCGATACATTAATTGAAAAAATGTAACACATAAAAAAGGAGGTGAGCAATGTTACTATCAAGCAACGAATTAGACATGTTGATTTTGCAACATGGAAAAGATGGAACATCCGCAGATTCTAAATATATCTGGGTGAAGTATGCACAAGATAAAAATGGAACTGGCTTGACGGACGATCCAACCAATGCAGTTTATATAGGCATTGCTTATAACAAAACTGAAAAACATGAATCAGATAATCCTAACGATTATACATGGACAAGAATCAAAGGTAACGATGGAGAATCGGCATATACTGTTATTCTTCAAAATGAAAATATAACATTCTCTGTTTCTAATCAAAATAATATTGCTTTAATGGATCAATCTTTTGATACTTCTGTTGTGGTATTCAAAGGTACAGATGCAGTTAGTAATTTCACTATTGGAACAGTTGAAAGTAAAAATGGAATTTCGGTAACACAAAAAAATAATACAATCACATTTTCTGTCGATGCTGGAAATAAAATTGAAGCAGATTACGGAAAATTCTCCATACCAATTTCTGTAAATGGATTAGTATTTAAGAAAGAAGTTTCTTGGTCGCTTGCAAAAGCGGGTGCGGTTGGTGGTCAAGGAAATCCTGGCGAACCTGCTTTAAGTATATCTCTTGGAAACGAATCACAAAATATTCCATGTACATATGATGGGCATGTCATTAATGATATGTTAATAGAGATATCATTTGTAGGATATCGAGGTTTAACAAGAACACCATGTAACGTAGCAGTCGGCACTCTTCCATCTGGAATGACTCTTGGGTCAACTGAGAATTGTACAATATCTAATGATGGATCGATAATTTTGAATATCGTAAAAAATGCTACACTTGGCACTGAATCAACATTAACTGGAAATATAGTCTTAACATTTAGTATAAATGGAAAAACATTAGTTAAAAACTTTACCTGGGCAAAATCTAAAGATGGTGGGTTGTCCTATATCTACTCCATAGAACCATCATCATATGTAATAAACAAAACATATGATGGAACACTCTCTCCTGCTTCTATTACATTTAATGCTTATTATCAGAAAGATGGAAGCGATAGAATTCCGTATCATGGTCTTTTTACAATAGAAGAATCGACAACAGGAAGTGATTTCAAATCCACATATCTTTCTTCAAAAAATGAATCATCTTTAACTTATACCCCAACGTCAAATAACATTAAAAGTGTACGATGTACATTAAGTCAAACTGACAAAGTATCTGTTGTGCTAGACAGACAGACGGTTATCGTATTATCTGATGACAAAATGAAGGATGCCTTGACTACTGTAACTACCAGAGTTAATGGTGTATCTAGCAAAGTGGATGGTATCGACAAGAAAATTACAAACAAGGTTTGGCAGACAGATATTACAACCGCAGTAAATAATTATGATGGCACAACCGTTAAATCTCTTCGGGATCAAGTGAGTTCGCAAGAAACTAAGATTGGCGAAATAACCTCGGAAGTATCCGATGTTAAAACCACAGTCAAAAACAATCAAACAAGTGTCCAAAAAGACATTGCTTCTATAAAACAAGATGCTACAGGATTCAAACAAACAGTTGCATCTACATATGAAACTAAAAATGACGCAACGAGCAAATATTCAAGTTTTGACCAACGTGCTGGAAAAATCGAAACCAATGTCAAAACACTTCAAGGAAACGTTACTACCTTATCTCAAACAGATACAGAAATTAAAGCAGAACTTAAAACTGCTAAGGGTGATATCACGACTTTAAAATCTGACGCGTCTGGTCTTTCGACAAAAATCACGAACGCCCAGGGAGATGTTAACATTTTAAAAGCAGATGCAAAGACAATGAAATCAGATATTTCGGATGCAAAAGGCAATATTTCTGAATTACAAAGGACGTCAACAAATCTTCAGTCGCAAATAACAAATAATAATACTAATATTAATATTCTTAGCCGCGATCCAATGAATTATTCACAATTAAAAGAAGACACTGCAGATTATTTTGGTTTTATATATGATAATACGGCAGATGGTAAATGGTATACAGTAAAAACTTTGTCAAGGGATAAATTTATTTCTGGATATTATGAATGCATGGGTGGAGAATCATTTAATATAGAGTTTGAAATCTCTACTTCTGTAAAAGGCAACTCAACGAATGAAGGAACAGATAGTACTTATAAAGGTACTGCGATCGGCTTATATGGATTTAATGCTCAAAAACAAAGCGTTGGTATTAATTATAGCACAAGAACAACTGCTACTGCCGCAGCAACAGCTACAAAAATTAGTTCTGTAGTTAGCGTTCCAGTAAATTCAAGATATTTTCGAGTATTCCTTCAAACTGAAAGTTGGGGAAATTTTTCAGGAACATTAAAAATTCGCAATGTGATTGTATCTCGTATTAAGGCGATGGAAACAAGAATATCTTCTGCCGAAACAGCAATTCAGCAAAATACAAATGATATTTCTTTACGTGCTACCAATGTGCAGTTAGATCAAGTAAAAAAAGAGATTAATGGTAATTTTGCCAATTATTCTACAACAACAGAAATGAATAGTGCTATTAAAGTGAAAGCAGATAGCATCACACAAGAAGTATCTAAAACATATACAAAACAAACAGATTTCAATTCTCTTTATATTGGAGGCAGAAATCTTGCTCGAAATACATCCAGTTCTTATTCTTCTGAGTTTTCTGATTTTAGTGGTACAGCAAATATCTGCCCATCAGTTGCAACCGTTTTAACAGATGGTCTTGCTGCAGGTGATGAAATTACGATTCATTTATATTATAATTATTCAAATATTGTTGCTGCTACTGGGCAAACTGCCAAAGTATGGATACAAGGTAGTGGAAATGTAACGGGATGGAGTTCTGGAGCATTTACATCAAGTCCAAGCATTGCTATTTCTGGAAGCGGAACGAAAGAATTTTTATATACGACAACCGTTTCTGCAGACCAGATAAAAAATTCATATTGGCTTGTTAATCTAAGACATGATTATGTCCAAAGTGGAACTGTTCGATGGAAAATGTTCAAAGTCGAAAAGGGAAATCGACATTCCGAATGGTCTCCTGCACCAGAAGATACAAGTACCGCTATCACAAAAGTAGAGCAAACAGCAACAAGCATTCGAGCGGATTTAAGCAATACACAAGGAGACGTAAGTTCATTACAAGCGACAGCTTCTGGGCTACAAAAGAGTATTTCTAATGCACAAGGCGATATTAATACTATGAAATCAGATGCTACAACAATGAAAACACGGATTTCTAATGCTGAAGGAGATATCACGACTTTAAAATCTACCGCGTCTGGTCTTTCGACAAAAATCACGAACACCCAGGGAGATATTAACACTTTAAAATCAGATGCAAAGACAATGAAAACACGGATTTCTAATGCCGAAGGAGATATATCGACTCTACAACAAACAGCGAATGGTTTTCAAGTACAACTTAGTAAGAAAGCAGATCAAGTTGATAGTTTTAATGCAGCAAAAACAGCCACCAACTTTATGCAGTTTACTGATGGGACCGGATTGGAAGTTGGTAATAAAACCAGCGGATCTTGGTCTGGTTATCGGACTAAGATTTCAGCATCAGCATTTGAGATTCTCAACCGGGCAGGAACGACACTCGCATATTATGGTGATAAGTTGATCCAGCTTGGAAAGAACGCAAAAGATGCGGTTATTGAGTTATGTGGCGGTGTCGGTAAGATTTTGGTTGAAACAAAATCCGGCAATGCGGCTCTGTCAATCCAGAGCGAATATGTAGATATTAAAGGTGTCCACGAATCTGTATTGGAGACATCAAGTTCTTCTGGAAGCTGTATAGCCGGGGCTGTTGACGATTCTTTCGTTGTAAATACTTACTCGGATGCCAACAACAAAGCAAACTTCGATATTGGTAACGGTAGCATTATTCTTGAATCAAAGAAGAAAGGTTATCAGGCAGAGGTCGAATTTTATGGCTGTGGCTGGTCTGGAGGAGTGTATACTGGAGCGTTCGCACCGACCAAGGCGTACTCCGAAAAGATTATGTTGGGAGATAGTGGAAGAGTATGGGAGCGTTTGATTGTTAAAAACTCCCCACAGGTCACATCCGATCGCCGCGCCAAAACAAACATATTTCCACTCGGTGAGAGCAAGATCAATAAGACGGATATTCATTCAGAGCTGTTCGATCGCTTAAAACCAGTTCAGTATCGGATGATTGACGGTGATGGGCGCATTTGTTATGGATTCGTCGCACAGGATGTCGTAGAAGCCATGCGAGAACTCGGAATCCGAGAAGACGAGCTGGATCTGGTACACCACGACAGGAAGAACACTGAGGATGGCTATACTGATACCTATAGTATGGTATATACCAATTTGATTGCGGTAATAACACACGAACTTCAGCTCGAAAAGCAAAGAAGATCGAATCTTGAGTTAGAGGTCGCAGATCTAAGAAGTGAACTTGAAACCATGAGGGATAATCTCTCTGGGAATACAAATTAATTTTAGGAGGACAGAACTATGGCAGAAGTAAAAGCAACTTACACAAAGGATATTCATTATTCGGGTATTATTACTGTAGATGGCGAAACAGTAATATCTATGGACGCAAACATGGACGCAAAACATCCAGATGTACCGATCATTAACCGATACATCAATAATGGCAGAAAATATAGAGCAAATAAGTCTGCTATTGATGATATTGTTGATAAATTTGAAAATGATATTTGGACTGAATATGATGAATATATTGCAAAGCTAGAAGCAGAAAACACAAACACTGTATCGAAATAATTTAATACATATTCTTTACATACCATTTCCGCTCGCCCCATTCATATATTAAATATATTTGGTGCATTTGATAATCTATCTCGCATTCACAAGTAAATTGAATATATGTTATATACTTTACTTGTGTCTTCATTGTTACAGGAATAGAGCCATGTTCTTTATATCTAAAATACAAAGGCATGACTCTTCCTTCTGTATCGAAAGACGCAATTACTGGCACTGGTATTATATTTTGTTTATTATACATACAATCATCTCCCTTACTATTAATTTATCATATTATCAATTATTGTCAAGGGATGATATAAAATAGAAAGGAGGGAGTAATGAGCAAAAAGTTAAATGAACAAGGTTTATCTCATTTATTGTTAAAATTGAAGTCAATATTTGCTACAAAACAACATTCTCATACAAAATCAGAAGTCGGTCTTTCAAAAGTAGATAATACGTCAGATGCAGAAAAATCTGTAAAATATGCTGCTACTGCTGCATTTGATTCAAGTGGACAACAAATTAACAGTACTTATATTAAAAATATATCTGTTGATGAAAATATTATAACCGTCACAAAAGGAAACAATGAAAAACAAATCATCCATAAAACAAATTCCGCTAATTCTCAAGAATTTGGACTTGCTTGGATTTATTGGACAAACAATCTCGTGATTGGAGATGGGTTTGAAAATGATGCTATTACTTATTCTAAACATGATATTATTGCTACACAATGTTTACATTTGGATAAATTGGCATCGTCTAAACCAACGTTGACTTCGGATAGCATTATCATTTTAAAACGAGCAAAAGAATTAAATCCAAAATTAAGACATTTTGAATATATACAATCAGATAGTGGTAGAATAGATTTCTCTTATAATGGGGATCATGCACATTTAAATTCAGATGGTTCATGGGAAGGATCAACTGCTGATCTATCTGGAAGTTCGAGGATTTATACGTTTGCTCAGTTTTGTGACTGGTTTGATTGGTTTAAAAAACAAGGCGCAGATGGTATCTTTTTTGATGATTGGGGATATGACTTTGCAAAAGAAGATATTTGTTATCAGTTCGGATGGAATCCGGATAATTATGAAAATTTAAATGCAGCAAAAAATGAAAAATGGAAAAAGCTAATTGATGCGTGTCACGAAAGAGGATTATCTGTAATTACTAATGGAGGCACACCTTTTGCAATAGGTGATTGGTACACACATCTTGATGAAAACGATATTATTGCTTTAGAATCTTGTATGATATCGTCAGCAGGAAATACATGGAATAACGGTCATAAATCAATATATAATTATTATACAAATTGGTATAGTACTGGAAAATGCAAAGCAAAACTGTGGTCTTTAGACTATGTTCCAAGTGGATCTAAGGAATTTAAAAACCAAGTCCTTACATATTTATGTGCAATGGGATTAGCCTGTGGGGTGAATTATATATCGATGGGTGTAGCAGGTCGTATTGAAAAACCATTTTTTGTTGAAATTTTCACACGGGGTACTCAGAAAAAAATAGTTAAAATTGACGATAATACATATTCATTAAGTGTTGGAAGGCATCAGTTAGAAGTACATAGATGGTCTGGGCTTTCAGGTATAGTAAGCCAGAGTAATATATCAAAAAATTATTATATTTATGATGGAGAAACTTTTAATAATGGTTTCAAACTGGCTTCTACTTCAAATTATGAGTTATCTGAGCAGATGAACAAGGTAACAAAGACAATAGGAGGTCTAACTGAAGATACACGTAAAAACGCTTCATCATATTGGAGAATGGCTATTGACGATTGGCAAGAAAGTTTAAGCTATTTAGATTATAACAATTTAATTTTACAAAATGCATCGAATTTTGTTTATAATTATCCAGAGCAAGCGTTGGCAAAAATTGTTAAAAATAATGATGGGACTGTCGATCTAATAATCAAATATACTAATTGTAATAGTATGCATGTCTCTTTTGACGTTATTACCTCGTCGAATTATGAAAATTTTAAACTTACAGGAGAATCATTAGAATTTGGATTTTCTGATGTTATTTTTGATATGGAGGAAGGTAGTTGGACATTACCAAATGGAACAGCATATTATGGGTCAAGTCTCTGGGCAATCCCATCTTTTAGACCTCATCTTGCATATACCGTAAATGGGACATCTAAAGATATAGAATATATAAAAGGCGTATCAAGTGAAGTAGGAGAAACTAATGGGCATTACGAGAGAACACAACGTGGAGAAATCACCACTGCAAAGGTTTATGTCTGGATTCGTTCACCAGGAGAATCAAGTTTAATAAATGGTACTGTAACTCTAAAAAATCTGTATTTGATAGATACTGGAGAACATACTGATGAAATTTCAAAACGATGGTATACGAATATTTTTCCAGCATCATTTAATTATATTTCTGCTTTGAACGTGGTACAAAAGAGAAGTTCAAAAAATGGATGGCCTGTTGTAGATATAACTGCAACATCTACTGACCCATGGGGATGGGCTTGTTATAAATTATCTGGTGATGAAATTATACAATTAAGAGGGCATACGATTGAATTAGGATGTTCTACGATGATTTTTTCAAATGGTTATACCGGACATCAACTTTCCAATTACTCAAATTATGCATTTGGAATAGGGGTTAATACCGATACTCCAAATTCGTATAGATTATATTCGGATACAATAATGAAATCGAGTGTATGGGATGAAAAACTTGTTTGTCTTACTTGTACCATCCCAGAAGATGCAACAAGCATATGTGTTGGATTTAGAAGCTATGGCTATCCATCTGGAATAATTGTATCTTTAAAGAATGTATATATGTATGACTTACAAGAAGAAGTGTCTATTCGAGGAAAAGATAGCACAAACGTGTCATTACGTTTGTGTAGAGTTAAAGAAGAACAAGAAAATTTAACTCCATCAAAGATTAAAAACTCTCTTTATGTTACGGAAAAAGGTAGAATATATTCATACGACCTTAAAGGGAACAAAGTAGACATTGCCGGAAGTATATACGCTGGAGCCGTAGAAGCAGGTTATAATGGAAATCCGAGCGAATTTGGAGCTAAATTATACGAATTAATCAACAAATAAGAAAAATATTGTTGTATTTTCCAAACTCAGAAACGAGGTGAACTAATTAAATGGATGAAAACTTTATTTCAAACGAAAATTACGCAGTGTCTCCAATGAGCGACCAACATTCAACAGCTACAATTTCAGAGAAGGTTGTAGATGTGTCAAACATTGGTACATTCGTTATGGGAGAACACAATTCTTCTATGATCACTTTCCAGATTGATCGATATTATGATGGTGTCGATCTGTCTGATAAGAAAATTAAAATTGTATATAAAAATAGCAATGGTATTTATAAATCAGATGACGCAGAAATTTGCAATGTGAAATATTCTCAAAAGTCTCTACGTTTTTCATGGGTCGTTTCAAATAATGTAACACAAACAACTAAATTCATTGCTTATATTTGTTTTATTTCGGAAGATTATTTACTGAAAACAGAGAATTTTACTGTCCAAGTCAAATCATCTTTTGATCCCAGTACAAGTGAACCTTCTGCTAATTGGTTTGTAACAATTGAAGGCAAGCTTGAGAAAATCGAAAAAGATATTGCAAATAATCATGTATATGATTGGGCGAAACAACCTGAGAAACCAACTTATACTCCTGAAGAGATTGGTGCAGAAAAAGCTGGCACATCCGATGGGATATTTAGAAGTTCTATGAAGTATACAGATGGAGAAATTTCAAGATTAGAAAATACGGTAATTCCTAATAACGTAGCTAATATAGAACAAAAAATCACAGACCTTAATCAGTCTGTAGTTAATTTACAAGATGTTAAAGCAGAAAAAGTACATACTCATCTTGTCACAGATATTACAGATTTTCCAACAAGCCTTCCAGCAAGTGACGTGCATGATTGGGCAAAAGCAGAAGTTAAGCCGACATATACCCATGAAGAAGTTGGCGCACTCTCCTCTTCTACCCATATTCCATCTACATTAGAAGAAATGACGGATGATCAAAATCATAGAACTGTGTCTGATGTCGAGAAGGAAACATGGAATGCAAAAAGTGATTTTTCAGGTAGTTATAATGATTTAACAGATGTTCCAGAAATCAAACAACTCACAGATGATTTAAAAGAAAAATATGATAATGCAGCTACTCTAGCCACGGCAAACAAGAATACGCTGGATACAGATTATGCACAGACAAAAGAATTTTTGGATGGTCTGAAAAAGGGGTATATTGAATATCAATTGACTTGGGTGGAAAACGAACGTATTACAAGCGAGAATGGGGAAATTCAACCTGCAGATGGATGGAAAAGGACAACATATACTGATATATGTGATGCAGAATATATCTTTGTAGCCCGGCTAGGAGAAGAAAATCCTCAAGAATTAGTGCAATTTTGCGGTGCCTGGTATGATGAAAATCATAAATTTATTGAAGAGATTTTATTCGAATCCGCTTTCTTACATCATCCGGCTACTGCTAAATATTTTATCATGAGTTATAATCAATTATTAGTAAGGATTATGGTTGGCAGAAGAGCTTGCATTAAAGAGGGGCTTAGATCAACTGCCTCTGGCGACTTTTCTCATGCAGAAGGATTACAAACAGAAGCCTCTGGTTCAATTTCACACGTGGAAGGTGAGTGTTCTATTGCTTCTGGAGTAGCATCTCACGCGGAAGGATATAGCACAGAAGCCTCTGGTGAAAAATCTCACGCGGAAGGAAATAGTACAACTGCTTCTAAAGTATCTTCACATGCTGAGGGTGATTCTACCACTGCCTCTGGAAAATGTTCACATGCTGAAGGCGTAAGTACGACAGCCGAAGGGATGTGTTCTCATGCCGAAGGAAGTATGACATACGCAGAAGGAGGATGTTCTCATGCTGAAGGAAGTAATACTGAAGCAAAAGGAAAATATTCTCATGCATCTGGTTTTTTAACCCAAGCAACTCACAGTTGCCAGTATGCTGTAGGTTGTGGAAATGATCCTAAAGCAGATTCACTTTTTGAAGTTGGCAATGGATTAAACGCAGAGGGTAATTTAATTGATGATACAACAACGGTATTTGACTTAAAAACACGTAGAAATGCATTCAGAGTAACTAATACTGGTTATGCGATAGCTCAAACTGCTTTACAGATTGGTGAGACAGCAATTACGGAAGGCCAGTTAAAGCAATTGATTCAGCTTATCACAAACGCTGGTTGATCAAATAGCATTTAGTTGATTTAAAAGTATTTATAAGAAAAACAATGTAGCAATTAAGCACTGTAGGATTAGTAATTCTATTGGTACTTAATTGCTACATTTATTATTTTTGTGGTATAAGAGGAAAATTCATGAACAAATCAAAACGTTTATACACTTCTCTTCTATGTCATATCTTCATTTTTTTATTATCGGGATCAGTTTATTACTGTATGGAAATTCTATTTAAAAAATCTCATACGTCGCATTGGTCAATGTTCTTATTAGCAGGATTTGCTGGTTTATTTTTTATCGATGGATTAAATGATTTGTTTTCATTTGAGATGGATTATTTGCTGCAGATTCTAATTTGCAGTATTGCTATTACGGTTGGTGAATATATTGTTGGCATTACGCTAAATCGAGATTACACCATATGGGATTATCGCAATATGCCATTCAATATTAATGGGCAGGTTTGTTTGCCATTCTGTTTAATCTGGATATTTTTATCTGCTATTTTTATCCCGTTTCTTGATTGGGTTGAATGGGCAATATTTAATCAAAAGAAATCAGAAAAGCCATATTATAAGATTTTTGGAAAAATCATTTTTAAATTTAAATAATTTGATGAGAGGTATCTATATGATATCTCTCATTTTTTGTGAAAGAAGGCGATTGGATGACAGAAAAAGAATTTGTTGAAAAAATTGGTAATCTTGCTGCTGAAGACATGAGGACAAGTGGAATCTTAGCATCCGTTACTGCTGCTCAAGCTTGTTTAGAGTCTGGATACGGCTCAACCGAATTGGCAAAAAATGCGAATAATTTATTCGGCATGAAAACAACACTATCAAATAATACATGGGCATCCGTATGGGATGGAAAAAGCAAATATACCAAAAAGACAAACGAACAGACCAAAGACGGAAAAGTATATGTGATTACGGCTGATTTTAGGAAATATGCAAATATTTTAATGAGTATCAAAGATCATTCCTGTTATCTCAACGGAGCAATGAATGGAAAAGTGAAAAGATATGCAGGACTATCTGATTGCACAGATTATAAAACTGCAGCACAGATCATAAAAAATGGCGGATATGCAACAGATATTAAATATGTAGATAAAATTTGTAGTTTGATCGAACGATGGGATTTAACTCGTTTTGATAAACTTGGAAGGGAGAATTCGAATATGAATATTATTGATTAAATTGCGAACGCACACTCGTGACTTCAGTCATAAGTAAGTGAGCGTTTACAAAAATAGTCAGCATATAGGGAAACCTGTATGTAGTGATGTGAAATAGTCCACATCCAACAAAGCAAACGAATATGCTGGAACAAGGCAAGATTGACAACTTGTCGCCATAAAGCTAACTAAACTACAACATAAGGATGAAATAAACCTAAGTGTGAATGTTGCGAAAGCAGAAAAAATTAGTTAGATAGCATAAGGTTAAATCCTAAGTGCAGAATAAAAATTGGAAATCAGCAGGGAATAAGCGAATAGTTTTGCCCTCAACGACTATCACTCGTGAGGTGAGTAGGTACAAGCGTACCGAAGTGTTTGCGCCTAAGTCATAAAAATATGATATGGATAAGATATAGTCTGTGCTTGTATGAAAGTACAAGATACCTACTGCCAAACAATAAGGCAGACAAGGATGCATAGGAATTAGCGAGCCTATGTGAACGATAACCTCAAAAACGACAAGAAGTTTCTATGTTCTTGTATGTATTACTTAAAATTTAATAACATTCTCGTTTTCAAATGGAGAATAAACAATTGAAAGCGAGGTGATATTTGTGGAAAAAGCATTTCAATATCGTATATATCCAAATAAAAAGCAAAAAGAATTGATTCAAAAAACATTTGGATGTACAAGATTCGTTTATAACTATTATCTTAATAAGAGAAAAGAAATGTATGAAAATGATAAAACAACTTTTACGTTCAATATGTGTTCTAAAGATTTAACTAAATTAAAGAAAGAATTGGAATGGTTAAAAGAGCCAGATAAAGATTCTCTACAGAAAACGCTAAAAGATTTAGATATAGCTTACCAGAAATTTTTCAAAGAACATACTGGCTATCCAAAATTTAAATCAAAAAAGAATAGATATAAATCTTATAGAACAAGTTATACGAAGACTTCCGCTGGTGGAAATATTATGTTTATAAACAAACGTATTAAGCTTCCAAAGTTGGGACTTGTTAAAACAAGAGACAAGAAAATACCTCAAGGAAGAATATTAAATGCCACAATATCACAGGAACCAAATGGACACTACTATTGTTCTTTATGTTGTACTGATGTAGATTTTTCACAATATCAGAAAACCAATCAGAATATTGGAATTGACTTAGGTTTAGTAGATTTTGCGATTATGTCTGATGGAAAGAAAATCGAAAATCCTCAGTTTTATGAAAAATCAGAACAGAAACTTGCTAGATTACAGAGAGAACTTTCGAGAAAAACAATCGGTGGTTCCAACTGGAATAAAGCACGAATCAAAGTTGCGAATCTACAGAAACACGTAGCTGATCAACGCAAGGATTTCTTACAAAAGCTTACTACTGAAATCGTAAAAGCATACGATGTGATCAGCATTGAAGATTTGGATGTAAAATCTATGAAAGAAACAAATTCTACTATTCGTAACAAACGAGTTGGTGATGTATCTTGGTCTGAATTTCGTAGGATGTTGATATATAAATCTCAGTGGTATGGAAGAACATTATCTGTTGTAGATAGATATTTTCCGTCATCTCAGATTTGTCATTGTTGCGGTCATAGAGACGGCAAAAAAGCAGAAGATATTCGTGAGTGGGTATGTCTTGAATGCAATTCAGAATTGGATAGCGATGTTAACGCTGCTATCAATATTCTGAACGAAGGGCTTAGACAATTAAATTTTAAGTAATATATACGAGAACCGTAGGAACTACGGGGATAGCCTGGTGACACTTAGCTCATTGGAGTTATTGACCAGGAACCACGCGACTTTAGTCGTGTGAGGTTCAGGTTACAAATGCAAGTAAACCTTATGTTCCGCAATGGGGAAATCAAAAACAATATATTGTAGTTCATTACCTTGGAGTAGCAGGACAGAATAATAAAATTAATTCAGATGGATGTGGTGCGCATTACTATATTTATTGGGATGGTACTATTTATAAAGCAGCAGACCATAATGCTATTCTTTGGCAAGTAGGCACTGCAGGATACTATACTCAAAAACATCCATACGCAAGGAATAGTAACTGTATCGGAATCGAGATGTGTCCTAAGTGTGATGGATCTGGAAAATATGCAGAAGATCCAACATGGTATTTTACAGAAGCAACGCAAAATGCTTGTGTGCAATTAGTAAAATATTTGATGGGACAACTTGGCGTAGGTGCGGATCATGTACTTAGACATTATGATGTTGTAAATAAATATTGTCCTGCGCCATACGTTACTAATAATAAGTATAAAACTTCTTGGACTTGGAATGAGTTTAAAGCAAAACTTGGAGCAACTTATACTCCTCCAGTTGTACAGTCTCAGCCAACATCAACAAAGACTTACAAGACCGGTATGTATAAGGTAAATTGTGATCTTCATATCAGATCGGATGCTACTGTTAATTCAAAAGTTGTCAACACTATTCGAGATCGTGGCACATACACAGTAACTGAAATTAAGAATAACTGCTGGGGAAAACTAAAATCCGGAGCCGGTTGGATCAATGTTTCGGATGAATATTGTACGTATGTTGGCGTAGTAGCCACTGCAAGTAAACCAGTGTCTAAACCAACCGCAAAGCCAGCTACGCCTGTATACAAAGTAGGAAAATATAAAGTTAATTGCGATGCTTTAACAATTAGAAGCGACGCATCCAGTAAGGCGAGTGCAACTGGAAGCATTCGTGACAAAGGAACTTATAATATCACTGAAATAAAAAATACATACTGGGGTAAACTAAAATCAGGAGCCGGTTGGATTTGTATTGACAAAGATTTTTGTACTTATGTCGGTGCTTTGGATAAGCATACCACTGTTGTAAATAAAGAATTTCAAATTGCAGTTAAGGAAAATGGTATCCGAGTTCGTGCTTCTGCTGGTCTAAACGCTAGAATTGCCATTGGTTCTTGCCCTATGGGAACATATACTATCACAGAAACAAAAACTGCTGATGGATATACATGGGGCAAATTGAAATCTGGTGCAGGATGGATAGCAATTGAATGCTGCGTTAGACTATAATAAATATACGCGTGAAATAAGAAAAGCCGCCTTCATCAGGCAGCCAGAAAAGAAAATATTCTTTTTTCACCATCATATGAAACAACCGTTTCATCAGTGCAAAAATAGTATATCATATAAGATAAAATGATGCAATAATTTTATGGGGAATATCAATTAATTTTGGTATTCCCCATTTTTTTACGCTTTTTTATTATTTTTCTGTATTTTTAGATACGTTTCAGGATATCTGTATTGTAGTATATTCATGGCTTTTATCATATTTTTTTCTATTACGTGTACCATACCCTTTAATTCGCTATATGAAATATAATCGCTGTCAATTTGATCGACAATATATTTTATTTTATCGACCCAATAATCCTCTATTGGTTTTTCTTTTGTTTTAATATACTTATAGCATTGTGGCATATAATAAAAATCATTTCTTCTGATGTCTTGACAAATTTGTTGCATGAAAGCATTAAATCCTCCTACAGTTAATCTTCTAACTTTGTCAGAATTCTTAAAATATAAGTCAATATAATATTCAATTTTAGGATAATACTTTTTATCTAATTCAGAATACCTCTTTCCTTTAGGCGGTATATTCCTACTGCTACTATGTGCATAATTTTGGCTTATTATTTTTTGTTTTTCAACTTCATATTGACCGTTAATTATTTTACTTACATTACAAGGTAAAATATGATATTGTTTTGCAAGCTTGTTTATGCCGTTATCTTTTGTATACTCTGATCGAATTCTTTCGACTAATTCCGAATCAATTTGTTTCGCCGTTTTGCATACAAAAATATCAGATATTTGTATATCTAAAAATAATAATATATGAATTGTTCTAAGTGGATTCGCTTTATTTGAAAATATATCTTGCATTTTCTTAATCTGAGAATTCTTTTCTATACTATTCTCTAACAAGTATTGTTCAAAATCATTAATAAATGCTGACTTATGTTGTAGCCACGAAAGTTGATTTATATACCGTTTTTGAATTAATTTTTTATAGAATACATCAAACATCGTAATACCGTTTTTAAGACTCTGTTTTCTTACTACTAATTGATATAGGTATTTTGCGGTATTTATTTCACCGATGGTTCCCATATTATACGAATAATCATCATCAATACAATTTTCAGCTGCATGAAAATTAATTATTCTTGAATTATTAACATTAATTGACGAATCTTTAAGTTTACATCCGTGAATTACACAAACATTAATTTCTGGAATTTGATGAAAAGCATTCCAATATGTTTCGTGATATTGCTCTCTATTTTCTTTTGCACATAATGGACAATATTTTAGAAATATTTTTTGATGTTTATGTTTTGGTCTTAATGGAAGATATTCTGTAAAACTCTTGTCATTTGATATGAACTTTCTCAACGCATCTTCTTTGTTTGATTTGTTTAAAAATAAAGACCAATAGAAAAACATAGTGTGATTATAATATAAATCATTAACTATATAATTTTTCGACATAAAGGAATACAATGTGTCACTCGGTTCATTCACATAAAATATTTCGATGTATTCATGCGGTTGTTTAAACACGATTTCTTTAAAAGATTGATTATTCTGTACATTTATATCTTGTTTCAATCTTGAATACACGCTATAGAATAATTCATGTTCATATATTTTTGGAAAGTAATTTATCATAATTCTACCTCTTCTACAGTAAAAGTATTTTTAATAAGAGTTAAAAGATTACAATTATTAGACTGCGAATGATCATACAAATTCGCAATACTAATTCCGTCTGGATGTTTAATTATTATATTTTCAACGGGTTTCTTCATGGACGATTTAATCTTTTTTTGTATTCTTTCTGGATGCATGGACGCCGTTTCATTATATGATGCATTGAAAATATTAATGTTTAATTCTTCTGTGCCACTCATAATAGCTAGTTCTTGAGCCTTGTAGAATAGCGATACAACCGTTGACGTTACTCCATTAGAATGTGAATATAACCAATTTATAAGCTTCTCAGATGGTTCTGTATACTGCTGTACATATTGAAAATGCAACAACTTATTACAGAAATGTATAAAAGCATCATCGTAATCCGTTTGTAGATATCGCAATCCAATTGTCCTTCTCTCTAAATGAGGAGCGCTTTCGAACCAATGCAAACATTCCGGTGTTCCCACCATACAGATACTAATTCCGCTGCTATTGATGATTTGTGTCAACGATCCAATAAGCTTTTCGCCATTTTTATTGTTGACAACATTCTGAATTTCGTCAACAATTAATACGCCAACATGATTTAAACATATTTGACTAACAAAACCAATCAGTCTATCTATTGTATATCGTTGTGCTATTTGCAAATAATCTCCGTCTAGTGTAGCATCAAGAATACGAACAATTTCTAATAACAGACTTTTTACAGATGAGTCAAATGGGCATTGTACGAGTATAAATGGAGCAATTCTTTGGTACGGATCAGTTGTTTCAATAAATTTGTTTCCAGAAATCAATGATATTGCTCTGGTAATAGCACTACTCTTCCCTATGCCAGAAACTCCAATGATTGTAAACGAATCAGCACCACCTATAATACCATTATACGTTTGTATGGTGTTTGTTGTATTTTCGATTCTTTGCTGTTTTACCATCATATCATTTTCTTTTTTCTTAATCGACCTGAGTAATGCCATATACAATTTATTATATACATCAACAGATAATTGTGATGGAATATAAATATCATATAATTCTGATAACGCCAGAAGACGAGTTGGCATTGTTTCATTGGCAATGTTTATATTATAGTTTGGTAATATCTGCAATTGATTTATCAGCTTATCGCCACATAAAAAATCAGGCAATTGTGAAAGTAATTTACCGTTCATCTTTTAACTCCTCCCCTAGCAATCAATTCAATCTCATTCATCAGATCAATCTTCGCCTGTCGTGCATTGATTTGTTCAGAACGTAGTGTTGTTTTGCTCTGTTCTTTGATCTGTTCCACTTCATCCAATTTTCTATTCTTATATCTGCTTTCAACCAATTCAAAAGGAATAAACTCGCCCTTCTCTACTGTCCATACTACAGATACATCATCTGGATCGTAAGCAACCTTAACATCTCCACCTTGCAGGAATCTTTCGGCGCAATCATCCCGTTTATACCGCATCCCATTTACCACTAGACCACGCCTAGTGAATGTCCCAATGGTACGTGGGAGCAGATATAGGATTATTTTCGCGGTGTCATGCGGGAATGGAATTAAATTTGCGCCTGGTTGCTGTCTTCCCCATTCCCATATACTGGCTGCATATGGCTTTACTCCGTCTTCGATCATGGATTGTGTGTAAGGGAATCTTTCTATGAGCCGTTGGCTGTTGTAGTAGATAATACAACGCAGGATGATCTTTTCGAAATCAAACATTGTCAAACAGGCATCCAATCTGTAATCTCTTGCACCTCGTTCTTGGAAGTCTGGATCAATCACGCCTTTACCCTTAAGAAGAGGTTTATACATGGATTGAATGATGTCAAAGAATTTCTCTACTGCTCCTTTTAACTCTGGCCTGTAAGGTGGAAGATTTACCATAGTCACACCTGTTTCTGTAATCTGTGCAAAGGATTCTGAAGTATACTCGCGTCCCATATCTGTTACAAAGATAGCTGGCAACTCTTGCACGTTCCACTGGGATTTTTCTAGTGAGATGCCGAACTTTCTACACCATTCTGTTTTGTCTGTAAGGATATTTTGGAGCAGATGACATAAACTCTTTGTATCGTTATTCCATGAGAGAACATAGCCATAACACATACTGCTGTAAGCATCAATACAAGTAGTTAGGATCGGGCGACCTTTTAAGGTTCCTGTCTCGTCTATGAGGTAGATGTCACATACAGTTGAATCGAACATACCCGTCCCTATGTTGGTTGCAAACTCACGGATACCATCTCCTAGCAAGGGACGATTGTTCCGCTGATAATTTGACAGTCCATCTCTGGAAATATAATAAGTTTGGAGCTTCTTGGTTTTCCGGTAAAAGTATCGAAACTGATAAAAGGATGGATGATCGGATAGTAACTGTCCCATGCTGTCACAATACTTTTCTTTCAGCATCATCTCATATGCTGTAACAAGACTGTTTTGTCTGCGTGTATAGAAGAACTTATTCAATGCCCATCTCATGTTTTTCTCATCTTTAGTCAGTACCTTTTCTTTCGTATGAACTTTTGGTGCAAGTACAGTGACGGTCTGAAAGATTAGATACTGATACAGATAGCGGCGGATGGTCTGCTTACTAATGTTATGCTCCTCTGAGATGGAAGAGATGATGTTTGCAGTTGCTGTACTGTCTCCTAAGTGGTACAGGATTGGTGCAATCAGAGTGTATCTCTCATGCGCAATGCGCATTTGATCAGATGTAAGCTCCTGTTCGGCTGGTGGAGTGATGTTAAGCGCGTCATATAAATGCTTCTCTGGCAATGGGGTATATTGCGTTCTGAGCGTCCAGAATGGCATTTTCGGATGGAGACAGTCAATTACAAGGGTCTGGTTATCTGATGTCTTTAAAATTCTGTAGAACGTGTTATTGATATAGGCTATATCAGCTTTCTGCATCTGTTACAATCCCCCAATCTTGAACGTTATGGGCAAGCCAGTAGGAACGTGATGTGTCCAGAAGTTTGATTGTAAGTGGCTTGGGCCTGGTCAGATGACTTCGTTCTACACACTCTCGGACATATTGCGTACCATCCTGTCGGGTGATAAGGAAGTCTGTTGTGTAGTCTTCATCTTCGAGTGGTGCATTGCACTGAAAGGATTGAACAGATGGATCGGTTTCCAGTTTGTCTGCATAAACAGATTGGATGGTGCTATAGCATCGGCAGATCATGTCACATTTAGAAAGAGACTTTTTCTCACAGCGTCCTTTGTAGTTTTTCTTGTACATAGTGTACCTCCTTTGATTTTATGTGTCGAAAAAGTTACCCAAAAATGAATTATGTGTGTTTCGAAAAGTACCCAAAAATGCTTGTTTTTGGGCGTGTGTAAGAATAAGTACCCAAATCCTGTTGTTTTCGGGAAAATCTGGGAAAGCAAGAATCCAGTGTTTATGCGGGTTCCCAGACTTTTTAACATCTATAATTACACATCCCCAAAAATGGAGTAGAAAATATTCTATGTTTCAAGGCAACCTCCTTGAGCCTAAAAAGGGCAAAACTGTTGGTTCTGCCGCTGATATGACTATAGAATATTTAATAGATATTTTGACATATATTTTCGTGTAAACTTTTCCGACTGGAAGGTTTTGTCTATGTTTGGAAAGGGCAGGTGAGAAATGGATAGGAACGTATGAAATTTAGATTTCATCTGCTTTTTATCGGGAAATTTCAAAATTGCCAATCCCAAAAACCCAGTATTTAAGCCTTTTTATTTGTGTATAATTTGTTATTAACGTAAAAAAAGACCTCATAACCACATTTCTATGGTTACAAGGTCTTCATTTTGTTATTTTTCAATTACTCCGGCTTGTGTCTGGGCTGTTAATCGGGGTAAGGGGCGGTTGGAAGCTGGTCGGTGATCTGTTAGCGAACGGATAGAGGATCAGTGACTTTGCCCTTTTGAGGATCAACTGGATTGCCCTGGGACACAGAGAAAACCTTGTTGGGGATATTATAACCTCAGATTTTCTCCATGTCAACTATCCCACTACTCTAACTTCTGCATAATACATACCTGAATTAAGAGCTTCAGAATGGTTGTCGACATAAATATCAACGCATCCACTCGGCACTCCACGATCTTCTACAGTGTAGATCTGACCGTTAATTTCTACTTCAGTTCCAAACGGTAAATCAGCCATGGCAACTGTTCTGCCAGCTACAGGATATGCACCAGATGCCGTTGGACTGCCAGCCCAAGAACCATTGCAGCTTACGCATCCACAATAGTGAGTAATTCGATATGTACCGAGACTATATCCAGAATACGATGTCGTTACTGGTGATGACTCAATTGATTGGGATTGTAGAATGGGTTCAGGAACTAGAGGTACATCAGAAAGATATTCGTTGGACATATAGAACATCTGATCATCAATCTTTACTTTTGCCCAGTTGTTATCTGTAATTTCTAAAACCTCTACAGAAGATCCATACGGTAAAGCTCCGATTTTCTTTGTGTTAGTGGAATTTCCAACACGATAATTAAGACCGATGGTAGGTTCAACATATTTAGTCTCTGCATTAGCCAATGTTGGGGTGAGTAAAACGGTTAGTAGAGTTACAGTAGTTGCTAGTTTTTTCTTAAAATTATTCAATGGTTTAGACCTCCTGACTTTCATATACTTGTACTTCTTTAGCAAGCTCTGCTGTTAGTTCACCTTCATAGGTAAATTCCACTGGTTTATTTAGAGCTAGTGAAAAGATACCCATAATTGATTTGGCGTCAACAACATATCTTCCAGATACAAGTGTTGCATCTCCAGGATATTTGCTGACTGTCATAACAAACGCTTTTACTTTATCAACGTTATCAAGAATGATTTGTTTTTGTAGTTTCATTGTTTTGTTCTCCTTTGCATAATTTATATTTTGCAACAATACCCACATGAGGCATTGGTACATTCATACCATTCTTCCCATCCAGCTCCCATATATTCATATTTTTGGAACTGAGGAAGCATAATTGATCCGCAGCGTGGACAAGTTAATATTCTCTCATCCACTGCTGCACATTGAGCATCCCATGCCCAGTTTTCTTCTCTGTATTGTAGATCGTCGTCCATATTAGTTTTTACCTGTACTTCCAAAGCCGCCACGACTTTTGCCGCTTAGTTCTTTAACAGTTTCGAAATGAATTTCTGGCTGTTTCTTCATGATACGGAACTGACAGATACGATCGTTTTTATGGATAACTGTATCTTCCATAGCAATAGCTGGATATCTCCAACAGTCCTGTGGCCCACAGAACATGTTGTCAATGACCGCTTGGTGGTTACTTTGGATAATTTTAAAATTCTTATATGTACTGCTACGTGGTACAATATGAGCTTCATATCCATCAGGAAGTTTCATTCCAACACCAAGAGAAATAAGTCTAAATTCACCTTTTTTGATGTGAACATCTTCTGCAGCTCTTAAATCAATCCAATCACCATTCTGAATTGGTGCAATCGGTTCAATGTCTGCAAAGTATTTAATTTTAATTGTTTCTGTATCCATAGTATTATTCTCCTCTTCTTTTGTTTTCTTTAGGATTTTTTGGTTCACCATAGTTTTCATAATACGATTAATTTTTCTATCAATCTCTTTTACAATCTTGTTATTACCATATTCTCTGTTGTAATAAGGAATATAGAGCTGATTATGATCTGAGTCGAACACTTGATAGAATACGTCCTGTTCTTCAATATCAATATATAGACGAAACTCAATCGTATCTTTATATACACTCCTTCGATAACAACCAAAGGCGAATCCATTCTTTCTGAGCTTATTATTTGAGAGATCTGTTACTAATTCATAATTGTTTAAGTCAAGCATACAGATACCTCCTTGCTTAGATATTTGAGAAAATCATCCCATTGTTTCTCAGAATGGATAAATTCCTTACCCTTAAGCATTTTTTTACGCATCAGTTTTTTAATTGGCTCAGGCTTATATTGTTTCATTTTCTGCATATGCTCAAAGATATAATTGGATGTAGCACGAGATATGATAAGAAATTTATCTTTTGGGACATCTTTTACAACCTGTTTATACTGTTCAAGATCAGATTCTGGTATTTCATATTTTTGTTTTGGGAGATTTCTAGTTGAGAATGGTGAAATATCTGCTCCATATGTGAATGCCTTAAGAAGTGTTGCAATATAAGAAAGGTCTTTTGGATGAAAATGAAATTCAATTTCTTCATCATTTTCCATGATATGTTTTACTGTTCCTTCTGACAATAGTTGAGGATAAAGTTCTTCGTATGGGATTTTATCTTCAATTTGAAGTTTATCTAACGCAATTGTTCTGAGAATGTTGTGACCCCTTCCAATTGATGGAATGTAAGCTACAAGATCATTTCTGCCATAATAATAGATTTGATTACCATATTGACACTTGATATAGATATCATCTGTATCAAGATTTCCTTTATCGTCTCGTGGAAAATCATTTGTATCATGATCTAGATTAGCCATTAGACGATATGTTCCTTTGTATTTCATTAGTGGACTTGGCGTAATATCACCTCCTAGTATTCTTCGTACAGTGTTTCGTTGCTAACTGGGATTTTATTCTTTTCAGCTTGTTTAACTGCTTTAAGAGCTTCTTTTCGATCAAAGAAGATCGTCTTGCCAATATTATCATAGCTGAAAAGATATGCTATTTTAGTACGTTTTTCCATGCCACAGAACCATCTGTTTTCTTCATTAATAGTACGAATTTTAAGCTCGTATACATCGTATAAGCCCAATGTTGGCATAATTCTGGCGTAGTATAAAATGTCATTTTTATGTAGTTGTTGTGTCATTTGTTATCCTCGTATAAAATAATTTTATTTTGAGCAAGAGTTTTTTGCACATCAATTACTCGTTGATTGGATGACCCACACCAATGTAAAGAGACATCACGTAGTTCTTTTTTATACCGACCGTCAACAATGACATCACATAAAGAGATTAGTTTTCTTGTTTGTTTCAGACGTTTATCTCTTTCTGGATTAAAATCACCAGTTATAACAGGCCAGATTAATTGTTCAAATTTGTAGCCTGTGTATAACCATATCGTTTTATTCGGATATTGTTTTTTGATTTTTTGTGTAATATCTAATACAGTTTCAATATTAGATTCAAACATTGGATCTCCACCACTCCAAGTAATGCCACTAATATAGTCTTTTGATATTTGATCCATAACTTCTTGTTCTGCATCATTATTAAATTCAATGCCACCGTGTGGATTCCAGGTTTGAGGATTTTGGCATTCTGAACAATGATGGCTACATCCAGACACCCACACAACAACTCTTAGTCCGTCTCCATTATTTTGGTCTGGATATGTAATATTGTGATAATTCATATTTCTCCTAACAGGGCTGGAAATAATACATCCAGCCCATATAATATTTAATGATTACATGCTTACCCTGTCCTTGATTTCTGCATTCTTTGCTTCGTTATAGCGAGTTTGACCGTGAACTCTTGTAAATCCTAAGTACCCGTTCATTCTGTCGATCTTTGTAATCATTTTACTTCCACATTTTGGACAAGTATCCATTTCTACTTGCTGGTATCCACAATCTTCACAATAACACATTGCAAGATTTACACCTTCATAGAACCCTTTATCCATTGCTCTAAGTACAAGTGTTTTAATTGCCTGTTTGTTATAGCCAAGATTATATCTACAGTATTGAATTTTCCCACCGTTAAACAGATTCCAGAATCTTCCTTCCTTATCTTGTTTTTCAATCGGATTCATATCTTCTGATACATGGCAATGGAAACTATTGCTTACATATTCTTTGTCGGATACGTTTTCAATAATCCCATAAATTTTACGGAATTGCTCTACCTGCAAACCACAAAGTGACTCTGCGGGCGTACCGTAAATTGCATATAAAATATGGTCTTCTTCCTTGATTCTGTTTGTGTAATCATTGATATACTGCATGACCTCTAAGACAAATTGCCCATCTTCTCTAATAGATTTTCCATTATAAAGTCTCTGAAGTTCATTCAGTGCAGTGATACCATAACTCATTGTCATTGGAGGAAGAATAGATTTAATTTTATCATCTGGATTTAGATGTCCACCTAAAAAACCACCTTCACAGAAAGCAACCGGATTAACACTGGCATGAAGCTCTCCAATGTAATCATAGGTTCTTTTATGTAATCCACGAACAAGTTCAAGATAGTAATCTAATACTTCATAAAAATCTTTTGACTCTCTACGAGCTTTTGCAAGAATCATTGGAAGATGCAAGGAAACAACCCCAAGATTAAATCTTCCTTTAAAAATTGGTGTATCATTTTCATCTGCTGGATGCATACCACCACGTTCATACCATGGACTAAGAAAAGCCCTACACCCCATAGGACTAACCACTTTTTTATATTTTTTATACATTTCTGCTACATATCCATCGCCAGTTAAAGATAACCAATCCGGATACATAGTTTTTGCGCTGCAATCAATTCCTGCATTAAACACATCTGCACTCGGATATTTATCCGATCCATCACCATGCAATTCTTTGTCATATAGAAATACGATTTTAGGGAACAATACAGGACGTTTAAATCCTTTTTTACCCTGTCCGTCCTTATGTACATTAAGAAGCGTAATTGCAGCCATTTTGCCGAATTTAGACGTAGCAAGACCAATAGTTATCGTAACGAATGGATAATCCCCTCGACTCGAAGAAACCGAGTTCAATTTATATTCAATTCCTTGCCAACCTTGTTCAAAGTCACGATGTACTTTATTGGTTGCATATTTATCTGCTATATCATTGAGTAAATCATTATCGAATTCTGAATCTACACAAAAAGATATGTCTTTAAATTCATCAAAATATTTTCTATATGATTTTTCTGCATATGGTTCAAGAATCTTATCTGCTTCTGGAACGGTAAAACCACCATATTGTTGCGCTGCTGTTGATAAAATAATATCTCCCATAACATCAAAAGCCGTATCCAAATAGTTTGGCTCATTATACCAAATGTTACCCATTTCAAAACCGTTTTTCATAACATCCCCTACGTTAAAAAGGCAACAATTAATCGTATCGAGTCGAGCAGACCTATCATGGATATAAATATATCCATCTTTTGCTGCTTGTTTTTCTGCATATGTTAAAAAGAATTTTTTATATAATTCACTATTCAGCTCGTTGAAAATCAGGCTTCGCTTCGTTGCAACAAGGGCGCTGTCTGTGTTGGCATTGCTCTTGTCTCCGATGTAGCGGATGGACTGGCTACGCTCATATACTTTATCCATCATATGTACAAAATCTTTTTTGTAATTCCGATATTCTTTATACATTTTGGCTACTTTTGGGTAGTCTTCTTCCAATACAGCTTCGACGATATTATGCATATCATAAATTTCGATGCTTGTATCATCATCGTAGTTTTCTTCGATTTCTTCCCAAACATCATTCAGGATTTTTTCATAGTCTTGATTACTTAGTTCAACCATTGCTCTTCTTGCAGCTTTATTGCAAGCATCAATGATTTTTTGCTCTTGATATTCTTCAATTGTTCCATCTTTCTTTACTACTCTCATTTCTCCACCTCCTCATGAATTTCTTCTTTCTTCCAAGTGTAATTGCAGCAGTTATTCATTTGCTCCAATTCTTCATCAGCACTCTTGGAAATTTTACACAACGACATTACAGTTGTGCAAAACCCAATCCCAAGAACTGCTCCAAGTACCACATAAAGTACACTCATTATTAGTTACCTCCTACCTTTTGATATATCCTTGACCACCATCTCTGCATTTAATACAGATATGGCTACAAGGCGATTCACTGTAATTTGATTGTCTTGTTACAGCTTCAATGATATATTCTCTGTCTTGTCCTTCGATTTCTACAGTAATAAAATCATCTCCCATTTGTTTTAGTGTACGGCATAGCTCGCCGCTTGTTCCAATATACAATGTCTAATTTTCTTCCTTTCATAATAGTAAATGTGCAATATCCGTCCAATTCATTAACCTCTTTCCAGCCCAATCTTTATTCCAACTATAAATATCCCCAAAACAATATTTTTCTTGGGCATTACTTGTTTCTAACATATGTACCGAATCATCAATAAGAATGCCATCGCTCATATCTATATGTGATTTATCTTTGTATTTTTTCATATTTACACCAATAAATTCTGGATAGAAAAGATACTGATTAATCCACTGTTCTTTTTGTTTTAAGTTTGGAGAATAACCCATGCTAACAATTTTTACCTGATATACTTTTCCAAGTTCATCAATAATTTCATGTGCATCTGGCATAAATTCCAGTTCATAAAAGAATCGTGGTGTGTTAAAGTATGTATTAATGTATTCCTTAGATGTACAGGTTAATTCCTTAAAATCATATGAATCAATCTCCCACCAATTAACATGATGGAATTTCTTATAATATTCAAAGTCTTCGTTGTATAGGGACACAATCGTTTTGATCGTGTCCACTAGCGTATTATCGAAGTCAATATAGATCGTTTTAATATCTGGTCTATACATTGCTTTTATTCCAATCCTTTCGAATAATGTTTATCATTTTTTCTACAGAAGTTTCCAATGACCTGTCATTGAGAATACGATAATCAATTAGATTAGATTTTTCAAAATTGCTGAACGAATCATTTTCTGCAGCATAGTTCTGTTTCCATGAATCATAGTCACCACGTTTCTTTGCACGTTCTTCTGCAGTTGTATATGGGGTTGTAACATAGATAGATACTAGACGGACATCTATATCTCTTGTTTTGAGTTTAAGAGTATATAATCCGACTGGATCAATGATATAGAAATTAGAATTTAAGATTTGCTCTTTTGTTGCAAAACTGCAATATCCAACTCGATCTGTATATGCCACCATGTTTGGTTTATATTTTTCAACGTCATTAGGTGAAATAAAAATATGATCTGAATTATCAACTGTTTCGCCTGGTCGCATCGATCTGGTTGTATAAGACTTAAGAACCGTCATATTTAATTTCTTAGCAGCTTCTTTGGTAATAGAGGACTTGCCAGAAGAAGTTCTACCAAGGATACAATATAGTGTGTGCAAAAGGAATCACTCCTCTCGTTTTGGTTTTCTTCCACATGATTTTGTTTCATCGCAATATCCCATTACCTCACATTTTGGTTTAAATAGTTCATCAACAATCCATACCCACTGTTCAGAATAATCTTTTAATGCATTCTCAATGGTAGGAAATAGTTCTTGTCTAAATTCCCAATATGCACGACTACATTTTCTTACATGGCTCATATCCATCAGATTTCTAAGATTACGTTTTTCTACACATTTTGTCGTCATACCAAGTGGAAGAAGATTTGCTGCATCCTCATTTGGTATCCCCATATTTTGAAGCTTGACGAGTGAATCTCTAAGCTGACGAGTAGTTGCGTTAAATTCAACCAAAGCATCTGTATCTTTTTTGACTGATTTTGGTACAATAATATCAAAGTCTTTATAATTGATATATCTAGTAGATGCCTGTAAATATGGTGTCATACCGCCGACATGACGATAATATTCGCGCATAACCCTCGCAGAAAATCCATCAATAATCATATGAACATCTACAAATTCAAGTGTTCTTCCATGTCCTGATTTAATACAGTCAATGCCTCGTTTGATATTTTTTTCTTCATTGATAATATCAGCATTCCAGCAGATCCCAGCCCTTCTGCCAATTAGTGCAAGTGGATCTTTTGGTGTTTCTGGTAAAATTGTAATTGTTCCCATTTTTATACCTCCCATAATGTCATATCATTTTTAAAATTATCAAGCACTTTTTCATCATCTGTTAAAATCTCTACATACGCAGGTGCGTCAATCGCAACGCTTAGTACGCCCATCAGAGATTTAGCATCAAGAACAAGTCTTCCGTGAATATAATTGATATCCCAATCTTTATATTCTCCACACTTGGCAACGAATAGACTAGCGTTGTTTACTGTTCTAAGACAGATTCTAATTTTATGATCATTCATATTTTTCACCTTCTTTCTTGGCTGATGTATTCTAGAAATTCATCTTCACTCATAATTTTTACACCAAGGCTCTTTGCTTTTGTATTTTTACTTGATGTAGAATTAACATCATTATTGATCAATGCAGTAACCTTCTTCGATATTGAACCAGATACTTTCCCACCTAGAGATTCAATCTTCTCTCTAAGTGAGTCTCGATTCTCGAAATGTTTCAAGCTACCGGTAACAACAAATGTTTGTCCTGTTAAATCTTTTCCACTGTTTATACTGAGAGATACTTTCTTTGGCGTTTCGAATGTAAATTCTTTACCAAGTTCCCACACGTTACTACATTCTCTATTGAAATATTCATCAAGTGAATCAGTAATAGAATCTCCAATTCCAGGAATAGATGAAAAGAATTTCGCGCCTGTACGTGTCATATCACGCATAAAATTTTCGAACTGATAAGCTTCAGCTTTTGCAATAGCTTTGCTTGCTGTTTTACCAACAAGAGGAATAGAAAGCGCATAAATAAAACGATCAAACGTTGTATTTCTACTTTTTTCAATTGAATTAAATAGTTTGGAAACTGATTTCGAACCGAAACCATCAAGCGTTTTCATTTGTTTTTCGTACTTAGTGAGATAATAGATGTCTTGGATAGATTTTAACCATCCTAAAGAAATGAATTTTTGAATTGTTGCTTCAGATAAACCATCAATGTTTAGAGCATTTCTACTAACTGCATGAGTTAGTTTGCCAAGTAATTTGCCCTTACATTCAGGGTTTGTACACCATAGAACTTCTGAATCGTTTTCTTTAATTATTTTAGTTGGTTCGCCGCATACTGGACATTTATCAGGAATATCAAATTTACCACTCTTATCAATACTGTCGTGTACTTTTGGAATAACCATATTAGAACGATATACTCTAATACGATCTCCGATTCCAAGCATCATATCTTTAATATATGTAATATTATGAAGTGTTGCCCTGGTTGTAATTGCTCCATTCATATCTACAGGATCAAAAATTGCTACAGGATTAATCAGGCCTGTTTTGGAAGTATTCCATTCAATACCTCTTAATACTGTTTCAAATAGCTCGTCTTCGTACTTATAGGCCATAGAATGTCGAAAGAATTTGTCTGTTCTTCCCATTTCCTCTGCAGTGTTATAATCATCGACTGCCATAACTGCTCCATCATATGGAATATTGTGTTCATCTGCCATTGTACGAAGTTGTTCGAGCTGTTTTGATAGATTATTTTCGGTATTATTTGAATATGTAATCATCGGAACCACTTCAAAACCATTTCGTTCAGCTTCTTTTAAGTCCAAAGATACTGATTTATGATAAAATCCTTTAATAACACGCCATGCAATAAATCTCATATTACGTTTAGACGCTTCATAACTATCTAGTAACTGTAATGATCCAGAAACTAAATTCCTTGGATGTTTATATTTTTTATCTGCAGGAAGATCTTCATTAATTTGTCGAAATGTTTCCCATCCAATGATAGTTTCACCATCAATAATCAATTCATCTTTGTATGGGATCGTTTGTGGAATGTTTCGAATTGTTAGTGCATTCTCTAATACAGAGATACCATTTTCACCGTCACCTCTGGTTTCTGCTGCAATTAATTTACCGTTTTTATAGTATAATGATAAAGTTAAGCCATCACATTTGACAGACAGAAAACAATTTTTATTTCCCGCAAATTGTTTTAGTTCATTTACGTTTTTTGTTTTATCAAGAGAAAGCATAGAATGATTATGCCGTACTTCTTTTAATTCTTTGGACACTTTATATCCAACATGCAGGGTAGGACTATCATTCAAAGTAATACCTAACTCTTTTTCTAACCGAGATAGTTCTTCATATTTTCGATCCCAATCATAATCTGACATAATAGGTTCTCCAGTATAATATGATTTTGATGCCTTATTCAGATCATGAATCAGTTCTTTCATTCGTTTGATCTTATCCATTTACCGATTTCTCCCCACACATTTCTTTTAAATATTCAAGCAATTCATTGTCTTCCAGATAATAAATATCAATATGTTTACATCCATCCAGCCATTTTTTAAAAATATCCCAAAATTGACCAATTCTCCAATCTGGTCTATATGTCATGTGTAATCTTGTTACTTCATTATAAAAATTATATAATCTATTTGGATCTCTCATATTTTCTTTCCTCTCGACTATTCTGTGATTTCTACAAATGTATTTGTTTCTGGTTCATACTTATATGGAAGACCATTTGGCGCAAAATATGGTGATGGTGTTGTTGAAGCTCGACCATATCCAATTGATCCGTTCCAAAAATACACGATTTTTGTTGTACTATCATAATATAAATATCCACCAATGTTAATTAAATTATCGGTTCCAAGAGATTTTACTGTTACAGTATCGTTCGTTTTTACATTTGCTTGTCCTGATTCTACTCTACATCCTGAAAATGATAGTAAAATACTGACACACAAAAATATTAGTAATTTGTTTTTCATAGATTTTACCTCTTATAAAAACTGCTTTTTAACATACCTTCTTTAATTAATTCATAAACAATATCAAGATAATCTCTTTTATCGCTATATCTGCAATTGGCATTTTTATGAATTCTTTGATCGTCCTTTATCCAATCATTTACTCCAAAATATATATTACTAACAAATAACATCTTAGACCCTCGTGCTACACAAAGATAATAACACTCTGTATCTTTTGGCATTCCTTTACATTTTTTAAATCCGAATTTTTCAAATTCTTTTGCTGGTACTGTCGGAATTAGCATCATCTATTACCTTTCTTGTAAATTTATATTCTTCACCAAATTGATCAGTTGATTTACAATTCCATCGTCCTAAATTAAACAACTGCTCTTTGTACCCATAACGTTTAAGCCATTTTTTATTAATTCTATTCTTATGATGTTTTCTTGCTTGGATTTTCTTGACATACAAAATATTAACTTGATCTGGCGTCTTAGAAAGATCAGCGCTAAGAATTGCTGGATTGATCTTTGATATATTTGCTGAAAACGAAAGAGTTCTTTCATCTTTTGTAATGATTGGTTTATACCTTATATAATCATGACATTGTTCGACTGTATTTCGTGTCATATTAATCTCTTGTATGTCATTAAAGAAACATATTTTTTTCTTTGATTTTGGGTCTACCATGGTAATCCCACCACATACACGCTCATTCATGCAATAATTAATATTCATTATTCTCTCCGTCATCTTCTGGTGGAGCAAGCTCCAAACCTAAGATTTGTCCTACTTCATATGCAGCATACGATGTGCCACAAGATTCTCCATCAAAGAAACAATCATAATAATTTCCTTCTGAACGCTGTGGTGTAAATCCACATGCATATGGATCATAGTTTTTATTGACCCATTCTTTTAATTTTTCAATAATTTCTTCCATAGTCGATTCTTCCTTGTATTACCTTATTTTGATTATAATAGTAAAGATAAATGAAACCAAAAATTCATCTAGTCATTACTTAATTTACTTCCTCTCATAATCCTATAGTATTTTGGCTCATTGTTTGAGTTCCATTGTGTTACATATGGATCTATACACAAATATGCAATCGTGTCAAATTCATCTTTTGTGATTTCTTTGAAATTATCTTTCTCAATAAATGATGCAAGCATCTTTGATTTTAATTCGAGTGTTGAAAATCCTAAGTACAATCCATATTTTGTTACAATAAAATGCTCTCCATCAAACCTCTCGACTTTAAATACTTCTGCTTCCCCATCTTCTCTGTTGAGTTCTCTTTCAAAATATCTTCCTACGTAATTTTCAAAATTTTTCATCGTTTTATCTCCTTTACTTGTTCTCCATCATTTTTCTGAATTCATAATATTTTTTTGTGTATTCATAAGAATCCTTAAAAATATTTGTTACAGCTTTATATAATTTTGGTTCATACTTTTGGATTATTTCTAATTCATTCTCAAAATCTCTGCCATAAGGACAGCCACAGCAACCAGTGCGTTTTAAACCATATTCCAAGTAACAATCACTATGAATAATTCCATATGCTTTCTCATAATCTTCTTTATCTGAATTTTTATACCAGAACAAAGGTCTATAATTGTCAATGTCGTTATTATCATCAAAGCATGATTTGTATGCTGTTGATCTAGCACCACCTTCAGCTTTCCTGATACCTATAATCTGTAAGTCAAATAATTTGCCATCTATTCCATACTTTACAATGTTATGCGCAACATTTTTCTTTGCATATTTACAACACTTGTTTGAAATATTAAACGTTGGAGGATTTGCAATCATAAATTCTTTCAACCATTTGTTTCTTGTAATATTGAAACAACTGTCGTTACCTTTGCTGCAACACCACCATTCCAAGGCAGACTTACATTTTGGATATTTCTTATATAATGTGTCAAAATCTTCATCTTCCCATTGAAAATTATGTTTTTGTAATCTTTGGATAAATTCACTGACTTGTTTTGATAAAAACGGTTGTCCATATTCCTTGCAGGACGTTGGAATAGGTTTTATAGCCCTATAAGAATGAAACGTAATATCATATTTTTCTTCAAGATATTTTAAATGTTCTTTTGTGGCTTGATATTCTAATCCAGTATCAAACCATACATAATCTACTTTATTGTCTTTGTCACATCTCCAAACGATATCTAACATCACATCACTGTCTGAACCGCCTGAAATTGAACAAATGATTTTCTCATACTTATCATTGTTGATAATTGCCCATGCACGAATCAAATTATCACAAATCGTTTGATTTACAGGACAACCATTTAATAGTTCCTCAATTGTATTAGCTTTCTGTACCAATATGTACTTTCCTCACTGAAAAATATTTCATTTCAATGAGGTAAAGCCATACTCTTTAAAAATGAGTCTTGTTCATTTTTTCGTGGGTGTCTTTTTACGCCACTACCACATCACTTTTTCGATTTATATTAACCAATGATCCGTCTTTTATAAATCATCGTGACAACCTTCGCTGCACAAAGGTATTAAATACATATGGTGAAAAGCTAACCAATTGGTAGTACAGCTTCGCAAAATCTTTCTATGTTGTTTATTTCACAATTTACCATCTTGTGATTTGGATTATCATTATTATAATCTCTCATAAACATATCGAGCCAGAAATCAAAATACTCATCATCTGCACTTGAATCCATTACTGCATATCTATCAACTGTTTTATAATTACCTTTTTCTGTAAGATAAGATAAATTGACTTTATATACCGGCAATGTAATTTTTGTTTTCAAGAAATTCTTTGGATGTATATTTCTTAGTTTTTCTTTTAAATCTGAATCATAAATTTCAAATACGTCAATTCCTGTCCTTAGAGAACAGTTTTTAAAAAACTCACTCGGATGCACTACTTTTCACCACCTTTCAAACTGAATGAAAAATTAATTTCATAATTAGAAGCACGTTCATTTCCGTACTTCATGAGAGCATCCTTATCCCTGACTACGTGAGGGTTGCGGTTTGTTCCAGAGTATTATATTCTGAATTCACAGGTTCAACTCATACACCCATCGGTTGACTGAAATATTGCTAACAGTCTTCACCTTTACCTTTTCACCATCTCAGACTTTCAGTTCCTTTCACCGCATTTATCTTTTTATTATTTTATTTCCAATTAAAATACGGAGTATATCTTCCACAGAAAAGATTGCAGCATCTTTCCTTATATACAAACTTATTATTCTCTAACACACATTCTCTAACCATAGATTTTCCGCACATCGGACATTTCTTTGTGATTTTACTATTTTTATTGCCAATCTTTACTTCATATCCAAGTAATTCATGCATAAATTAATTACCCCCATGACATTTATTCTCTTATCTCAAATAATTTTTCCACTGCTTTTACACGCTTGTTATTATCAATTGTTCTTTTTACTTCTTGTTCCCAAATACAATCCCATCCTGAAGGTGCTTTATGTTCACTAACCAGAACAATATTCTTTTCGCTCATTTTTTCCGCCCAATTCCAAAATCTATCATAATCAAAGTTTTTGCTTGTACCATATTGTTTTACTCCGCAATATGGAATATCACAGTAGAATAAACAGTCAATTCTATCAGAATATAACTCTTCATAATCTCCGCATTGGAACAGAATATCTTTTAATCGTGGAATCTGTTCTAATAGGTTTCTTCTTGCTTCATCATAATAATTTCTTTCAGTTCCAGCTTTTGTACATACAACGCCTGAATATCCACCATCAAAGAATCGTCCGTTATAGCTCGCAAGAAATCCAACTGCTCCAATATACCAGCCAGGATATGTATTTAAGTCTTTGTTGAAGCATTCTCTTACTTTTGAGTAATGTTCTTTTGTAATAAAATCTGGAAGACTTTGAATCCGATTTAGATTCTTGAATATTTCTATAAGATATTTATGATTATCGGATGCAATTTTTGTATCACATTGAATCTTATCAATGATATTGCATCCACCACAGAACGGCTCTATATATGTTTTTATATCATAATCTTTTATTCTCTGCTGAATAATCGGAATTATATATTTCGATATTCGAGACTTTGATCCCATGTATTTCATTAACAACTATTAAGAGCAAAGAATTCTTTAATGTACGTACAAATCTCATACTCCTTTCGTTAAGTTTTCTTAATAAAAATTCAATTTCATAACTAGATGTTTGCAACCATCTAATATATTATTCTCTTGTCCAATTGGAAATTTCGAGCAGAAACGCTCTAAGAAGTTATTTTAAAATTACTATTTGATATCTCCATTCATCTTTGCATTGAAGATAGCTTTCAGATATTCTTGTGGATTATCTTTTGCAGCCTGCAATCCTCTTTTCTGTCTCTGAATATCATCTAGTACGGGCTTATACTTTGGACTATTGCCTACTTCATTCCTATATTTTTGCACCTCTTCACGAGTTACAATTTCTTTGTCCACTAGAATTCGCAACACTACTTGTACATCAACCAATGCTTTCATAATAGTTTCCTGCATCTGTAATTCATGCAAGGCTTCATCTGGTTTATAATAAGAATCATTGCTTACCGCCAATATTTTCACCTCCTAGATTATCTAACTCTTCTTCGACTATTACATTAATCTTTCTCCAACAAGGGATACATATATGATACGGTTGTCCATGTAGACGACATGATCTAAGATATACAATCATATCATTGTTTAATTCTCTATCACATACCTTACACATACAACCATTTTTTGCGTGTCGTATTTCTACTTCATTCAGATTGCCAACAAAACTTCTGTCCATTTTATTTTCCTTATTAATCTACATAATCTGTGAATTTTTTACCACAGCAAAGACATTTAACAGTCTGGCATTCTACAATACCGCTTGGCAAGAATTCATATACAAACTGTTCACCGGCTGTTGCATGTGACACACAACCATTTTTTTGATGTCTTTTGCACCAATTATCTAATCTTTTGCTTGTCTCAAATGTCATTATTATTCCCCTTTCATTCCTGAGTCTGTAATCATATCTACAATATTATTTAATGCATCATATGAATATTTTCCAATTCTTTCTACTGAAGCAAAACCGCTATTTCTATTCTCAGCATTTTCAATCAATGTTTCAATACATTGATATGTTACATAAATCAGTGTAGAATTATTATCAGCCCTTATTTTATCAATAGCTGAATCTCCTGTCGGTTCTGTATATCCAATCAAACGAGATAATACTTCTACAATTGTTTTATTATCCATCTTTTATTTTCTCCTTATTTGTCATAAGTATATGGATCGCTTTCCCATTCTGCTCCACATGTCAAACAAGAAAAGCAATCTATTTGATAATACATATACTTTTCTGGCTTAAATAAATAATATAATATTCCTCTGTCTGTTTCATGTTTCTTCCCATACCAATTTTTACAAGTACCAGAAATTATCCCTTTATTTGTTATACCATTTTTGTAATAAGATATTGCACTTTTATCTTCTCCGCAACACGGACATTTATCGCATCCTACTAATGCAGCTTTTCTTATCTGATCTTCTACCAAACATTCTTTTGCTGTTTTTGTTATTTTCATAATTCACATCCATTCTTTAAAACAGAAATCTTCTAGACATTCACTCAAACAAGAACGATCTTAATCAATAATTTCGCCTCTTATCATTTCCTCCATCTCTTCATCAGAAATCTCTTTATATTCTACTTCATATCCGAGATATTTCAGGAGATCAATCCAATCATCATAATCAATTCTATATCCCTTTCTGAAAAAATTCTCATAGTGAAGAACTGTATAACCATTTGCTATTATAAGTTTAATTTTATTTTTTTTGAATGATGTACATTCTGTCAAATAACAATATTTTAAAAAATATTCTTGTCCAAAAGAATCTTCAACAAAAATTGTTGCTGGCGTAGAATTACAATCTATTTTAAAGTTATAAACCATTTCACCTAATGTTCTATCTTTGTTTCTTTTGTAAATTTTTATGCTGTCTAAATCGATATCATGATTGATTGGAACTGTATACTTATCAATAAAACATGTTATATACGGTGTTTTATAATGCATAATTTTCACCTCTCAATCGTATGGCATCCATTCTGGATCTCTATATACTACTCCATTTTCACAATACACTTCATCCATATCAAAATAACCATCACATCCAGATAAAGCCCATGATAAACAATTTATCATTTTCATTACTTCTGATTTATTGAATACTGCAAATAATTGATTCTTGTCATAGTCTGCAATAATATTCAAATCATCAGTAGACCAATTAGTTTGTCTGTTTACATCTTTTTCTGTGCTATAATTATGTGTTGGAATTATATTTAAATTGCAATTATTTCCAACTTTAATATGCAAATTTTCATTTATAAATTCAGATACATACTCTGCATATACGGTTCCACTAGGCTCTTTTAACAATTGTTCTTTTGTCAAAATTCTCATGTTCTCACCTCATTTCTACTTCACCAAATTGCATTGTATTATCACAAAAAGTCTTCATCGCACAATACATCCCGCACAAACCATTTGACCGAACACCTGCTAATCCGTCACAAGAAAGTCCAATTATGTTTACTAATTCGTCAATTGTATCTTCATTCATAAACAAATATGGTTTATATCCGTTCTCAAGTTTATAAGTGTGAATCTTTTCATTTAGTTTCATAAAATCTAATTTTTTAGTTGTAATTGTAAATCTATCAGGTTTCATAGCTTTACTCACCTCGTTCCTGTTTTTACAAAAAATAAACGAATGATACCAAATAATGCAAAACTTGATCAGTTACATATGATATTTTTTGATATCTCGCCTTTAGCGGATCAATAATACAGTGTGTCAAAAAAACAACTCCAAGCTGCCAGGTTAATCCAAAGGCAAGGTAAAATGGTAAACAATACAACGCACAATGTACGAACAAATGATACCAATTACTTCCTTTGGTCTTTGCAATAAAATCATTTTGTAAAACATAATCACCAACCAAATGACAAAACACTAATAAAATTACCTTATTCATATATCCCATCCTTTACTTTAGCAGGACAGTTATGTGCATCATAATAATTAACAATCTTATTCTCTTTCATGTCAATTTTTACATAAGCACTTGCATGTGGAAATCCACCATCAAATCCTTTTACATACATATAATCATCTACAGTTTTAGTTCCAACAATCTGAAGATAGTTTTCTTTAAACCATTTTCCCGAAATATTTTCTGCATATTCTTTGAAAATATCGTGATAATTATAATCTTCGTGCATACCAATCATATTATTATCTCCTTAAATTTTCCAAATGAAAGAGTGAAATTCATTATTCTTTCTCTAAATATTCTTTCGCTACTGCATTCCAGTCAATTGTATAATTTTGACAATCTCTCCATCCTTCACGACCTACGCTACAATCTATATATCCACCTTTAATATGTTCTACATATTTGCATAGATCACAATAATCATTCTGTTTTAATACTTCTTTTAACATCTTGATAGAAATATTATATTCGCAACTTTGACACAAATTATCATCAAGTGAGTATGAATGTCCTCGTATTATACAATTCATACATGGGCTATGTATATTCTCTAAATTAATTTTCATTCATCTATTCTCCCATTAATTTATAAAATGTGCATCTACTTGTCAGCATTGAAGCTATTACCATCCCATGAATTATAGCTTGTTTGCATTCTTGATTATCTTTGAACACTGTTGCATCAATCATCTATCATATTCTTCCGTCATCCCTATGTATAAGCAAGCCAATGAGTAAGGTAAATTATCCATCACTTAATTTCCTTCCACATACAGGACAATAATTAATTTTAATATTGCATGTATAATAATCATCGTCACATTTATGCCAGATACAATAGATATTATTTATGTTGTCATATGTAATACAATTGATAAACCCTTCTCTGTTAATTGGATGAGTTGCATTCAATTCTAATTCAAGCCCATCGCAAAATTCACACATTTATTTTTAATCCTTTCTGTTGATGGCTGTTCTACCCTTGAGATGCTGCTATTAGGCTCACATAGTAGATAACTATTTAAACTACACTGTTATACCATCACTCAATTGAAATCGACATTTCATGCTCGTATTACTCTACAAATACGCTCATATTTGGCGTAAATTTTTCCGTTTTGTTCGTTAGAATACTTTTTTACCAACTCTTTCATTTTCTCGTTAATGTCTTCCTTATTTACGTCAATTTCATAAGCATATATACATGTTTCGTCATCATATACTTCTTTCATAACTCGAATAAGGTCTACGATTTCAGTCTCTATTTCTTTTTTCTCATGGTCTTTCTTCCACTGTTTAAGGATTTCAATAACTTGTTCAGGTTTATCTTTTCGGAAATCTTGACACGTTATCTTCCCTTTTACTTTACCAATAGGACATCCATTAAGGCATTTATGTTCGCAACAAATTTCGCCTAAAATCTTAGTTGCTTCCGCTGCTGTCAATTCGTCTAATAGTTCGAATTCTGATTCAAAACCAATTCTCCAAACATGTTCATCGCCACAATCTACGTTAAAACCGTCTTGGTAACAAGTAAGACCATCTGTAGAAGGTCTATTAGTAATAATACCAATTTTTCCTTCTGCGCCATAACAACCAGTAGTTGCTCTGACAATTTTAATTTTATCTCCAACTTTATATTTCATCATTCTTTTTCCTTCCTTTATTATCTTTGCGTTTTTTCATTTTCATCTTCCAACAGTTCAGGATTGTCAAATATGTTGCCTACAGTATGGAAACCATCTAAATCCGCCCAATATCCCAAGTCTTTTCCGAGAAACTTAATATTGTTCCACTTAATTGCGAAGCATCCGTTTTCATACACAACTGTTCCCTTATACCATCCAACCTGAACAATATCTCCCTCAAAGATTTTCTTTCCGATCTTGTCGGTCAGCCCTGTGTACTGGCAAACTGTATTCGGGTCAACATCATAAAAACCAATGCCTTCAATGTCCCATTCGTCACAAGCCATTCCATTATACTCGGCAATCACCAAATCACCGACAAAAACGTGCCTAGGTTTTTGATAACCATCGTCAAACAAATATCCATCTACCCATTCACCATTATCGACACGTTTCCCTTTAAAAAGTATTTCTCTATTCATAATCTTCTACTGTCTCCATTTTTTTCAGATCCTCAATAAATCAAGATTCATTAATTATCTTTCATGAATTTCTCTAGATTTAAACACATACACTTAATTAAGATACTTTATGCTTCCATATAATTAAATTTGACAATATCCATAGAATCATCCATCCCTTTTTGACTAAGCAGATCGAGAAGATTAGTTCCAAAATGATCATCTTGAATGAAAATCTGTTTTACACCATATCTGGAACACATTTCTATAATAATATCTGCTGCAGCGTCTGTTTTAGAACACCATTTTGAATATACGATTTCAGCTTGCGGTGCAGACACTGCAATTTGAATATTATTTTTATTCATATTAACATAAAGTGTATTATCCATATTTGTGCCAAGCTTTTTACGATTTTCAATGCGTTTCAATCTTTCGCGCTCTTTTGGCGAAATTTCATCATCAATAATTATATCTTCTAAATCTAATAAACATTGTTTAAACCATCTAGAATCATCTCCCGCTGCTGGATTATATGTTTGCAATTTCTGAATAATCTCTAATGCTTTATTTTCTAATTCTTTATTCATCTTTTAGTTTCTTCCTTTCAATTTTTCTATAATATGTGGGTATGGATTTTCACCATACATAGCTACTCACACCCTTCTGCCTAATCAGACCCAGTATCATCAGCTATTTCACTGTTTCAGATACCGACGGAATTGAACCGTTAGAGCAACCTATCTGTCATTAGCGTCTACATATTCCGCCACCACACATTATTTATTTTAATTCATAACATGAACAAAATATTCTTGGTAAATACTCGACAAACCAATCTTCTATAATTTTATCTTTCACTTTGCATACATAGTAGTCTGGTGTATACATGTCCTTTGGCATTACAAGCACATTATATTTACAGTATTTACATCGTCTATGTCTTTTTCTATAGTCAACAATTTTCTTTTCCATAACGATATCTCATTCTTTCGTCAATTTTCTTCCGCACCATGGACAATAATTGATATATTCTTTATCATGAAAAAACCATCATCATAACTATCACATACCATCGTTTCGATATCCAAATAATATTCATTAGTCAGTGGATCGATAAAAATTCGATTATCATCAGATTCATAGTTACAATATCTGCACATTACATAATCACTTCCTTATAATAGTCTAATAATTTGTTCATATAAGCAAATATCTTTGTCATTAATAGCTTTATTAATATGCATATGCCCAAACAAATGTCTTTTATATTTTGTCGTAACTTTTATATCTTCTAGATAATTTGTAAGGACATCTGGTTCATATAAATTATTACCACTCATAAGATATAATTCTGACGTCGAAGGACTGTGGGTGATAATAAAATCGACCATATTGTTATTCTCTTTTAATACATTGATTCCATGCTGCATTTCCTCATCAGTTGGCAATTCCTCTTCCCACCAAGATAAATCCTTAACACGATACATATATTTACCTTGTTTATCAAGTTTCTTTGCTTTTTCCTGCCAATTAGAATCATTGTAATCAAGAATGCCATCTTGAATATCATGGCTGCTTGCCCCACCAAAAGCGAAGAACTTTGTTTCATCAATTGTAAATACTTCTCCCCGTATAAGATGTAATACATGGGTTCTTATCTCATGTACTTTGCCACCATGCCATTCTTTTATAGGATAAGTTGAAAGTCTTTTGTGATTTTCATGATTCCCATCTACAAATACTGTTGTAAACGGTTTTTTGTTAAGCCAATCTAACCAGTACTTTTCTTGTTTACTTTCCTTATCTCTATTCCAAACAAGACCGAAATCTCCAAGAATAATAACTACATTTTCATCTTTGTTATTAAAAAAATCCTTTTGTTCGTAGAAACTATTTTTACTTAACCTGGTAGGATCTCCATGTATATCACCAGTCACATATACTGCCATAGCTCATCAGCCTTTCATCTTTTATCATCCTGACAAATTATTCTTTATCTTCTCTTGCTCTCCATGCTTCCAGAACTGTCAATAATCTTTGTCCTTTTTTAGTTAACCAGCATCCACCAATACTACTCCCATGTGTTGTAAAATCTTTGTCATCAAGAATATACATCATGAATTGTAACAGACCATATTGAATGTCGTTATTATAATCAAGCAAAAGATCATTTTTGTATCTATCAATAACCTCCTGATAATCAATTTTTGATATTACAAATTCGTTTCGTATATTTAGATATCTTCTTATCGTCTCATATGTAAATTCTGGATTTCCACATCCGCATAGACCCAATTCTTCGTGCATGTAAAAATCTAGCAGTGGATCGATAAGACTTTCTTCGTACCATTCTTCTCTACATCCCTTTATGACATCGTTGTTATATGCGATATTAGATTCTGGATAATTGTCTACAATATATTCCGCTATTTCACTTAACTTCATATTTTTATTCTCCTACCACGCAATCTTATATTCTGTTTCGTTATACTGTGTTGAAGATGTAATTTTGTATCCTAGTTCTTTCAGGTAAGCAATTGTGGCTGATGAAATGTTAGTTTCATCAATCCAACAACTGTACTCACCCTTACGCATTGCTGCCTCGATTTCAGGCATAATAGACGCTAATTCAGCATCTATTTGCTCTTTGTATGCTTTGTTCGAGATATTTCTTGCTTCTTGTGCTGTAAACATATATTCTCCTATTTAAATAAATTCTTTAAGTAATATTCAAAGTATCCTCTGATAAATAATCCAGAATATTTATTGTCTGGCATAAAGAAGATTGGAATATTGTACTTAAACCATATAGAATGCAGCGAAGCCCAAAATGATTTCTTATTATATTGAGTATCATAATTCCCAGATGCAATATCGGCATAAGAACCATTTTCAATCAACAGTACTTTATTCTCTGGTGCCAAACATAGTTCCTTCTCAAATCTATCTCTGCCATTTGTCAAATTACCACTAATTTCTTCCAGACTTCCCTTGCGCTCCACGACAATCTTTTTATCAAAGTATAATGGTCTTGGAATAGAAAGCTTTTCATTCTGTTCGAGCATAAAACTATAATCACCATATGCCAGTGCTTTCTTTTTATATTTGATGTCTTTTCTATCGAAATAATCAGTGATGTGAGAGAACGATTTTTCCCTCGTATCGATCAGAATAACGATGGAGGAGATTAGTTCCTCCATCTCTTTATCTGTATATTTGTAATTGCTAAATATCTTGAACCACCTCCTCTACATTATTTTTTACTGTGAATTTTCCAAGCCAAAATTCGAATTTATCCGGAACTTCCTTATATATTTTCTTTCCTGTTTTGGGATCGACCTCGCCCGTTGGTTCTTTTTTATTTTTCTTTTCCAGGGAAATTATGTATAGAATTGAACCAAGTTCGAATGGATTACGACTATATTGACTTGTCCACATTTTGACTGTTCGTGTTTTACCGCTATAGATTTCAAATAACTTAACATTCACAATAGATTTTTTGATGTCTAATTCAGAAACATAATATAAACGTCTATTCACTTCTGGATCTGAACCACTCACAATTCCAATAATTTCCCTCTGATTGTCAAGTCTTTCTTTTAAAGTTACTTTTTTGTATGGTATTTTAGAAATTAATTCACATAAGACTTTTTCAGAATCAAGTTTATTAAACTGTTTTGCTGTCTCATTTCCATATTGAGCAAGTATAACAAATGAGATATTATTTTTCTCTGCCTTATCCTTTGAAATTTGTTTTGCACCTTTTAACAAATCATATAATTTTGCAGTCTCAAGCAATGTATTCACATCACCATACTTCTTAAAATAATTAATTCTAATAAGTTTATTGACTATAGTTTTATTGATTGAATTTAGAAACAGCACATCAAGTACATCAGTAAATGTTTTATATTCCGATGTTCCCAATTCATAAAGAGTGTTAACGACTCCTTCACCAAACCCTTTTACACTTGATAAATTAGGATATATAATCATATTCTTTTCGTTGATTGTAACTTTTCTATTGTCTGCTCCAAATTCATAATCTCCTAGTTTATATCCCCAAAATTTAATTGCTTCTTTCACAAGAGCATCAATTTTATCTTTTTTATTCTTCTCTTGATAATGATTAATTGCTACTTCATAAAAAATCTTAGTATGATGAGCTTTAAACCATGCTTGATAAGCAGAATCACCACCCATGCTATAAGCATGAGGAGAGTTGAAGGCGTACAGGCCAGAAGACTCGATTACATTCCAAACATTATTAAAATTATCTGTTTTACCAATCTCTTTTTCCCAACCTTTAATTAATCGCTCTTGTAATTCTTTTAACATTTCAGGATGCAGCCTATATTTTTTCTTTGAAATATTTTTAATAACACCATATGTTTCTGTCATCTTTAATTGTAAGAAGGATAGTACTTTCATAATTGATTCCTGATAAAGCATGAAATGAGCTGTATCAGACAACAAATCATCAATCTTTTTTTCTCCAGTTGTATATGGTTCACGATTTAAAAAAGTACTAAGTAGTGAAGCAAAGCCTGGTCGAATTGCTGCAATAAAACTACTTAATTCTGCAAGGTTCTGCGGTTTATATTTTTTTACTCGATTGGTAGTAGCTTCTTTTTCGCATTGATTTATACAACACGTAATGCCATTTGCATAAATGTCCCATGTCTTTTCATCTCCATCAATCATATGTCTCAGTTCTTCAAACGTAGGAACTTCCTTGCCAATACTATGAAAAAATTTATACGTAAGATATACACTATCTACAATAAGAAAATCTTCTTTTACATACCCAAATTCATCAAGATAACCACCTTCAATAGCAGCGCATATAGTTCTTTTCCCAGTCGATTCTGAAACAGCACTAATTAACCCTACTTCTCTTCGAATGTCTCCGTCAAAAATGAAATGTCCACAAGCATGTACTTTTAAATTGATTGTGATTCCCTGATATTCATTGCTTTGTTTAAATAAGTCTAAATACTCTTCTGGAATATAATCTTCAACATGAATATCTTCTTTTTCGTCATCATCCGCATATTTCAATGCTTTATTATATTCATCCAGATATTTAGAGATTTGATTTGCATCTTCTGGGCGTACATCATTTGCTCCCGCATATAACTGCCATGCAGCTTTTTCTTTTAATTTTTCTATCGCCATTAATGGATAACATCCATGCTCACCGAGTAATTTTCTCGCTGCTCTTACAAAAGGCTCTTGTGTGGCAACGTTCATGTCAATATCAGGCATTTGTCCTGCAAGAACACGTTCTTTCGTTAAAAATCGTTCCGGATAAATTGGAATGTCGGCGTTAAAACGGTCTACAGTAGTAAGTCCCAACAGTTTGTTTGTAATAAATGATGCAGCACTACCTCTTGAGGTAGTAGTTAAAATTCCTCCTTCGTTATTAACTGCATCATCTATAATTGATTTGCTCGTCAAAAAGTAATCGACTACGCCAGCTTCCATAACCTGTTTTGCTTCATAACGAATGCCATCAGCTTTTTCTTTAGACTTATCCTTTTCTTTTGCATAAGCCCTATTTAAAATATCTTTATAAATTTTGCATTTTTCTTTATAGGTTTTATCTTTATAAACACTTGGTATTTTAAATTTTCTATCTAAAACAATTACTTCGCATTCTGATACAAAAACATTGGTGTTCATAATCGCTCTAAATATTTCCTCTTTATTTAGAACTCCCTGTTCTATAAACCTTTTTATAACCGTCTGAGTATCTGGATAATCAAGATACCATCCCTTTTCGTCTGGATAATTGATGTTCTTATATTTTAGAATCTGATCACGTTTAATAGAATTTTCTTCTTTAACATAATGACTATCAAGGCCACAGATGATCTGAATATTATGTTCTTTTGCAATTTTCAATATTCTTTTATTGAGTTCTTTTTGCTTATCGGTATTGTGATATTGAACTTCAAGAAAAAAATTATCTCCAAAATACTTATGGACTTTCAGCCAAACTTCTTCAGCATCTTCATAATTCCACCCTGCTAAACATGCAGATGTAACAATTACGTTGTCTTTTGGGATATTAAATAATAGTTCTAAATCAATGCGCGGTTTATAATAATATCCATCAATGTTTGCCATAGATAAAACAAAATTAATATCACGACGCCCCTCTGCATTTTTTGCTGCTATGATCATATGACAATTTGCTCGGTCTTTTTCTTTTCTATCTTTTACCCAGTAAACTTCCGAAGAATGAATATATTTAAGATGTTCTTTTTCAGCAACTTTATATACTTGAAATTGATTCCCCTGTGATCCATGCTCTCCTGAGTATAAACACTTTGCACCAAATTCATGTATTCTTTCCGCATATGTTTCTATAGATTCCGCACAGTCCGGTGTTGATGTGTTACTAAAATCTTTGTGACAATGATAGTTCTCTAAATATAAATTCTTTTCATATTCTTCTGGTGAATAAGGGAATTCAAATGTCAATGTAGGAATAATTTTTTTTATCAACTCAATATTAGAAATTTTAATCCACCTCCGAAAGTACATCGCATACTGCTTTTAGTACAAATTTTCTACCTAAAAATCCACTATCCAGACTACATACGGCTTCGAATTCATCATTCATAGTGCTATGATCCTCCATATCATCAAATGAACCGTCGAAGTTCCATTTGATAATCTGCAAGTAATCATTCGGTTTTAGAACTAAATGCTTATAATCACTCATCTGACCAATTTCGTAATCACAAATATTATCCATATAAGCTCTTACTGGTTTAAAATTTGTGCCAGAAATACGATCAATCTTTTTGATATTCTCTACTAATCGTCTGGTAATATCTTCGACATCAATTTGAATATCAATGTCAATTGTTGGTTCTTTAAACTCTGGAAGGTTTGTCTCGACATAAGACAAGAAATTGTTAAGATCTGATTTTTTGATTTGAATACCCGATGCAAGTTCATGCCCATCGGCTTTTGCATAACCACTATCATTGCAGATTTTTCGGAAATCATCAACACCTACGGCTCTCATAGAACCTGTATATTTTGATCCGACATCTTTCAACACTAAGATCGGCTTTTGATACTTTTCTAGTAGCTTATTTCCTAATAAACCAGCAATACCATATTGTGTATCAATATATACAGTGATTACCTTTTGATCCTTTTGTTTCTCACATTGTTCATAAACATTCGGTAGTAAACGCTCCACTTCTTGATTTTGTTCTTCCTTACATTTCTTTAATGCTTTTACATAGGCAAGCACTTGTTTGTTATTATCTTCTAGAAATGCATTCATAGCAGTTTCATTTTCACCCATACGGTTCGCCGCATTTACAATTGGAGCAACACTAAATGCAATTGCCGTACTGTTGAATTCAAATCCGCCGACAATCTTCTTAACTGCTGGATTATAAATCTTCTCAAGTCCTTTCGATACAATATAACGGTTTTCCATAACTGTCATATCCATCATATCTCCAACTAGACCACATGCCGCAAGATCTACCAATTCATCTGCATAATCTGTAAGAAATTGTTTATCCAAATATTTACAAAATTTCCATACAACTCCTGCTCCAGATAATTGTGGGTTGCAATAATCTCTTTGAGAAGAAATAAGAATTATATATTTATCATATGGAATTTCCCGTTTAATTGCATGATGATCTAAAATAAGCACATCGATTCCTGCTTCTGACAATTCTTTATACTGAATTTCGTCTTCGTCTAAACTATCTACAATAATCAATAAATCTAAAGATGCAAACTGCTGTAAATTTTGTCCTTTTAATCCATGCTGTTTACCATTATCAATATATGTAAAAATGTCGTCTGTGAAATGTCTCAAATATCGCGTCATAATCGTTCCTGAAGTGATTCCATCAGTATCTGTATCAAACAAAATACCAATGTTTTCGTTTTCTTCAATTGCCCGATTAATACGTATGTATGCTTCATCAATTCTATATAAAGAATCTAGTGGAAGCAAATCTTCTTCTGTTGGATTTAAAAAATGTTCCGCATCTTGAATTCCTCTTTTTTGAAGAATCGTATTAAACACTTCATCCTCATACATTCCCCTACAATCGTTTAAAATATTATAATTCTTCTTCGTCCTTATCATCTCCCAGTATTAAAATTTCGTTGTTTATGATATACTCAAATTTTTCTTTACCCATATCGGTTGCAGAAACCTTTGGAGCATAATATGATTTTGTCCAGTCCCAATATCCAATTTCAAATTCTGCAAACTTAGAATAATGACGTAAAACTTCTACGTTTCTCTTTATATTGTCTAATTCATATCCTTGGTCATGAAGAAAAATCACCTTTGTTGGATGTAATTCCACCAGCAATCGTGCTTGTTGTACACTTAAGCTTCCACTCATAAGTGCTACCGCATTCCTATATCCATACGAATAACATTGCATGACAAATTTTTCTGCTTCTCCTACAAAAACAGTATTTTCAACAAGATATTGATAATTTTGAGTATAACCAAATAATGTAGTGCTGCAGCGCCCAGGATAAGAATAAAAATATTTCAGCGCACCATCTGAAGTCTCATAATTGAAACGTTCCTTAACCCCAATAAGCTGTCCATATTCATTTCTGATGGGAATAACAATTCCTTGTGATTCGACGTCATATCTTATTCCAAAATACTGCTGTGCATCTAACGATATATGATCTTTCAAAAATCGAATATTTGGATAGAATTGAAATTCATCTAATATTTTTTCGTCATATATTTTCGATTGAATAGTGTTTCTTTGTCTGATCTTTTCATAAAATCCTCCAAAGATTCCTTTTTTCTGAAAGTGTCCAATATAATCTTGTATATGTAACACATTTTTTATTTCATTTAAGACATCTACAAATTCTACTTTTCTTTGATTGGTGATATATGAAAAGATATCAGTTTGAATATTTCGAGCATAATCATGTACGTACAGCCAATTATTATTTTCAAGCTTAATTACAATACTTTTTTTCGAAGATTCTTCATCTCGCCCAAATTGCATGTATGTAGGTCGAATGACTATATTACAGTATCCAAAATGTTCTAATACATCTTTTAGTTTTTCTGGATTATTTAATAGCTCTTTTTTAATATCTTCTAACATATATCACCACCAAGTTATTTTTTATCTTATTTCTCCGTGTTTTGGACGGCATTGTGCCACTTCTCTGAAGATAGAATGATCGCCTGAAAACTTTAAAAGATACGCAATACCAGTATCACTGGAGTTATTACCATTCCGAGTTTTTTCTACAAATAACATTCTCCATACTGCATTTGGATCTGCTTTATATTCCTCTTCAATCCATTTATCGTTAATCTTTTTCAGTCTAAATGGATGGCAATAATATTTACTTTTTTCATCAAGTTCTTCAGCATAAACAGTTCGCATAAGGAACAAATTCTCAAGAATTTCTTTCGTCTGCTTGGCATTACTAAGGCAACTGGCATCCAGGAATAATTTTCCTTTCATATATTCTGCCAACTGAACTGATGCCAACATGATTAAATTATATTTTTTTGCCAACTTATCTAACTCTCTACTGTCTCTAACTAAAGACAAATCTTGTCTGGAGGATGAAAAATCGCTCTCCTGGATTTTAAACGTATCGTATAGAACTGTATCATATCCAAATTTAAGAACATTCTCGCGTACTTTCTTTTTAATAACAGCCATGTCTGCATCGTTCATAGCAATGAACTTTACGCGACCCTTATAATTCTTTCTCCAGAATGCTTGCACATCTTTTAATTGCTCACGACTTTCCTTGTTTATATCACCCACAGACATTTTCTTTTTCGTGAGTTTAAAATATCTGTTCCTCTTGCCAAGGAGCCAAACCATAAATTTAATTTTAAATTTTTTAATATTTTCTTCGTTGGAAATAATAAGAATTTTCCGATCATAATATAGAAGAGCCATGAGAACTGTAATCCACCAAGTGGATTTTCCTGCGCTACTGAATCCTCCCATCATTGTGAGAGTTCCTTCTAACAATCCCATTATTTGCCTAGATAAAAAAGGAAAACAATTAATTTCTTCTCCGTTTTTATCATATCCTGCTATATCAAAAGGTACACCATTTTCTTCACCTTCTGCACATGATTCAATAAATTCGTCATCGAAATCTATTTCTTCTTCTTCCAGGATCTTGCTCGAATATCCGGTACCATAAGTGCTTATTCTTGCCTCATACCAATCCGTTACCTCTTCAGCAGTCATCTTTCGAAATAATTTAATAGGAATAACTTTCTTATCCTTGATATTAATCTCTTTTAAAAGATTAAATCCATCATCGCACATGCGAAGCATAACATTTTCTCGATACAAGATATCAATGTATGTATCAAAATTCTGTGTATTGATAATGTCCATCTGATGCTGAATTGAATCCCATCCACCACAATCCTCATATCGATCAATGACTTCTTGTTTTGAATTTGACAGAATAGTTATTTCATCAAGAGAGTAGAATCCTTTTTTTCGTAAATCTTTCAGTAATGAAAAATAAAACCGACCATCAACAGTGATAAAATCGTCCTTTTCGAATGTCGTATCATCCAAAAGAAGCATATCCTTAAAGAAACAGCTTATAACGTTTCCTTCATATTCGATTCGTCCTTTTAATAGCTGCGCAGGATACTTTTCTTTGACACCTGTAATAAATTCAGCTATATTACTCACCTACCTGTTCTTCAATATCAGATAAACTTCTTTTCTTCTGTCGTCGTTTATAATGACCATCCGGCATATCAACCTTCACCTGTTTAGGTGTTTCTTTTTCTTTTGCTTTAAAATCTGCAATACCGTTTTTGATAATTGCAGAAAAATATCTGATTTTAGCGTATTCACTCGAATAGTCTCTTTGCTGAATGACAGATGTCATGTAATCTTTATTCTCTTCTAAATATGCTAAAATCCGATCATAAGAATAAGATCCAAGTATAAAACTTAACTCTTTGAATAATGCAGTATTAATTACTTTATAACCAAAAATCTCATTAATACACTCGTATGTATCGTCTCTTATTTTTCTGTCATGCAATACAGTTAGATATTCTGCTTCATTGCAGTAGTAGATGTTTTTACCATCCACTACCACTTTGAAAGCATCTTTTCTATCTATCTTGTTATCGCAATATCTGCATTTAACAAGCATATCTGATACTCCTTAGTTCATCATATCGTAAATTCGTTTCAGTCCATCTTCATCTACATCATTGAGTTTTCCATATTCCGCAATGACTTTTCTGACGCTTGCTTTCTTATCTTTATCCGTACATTCTTTGAACATTGTGCGAATTACGGCAGCGAGATCTTCTGGATAATCAGATGTTTCTACTACGGTTTCTTCTGGTTCCACTGTCTCTTCTACTGGAATATCATCAATATCCTCATCTTCTTCAATCGGTTCCAGATCAGGTTCTACTTTCGCAATAGACTCCGCTTTGTTTACAGTAACTTCTACCGATTTTTTCTTCTTCGAATTTTTAATTGCGTCTTTTAATGCTCTCAACAGTTCATTCGCATCCAGTGGAATTTCTGGTTCAATCTCAGATAATCTACTCTTGCTGTCGATGCTATAATTGTCATCTCTGAATACAATTTTTCGTTTTTCATCTTTAATTTTGCTCATCTTAATTTCTTGTTTTGTAACAATATTTTTACGACCTGTTCCCTCCAGATTAATAGTTCTATCAATACAAGCAATACCAATAACATGGAATTTCGTTTTAAATCCTTCAAAAATTCTTTGAGAAATATCAGTCGAAAGGACAGAATATTCCTCCTGAGTTAACGGATCGACCTTATTTCTCATTTTTACATGTCCAGTAAACCAAGTATTCACGCCAACCTTTTTAAGTTCCCATACTCTATCAAGAGCTAATTCTACAAGTTTGTCGTCTGCTTTCCCAAATCCAGACCATGCAGCATTCATTGTTTTTGCAGGTTCAAAACCTTTTTTCCCCATATTTTCTGTATTCCACAGTTTAATTACGTAAGGACACATAATCTCTACAAACTGATCCAGTGTATCAATCACAAGGATTTTTAGATCTGGATAATCTGTTTTCTTATTTCTAATAATATCTTTTGTTACATCATCAAACTTTTTCCAATCTTCACATGTCTCGTATGTATAACCTTCAAGAGCCTCCATTCCCTGTTCTTTACCCATATCAAGAATCATATATCCATCTGGGCCAAACTCTGTTTCACACGCTTTGGCAATAGTTGAAGTCTTTCCAATTCCTGCTTCACCAAGTAAACAAATTGTAAAGTCGTTTAAATTTTCGCTAATTGTACTTCTTTTACCGTATTTTCCCATTTTCAAAATCTCCTTTTATTTTAAATTCATCCGCAATTTTTATTGAATTATCATAAGACTACTCTCGACACAATTTTTCTTCAGCTTCTTTCCTTGCTTTAATTGCATCCTCTTTTTCAACGTAAGATCCAAGTTCATAACGTAAGCCGTTTCTTATTAACACCGATCGCCATTTCCCAGTGTCTTTTCTATAACTAACACCTTTGCATTTGGATGTATTATTTTTTGCTAACTTTGCATTAGATTGATTATTAAATCTATTAGCCTTTCTTAAGTTGATTTTTCTATTATCCGAAACATTATGATTAATATGGTCTATCTCGATTCGTGAATCATCTTCATTCATAATCAATCTATGTTGTTTTATGCCGTTTCTATCTACGACATAGCCATCTTTATCATACATCCAACAATAATTTTTGATCTTTTCATAATCTTCTAAGTCAAAATAAAATAGTTCGTTCTTTGATGTATAACCAATTCCATAATCATTGGTTAAATCGTATTTGTTATATTTCTTTTTTGTTAAATGATTACGAACAATAATCGCTTCTCTATTCAAACATCCGCAGGATCTTGTATGGCCATTCCTCAAACTGTAACCCCTTACTTTAACATTCTTGGTTCCACAATCGCAATCACATAACCAATAAATAATTTTTTGACCATCTTCTAAAGGAAGCTTACTTTTTGCAGTAAGCCTCCCGAATTTTTGTCCCGTCAGATCAATAAACTTACCCATTATAATTCATCATCATCGTCAAAAAGATCCTCAGTTCCTTCTGGCAGTTCTTGCTCGATACTATGAATCACCATGTCATCTGCAGTGTACACCGTGTCCTGGCGGCCTTTCGTGAACCCTCTGGCTGGTTTTACAAACTGATACTCCTTGATTCTGTCACCATAAACTCCTTTGCTATATTCAGCACGGATATCATCCATAGTGATAAGTCCACAATCAAGGTCATTTTTCTGCTCATCGGTCAACATATCTTCTGTAATTTCAATTCTCTGTGCGCCATTCAGCATATTAACAATTACACCATATTCCTTAAAACCATCATCCTCGACGATAAATTTATGTTTAATTGCTTCGATTCTTTTCTTAGCTTTTTCATCTGCATCTTCTGCTACTACTGGGATTGCGACCGTAACCGGCACTGGAATATTGGCTTTTCTATTGTTGTCATACTCCATCATGTAACCATTAACATAATATTTGCCCTTTTCTTCAACGCTCATATCATCAAAGCTTTCGGAATTGAATAGAATATTAAATGTTGCTGTCGAAGATTCTTCTGCATCTTCTGCTGCTAGATAAATTCTATTTGGCATATAAGATTCATAAACAGTTCCTTTATTGTCGGAATACTGATATTCTCCATTTCCTCGAATAAAGAATTTTTTATCAGCATATTTTCCACTGTCAATTACTTTCTTAATGAAATCGATATAATCCCATTCAGAAATAAACTCATGACGTTTTTTAATACTTTTCTCAAGCGCGTCGGATACCTCATCTGAAGATGTCAGTCCAACTTCTTTTAGTTCTTCATCCGTTAGCTCACTACCCTCATGAAGCTTATCTGCCATATTCTGCAGTTTGTATCTTCGTCCCGGTTTTTCAAGATCAAAGATGAATTTTTTAAATTCAGCAACTTCTGCTAGTTTTGGAGAAGTCAGACGTTCTTTAAACGGAATCTGAATACTTTCGCCTTTAGTTTTTTTACCATTTTCATCTGTACCACCTTTGCTGAAGGTATATACAAATCCGTGTTCATCACCGAAAGCTCCTGCATTTACAGTAAGCATATGACGATTGTCTCCGCATGTCGCATTGAAAAGAAGTTGTTTTCTCACCCAACCAGATTCATACTTATTTTCCGAATATGGATGAAATTTTTCTGTATCTTTTCCAATACTTAGTTTTCCTGTCATTTCAAAATTCATTAATTTTTGTCCTCCTAAAATTAAAATTTATATTATTGTTAAATAAAACAATCTATTTTAACGCCCAATACATGGACGGAACACAGAATTAAATCTATGTTTAACTATGTAAACAGTGATTCAGGGCGCACAAACCCAAGGTATGCTGTTAGCCACCCAATTTTATATTCTCTATTGAATTATTTATTTTTTTGGGATTTTTTGACTTGATTAAGTCGGATTTGCTATTCGATATGCTAATCTTTTATTTGTAAATATTTCTTCTCCATTATCTTTTAGTTTTGTTATGTTACAAGACAAATGCATTTCATCATATTTTAGATTCGAAATTTTACAATTAGATTGTATACTGTTACCTTTCATAACTTTTGACTTGAAGAAAACTGCTTTACCATCATAATTCTTATATGCTTCACAATATTCATTCCAACTGTCTGCTTCAACTATTCTTGATTGATGATCTCGAATCATATTATTTTCATCAATAATTAGATTTGTTTCAATTACTTCTATGTATATCATCTCATTCTATATATTCTCTACAATCTAATAATTTATTTATTAACCATAACACTTCCATCAGAATTTAATCTTGGAGTCATACCACCCATTCCAGAATATCCTTCCTGATGTGAATAAACCCAATAATGAACCCCAGTATCAGGATCAACGAATTCATAAATATCATTATTATAGATTTTTGGAGTCGTTCCACTAAGATCCGTTGTAGTTCCTTTCACACATCCTGTCAGTGAAAATAATAGCATTGATGTTATTCCAAATAACACAAATTTCTTCTTCATCTTTTACATATTCTCCATCTTATTCTTTATTATGCTTCAAAATTGAATCCATCAGATGTGATTTTTGTATTGCTGATTTTCTGATAGATATCCACATATATTTCATCTTTGTCTCTATTATAAGTTACTTCTGCATACTTATTTACTCTCTGCTCTTAGAATCCCATTTAACAAAATCCTCTAAATCATACTCGCCAGATTCTTCTTCGTTGATCTCAGGAACAAATACATTATAATTACCTTCGTTACGATCATGTTCAATTATCTGCCGCAGCATCTCATACATATTTGTAATTCCTAACTGATATGTTCTCTTTTCACCATCAGTCATTCCATCGCAAACTTCATCATTCTTACTCTCTAAAAGATCCTTATACTTTTCTAAGCTTTCTACGATTAATAAAAATTGTTCGTTCATTTATTCATTCTCCTTTAACTCTTGAAATATTTTAGTTTTCTGTTATAATACCCATACAGGTTATAGCAGCCAAGTTCCACCGCATACTGACTCAACAGCACGGCTATTCCTGGAGTTTTTTTAAATAACTCATGCGGAAGCACAATTGTAAGTTGTGCGACAAGAATAAGTGAAAACATTTCTGGCCCGTTCTGGGCAAATACTTTTCCTGTTTTGAAAAATATCTTACAGGAAGGAGGGTAGAATTTAGATTGTACAACGCTATAATTTTATGTGCAATCATTGGTATAGTACTTTACCACATAACCAAAATCGTCACAGTGTATCTGATTTGTAAAAATCCGAAGCTGTCTGATGAAAAAGTAAAGCACTTAACCAATATGGTTTCAAAACCACATGATTTATCATTTCTAAAAGATCTGATGAAACGTTCATAACTTCATATCCGCCTATGTATTTACATTAGTCTTGTATTCATTTATTCTCCTTTTATTATTCATCAGGTCGAATTTTGTGTCCAACCACAGGTTCGACCTGTTTTATTTTTTGTACTTCCACATGAGATTATTTTCTCATTCCTCTAAAAATGTATGTGTAATAGATATGAATCCATATGCTTTTTTGATTGAGTTTTCGTCTAATACATATCTTTCACCTGCCATTCTCATTTCTTTATTAATACTATTAACAGAAATTATTAATTTTTCTTTTGCTACTTTCTTATTCTCTGCACAAACAACGATTTTTTTAATTAACGGACTTGTCTTCCATTTGCCGTCAAGGTCATGCCATTCCCTGTTCACAATTCCCGTGTAAAAATCCACTGTTACATCTCCATTTCTTCTTCTAATTCTCCATATTCACATATATCGCAGGTGGAAAAATATTTATCATGAGCCTTACAACATTCTGGTCGATTATCTTCATCATAAAAAACAACCGCATCCACTATAGGTTGACACAAAATCACTTGATCAAATCTTGTTCTATCCTTTTTAGACATATTATTCTATTTTTCCAAAAGCAAATCTGCATCTACTAATCTCATAATTATCTCCTTTTTCAAAACTTATGAAATTAACTTTCCATTATATTTTGAAACTTTCTCTTAGGTTCTCCAAATATAAATCACTATTTGTATTCCAACCACCAGTTGAACTCAAAATCCCATTTCTTATTTCCAAGAATTCATCTAAATGAGTTTTAAAATAACTTATTGCATCGTTCTCACATGAAAACTCATTCTCATATTCCCAAAAGAAATATCTCTGATTTGTTACAAAAAAAGAATTTGTATCGAGACAATATGCAATTATCCATGTAGAGTAAGGCTTTGAAAAATTTTCATCTTTGTTTAATTCTTTATACATCTTTTCTTCTCCTTCCATTCTGAAATCATCGTTTTTCATCAAGTCAAATGACACAATCGTTCATTATATTCTTTTAGAAAAGAAAATGGAGCTTGCATGACTTGAACATGCGACCGTCCAGTTATGAGCTGGATGCTCTCCCAACTGAGCTAAAGCTCCTGGTTGCACCATAAAGCGAAGCCATGCACGACCTCCAATGGATTAGTCTTTCATAATACCTTTTCGCTACATTTAGTTGCACAAAACATACGATTTTTGTGTTGCGATATTCTTTTACTTCTAACTAAACAAAGTTGCATACTTCATGGTGCTAAATACTGACGGTGGGACTCGAACCCACATATCTGTGATCCTGGTATTTGAAGCCAGTGCGTATGCCAATTCCGCCACGCCAGCATGTGTGCGATAGTTACTTCATCCGTTTAAGACATCTCCTAACGAGGATGCTGATCCAAACCCATCGCTTAAGTGATCAGTTTATTACAAGTGGAGGCTTGTATTGCGATACATGATAAGTTTTATATCTTTCATGCTTGGACAATTATTTATTCTCTAACAAAAAATCACAGCTAACGTGATAAACAAGAAAGTCAAAATGATTCCGCATGATACTCCAAAACTTACATCCTCTCCCCATCGTTTTTCAACATAAGCAATAATTTTATCATAGGATTTTGCGATAAATGTCATTCCAAATACAGACACAACTGCAATCGCAACAATTTCTAATACTAACGTTAAAAATAACATTAACCAATATTCATTCATATGTACATTCTCCTTCTAATACTGTCGAAAATTAAACCTTTCACCACACTTTGTACAAATAATTGTTCCAAATTCAACTTCTGCAAATTCTTGAAATTCATACTTGAATTGACCGTTAGAATATCCAACTGTCTGATGCTTGTTTCTCATATGGTTCATCACCCATATATTAATCATTGATTCTTCATCCTCTGAAATTGTGAACCCTCGATTTAATTCTTCCTGCATTGCTTCGCATTTACTTTTCATCATCTGCAGTTCAGAATCTTTATAAGCTTCTTCCCTTAGTCTTTTATTCTCTTCTCTTAATCGAGCAATTTCTTCATCACGCTTTTTCAATCCGTCCTCAACATTTTTAACAATATAAGGCGTTTGATCTTCTTTATTAACGATTTGACAAAGGATCTCATTAATATTTTTATCCATTGTTTTATTCTCCAATCTCTTCATTTAGCCACTGGATACAATCTTCAATTGCCTCATCTCTATGCTTAAAATGTTTTCTAGACGGTGATTGCCAAACGAAATTTCCAGCCAAACATAAATTTTCATCCAAAATATTAGCTGTTGATTTGATATCTAAACGAACCAGAAATTCAGCTAAATCCTCAACTGGCATAACTCTCAATATATCTAGATTTCGCATCATTACACCTCCATATTCTCTCTTGCTGTATAGTGTTATTTCACTTAGTACTCCGTGCAGCTATTACACCGCACGAAGTAAAATATATTATTTTTTCTGAGCTGCTTTCAGCGCATCTAATTTCTTCTGAAGTTCTTCGTCTTTCATCTTTTTATCCAAACGTTTCATCTGGACGTCAGTGGAATTCTCATAAGCAATTCTTGTGCCGTCAGCTTGCTCTTTAACCTTTTTAACGCCCTCACGAACCTTTTCAAGCATTCTATCTTCTTCCATGCTCGATGTACCTGGAACAGATTGTAGAGATTTAACAGTCTCTGCAGTTTCAAGTGTGAATACATTCTTATCTTTTTCTACTTTTAGAGATTTGATTTGCTCTTCTAATTCTGTCAGATTTTCTTTTTGCATATCTCTATTCTCTTTTAATTCTTTTAGAGCGGTTTTGATCGTCTCAATTTTATCTGCGATTTCTTGCTGTTTAGCGAGATATACTTTAGCGTCAGCATCATCATTTCGATTAATGCAAGAAGCAACACTAAGATCCATCTGCATATTCTCTTTTTGTAATTGTCTTAATTGTGTTTCATAATCTTGAATTTGCCCTTCAACTTGAGCGTATAAAGCATATGCTGTCCTATACATATCTTCTTTCTTAGAAATAATAGAATTATAGTGAGCTTTTACTCCACCTGGAGTAGATGCATCATTGCTAATCATCTCGTCGACAGTCCCAGATGCTCTCATTTTTAGTCTCTTGCCTGTTTTAGTTGTTGTAAAAAACACAATAACCGCGACTACAAGAATTACGATAATCAATACTGTCATAGTTAATCCCTACCTTCGTCAATATCAAGTCCAAAGTTTTTAAATAGCTCTGTCATGCCTCCCATATATCCTGATCCAAGAGCCTGGAATTTGAATCCATCACCGTATTTATAAAGTCTACCCATCTCAACGGCATTGAGCTTTTCAAAATTCTCATTTTCAGAAAGATCATATTCCCACTTTGTTGTCGGATTGTCATAATCACAGATCATCATAGTTGCATTATTAACCATTCCAAAATTCTGTAGTCTCTGTACAGCTCTGAAAATAGTAAGGCAAATTGTGAAGTCTGTTCTGTCTGACGGAAATGTATCTGCATGAACAATAAAATATTCATCATAATGATGTCCATCAAAAGTAATTCCCTGAGAATCGTCGCCCGTAAGATTGTCTCCAGAATATTCTACCCACGGATATCCACTACCATCACCATATGTATTATAGTTTACAATATCTTTTGGATAAGCTACTTTTCGATCTGAATTTGTAAGAAATCCGTTAATATCAAAATCAATATCTGATTCACCTGCATAACGATTCTGATCCCAATTCACACCAATGAAAAAGTTTTTGATTGCAGTTCCATCTTCTTTTGTCATACTAATTTTCTGATTTTTGCTCATATTAATTACGTTTGCCATAATTATGTATTCTCCTTTTTTTACTATTATTTATTATTTAACCAATCTTTATATTGTCTTAGAAGTTCTGTATACAATTCTTCATCTGTCATTTTGTTCATGTTTTCTACTGCAGTAAATCCGGTATTATCGCATTTTCTACTCTTCATATTATCTAGAGATTTTAGATAACTAAAGCTTTCATTGCCAATTCCAACAAACTGTACAAACATATTGTAATTAGAAAGCTCTTTCACAATTTTATTTGTTTCGTCTGTATCCCAATTTTCACCATCTGTAATAAAAATGATAAATGCTGGAATTGTACTTGGCTCAATGTCCTTATAATAGGAAACAATATCTTTCAAGACTGGAGCGTAATTAGTTCCACCCATGCTCATACGAGAATTCATCATAATTTTTCGAACATAGTTCTTATAATTATAAATTGTCACTGGTTTCAGAGAATCAAAATCATTTGAAAATAGCCAAGATTCTAACTTACCATCATCATCAAATTTAAGAGCGATTGGCAAAAGTCTTGTAATTACATCTTGTACAGATCCGTTTCTAAAAAGATTACCCATACTTCCAGAGTAATCCATAGCGAGCGCAACCCTTGCTTGATGCTTAGTCATATCAATTTTGCTTGATTTCGACATATTAATTAGCACATTATTTAGATTTTCTGCTGACTTAGACATGTCAATTACAACTGGCTGCGCTGCATTTTCTTCATGTACCACAGCGGATGTATTATCCGCCATAGTATTTGTTGTTGAAGTCTTTTTTCCAAAAAGTTTGTCAAATAGTCCCATGATTTTTATTCTCTCCTTTGATAAATAATTTTCGAATAACATCAACCACGATTACAGTGAGTGATAGTCCAATGATTGCGATCCACTGACTCATATTCATTGCTGTTGCCTGGATAAGTCCGCCGAGTGCATTACATAAAGCAATAGTTCCAAGTACAATACCTGCTGCAATATATACAAATGTTTTATTGTTTTTCAGTCCATTGAGCAAATTAATATGTTCTGTACGAATACCAAATCCATTGCATACAGACATGATGCAAAGCATTGCAAATCTTGCAGTCATAGCTTCGACATCTGTTGTAAATAATTTTGATACTGGTGAAAACATAAGAATTCCATATAGTACAATAAATGTTACTGTGCTAATAGTAATTCGTTTCTTTGCACCTCGAATAAACAATCCAGAACCCTTCTTAATTGGATTCTCTGTCATATATTCAGCTTTCGGAGGTTCCCCGCCAAATGACAATGAATTAAGTGAATCCATGATAATATTGATAATCAGAATCTGAACGGAAGCTAGTAATGCTCCGCCAGATAAAATAGGAAATAGAATACTTAAAACCAGAAGTGAAAAGTTGATTGGCAACTGAAACTCCAAAAACATCATGATATCGTGCATAAATGTTCTACCAAGTTCCACGCCTCTAATAATACTTGCGAAGTTATTGTCTGTTAGAATAATATCGGATGCTTCTTTTGCAACATCTGTTCCAGCTTCCATGCCAAAGCCTACATCCGCTTTCTTTAAAGCAGGAGAATCATTTGTCCCATCTCCCGTCATTCCAACAGATCTACCAAGCTCCTGTGCAAGACTTACAAGTCTAAGTTTTGTATTAGGAGAGCATCTGGAAATAACTCTAAGAGTTGGAATAATCTTCTTAATTTCATCATCAGACATTGCCTCGAACTGTGCATTTGTAAGAGTAAGATCCCCTTCTTTATAAATACAAGCTTCTGTCGCTACTGCTACTGCAGTCTCATGGCAATCACCAGTAATTTCAATAACTTGAATACCTGCTTCATGCGCAATCTGTACAGCCTGTGGAACTTCTTTTCTTACTGGATCAACGACGCCAATAATTCCTAGAAATACCATATCATCTGGTAATGTATTCTCAACAATGTTCCCATTCGCCATCGCCAATGCGATACAGCGCATGGATTTTTTCGTCATTGATTTGATAACATTTAAAAGTCTCTCTTTATCTTGTTTATTAAACGCTACAGGCTCTGAAATTAGCATTTTAGAACAATGTTCGATAAGTTTCTCTGGCGCACCTTTATAATAGGAAATTCCACTCTCAGACGTACAGGAAGAGTACTTATATTCACTTTGAAATACCTGTTTCATAATAATTTTGTTGTTTTTCTGAATGTCAAAAAACTCAGTAAAATCAACGTATTTTAAGATTGCTCTGTCAATAGAGTTTCCGCCTGTGATATTATTCTCTACATCATATGTGGCACTATTGTTCAAACAGATATTTTGTTTGATGCAATCCCAAAGATTAGTATCATGATCAACTTCATTGCCATATCCATCAATAACAGTCGTAGGTGTCATAACTCCTGTTGTAAGAGTTCCTGTTTTATCGGTGCAAATTAGATCTACATATGCAAGTTCTGGAATCTTGTTTGGATTTTTAGCAAGAATATTAAATCGTTCCATTGTCTTGACATTCTGTTTTGTCACAATATTAATGATTAACGGAAGACCTTCTGGAACTGCTGCTACAACAATCGTTAAGGCTACTGAAAATGCCTGTGCAATTTTCTGAATCGTATCCAAAATGCCATCACCAAAGTATTCTCTAAACCCAACTTCTGTGATTCCAGTTATTAATAGCACAATAAACGTAAAACCTGCAGTAAGCGTACCGTATGTAGAAATGACACCACACAATCTGTCGATTGCGATCTGAAGTGCGGTTTTTGGTGGTTCAAGTGTCTGCATTTTTACAAGCGTGTCGCCATTAATTGTATTAATACCAACTTCAGTGACAATCATTTTTCCTTCACCAGATAATACTGATGTACCAGCGAATAAACAATTCTGATTTGTAAAGTCATCTGTTGATGTGGATTCTTTTGGCACATATCCATTTACCGGCGTTTTCTTACACTCTTTGCTTTCTCCATTAATAGCAGCGTTACTAACGGATACTTTTCCTTCCACAATATAACCATCTGCGAAAATTTCCTGTCCTGATTCAATACAAACTACATCGCCTACAACTAGATCATTTTTATTAATTGTCTGTACTTTACCATTGCGGATAACACTACAGTATCTAGTTGATGTCTTAGCTCTTAATTCTGTTGCAGATTTCTGAACACCAAGCCCTGTCTTTACAGCAATTGCAGTTACAATTCCAAGAACAATTAAGATCATAATAGGATCTGTCATATCCATTACACCCATAAATCCAAGTACCAACTGTAAGACTGCAATTGTGATAAGAATTAGTGTGATTTTTCAGTTAATGCTTCAATCGCAAATTCATACCATTTCTTAAGCTTTGGTTCTGGTAGTTTGTTTGAGCCATATTTTTCCCGACTCATTTTTACTTGTTCGTTTGTTAGTCCTTTCAATTTTACACTCCTTTTCTATTTGTTTTAGAATATCTATAACAAAGATAGTCCAAAAATAATAATGACTATCTCAGTCATCTTAATTTTTATTCTCTATCGAGCAATGTCACATTCATGGAAGTCTAATAACATCTGATATTTATATTCTCCAAATCTTTTCTTCCAACGTTCTTTAGATTTTTCTGTTGTCCAATTAAAAGGCGCCATATGATAGTTAATTAGAAAACACATATCTGCAACGTCTTTATAAAATATTTCTGCAAAATTTTCTAAAATCATATATGAACCAATTGAATCATGCCCGTAATAATGCGAAACTCCATCATCATCTAATTCTTTACAGTACAATTTCCCATAATCATGCAATAACGCTGCCAGATTATATTTTGACGGATAACCATATCTTGAAAATAATTCATGTGTATTTTTACAATGGTCTGCAAGTGTCGAAGTATGATGTAGATTTTGCTGATTGAAGCCTTCCATATTATCAAACATTTTCAACGCATCTAATCTATGCTTATTTTTCATATAATAGTGAATAATTCCTTCGTTAAATCCCTCTTCCATGAATGGAATTTGAAACTTTCTAATCTGTTTATCTAACACTTCTTTAGGCACAGGATGTTGTCTGTCTAGGTTATCAATTTTACATTGCCTAAATGGTTTTGGAATCAGATAAACAATTTTATGACAATTAATACCTTTAATATTTTCAATAATTGCTCGTCTCGACCGCATAGTGATATTGGTTGCATCAGCAATTACATTTTTATTATTCTCTAAGTTCTCACGAATTTTTTTGTGAAATATTTTAAATACTTCTTCATTGTGATCCTGATTTTCATAATCGCCAGTTAATTCTTCTCTGACCGAATCTGATGATACGATAACTGTATTTTCATGTTCCTGTGCTAATTGCTTGGCAATGGTAGATTTTCCGCTTCCACTCAGCCCGCACATAACCCAAAGCGTAGGTCTATTCATCCAATTCTCCTATCCATTGTGTTTTAATAAATATTCTCGACTGACATTTTTAAAACTCTGCTGTCCGTCATAAGATCTATAGACGTATCCTTCTCTTCTAACTTTGGGATTAATCTCACTATATCCATCAGCTTCGAGTTTCATTTCTTCCATTGTTTTAGGTAAATAATATTCTGTAGAAATAATCGGTACATGTAACAGATTATTACCATCACAAAAATCTGCCATCTCTTTCGTCCCTACACGATTACCTTCAATAATAAGATTAAATACATACAATCTATTCTCTTTAAATTTATATGGATTACCCTGTACGTTTCCGACTCCTTCACCCTGTAGCACAACTCGATCATAATTATTCTCAATTGCCAATTTTGTTAATACGCTTTCAATACCGTATTTATCAGCAAGCTCCCAATAAATATTAGAGTCGTGATAGCATTCCTGATTTTTATCTGCTTGTCTGACATTTCTGCTGCAAACAATAAATTCGAATTTATCCTTACCTTTCTTCTGCCTGTCTATAGCGAAGGTACAGGAAGTACCATCTAATTTTTCTGTTTTAATCCATGGATTTTTATTATGCAAATAAAAAGGAGCATTTTCAATTCTCGTTTCATCGGTTTTAACAATCCATTTTGGAAACTCCTTTGGATTATCACGTTTCTTTCCAAGAAAGAAGAATAATAATTTCTTTCCCCACTCACGTGTCATTAACCATCTAAACCATTTTTTCTTTGCGAGATTTTTATGGCGAGCTGCCATAGATTTGAATTTTGCATTGTGATCAATAGAATTGCTTTTTCGTTTGACATCTTCTTCAGAAGAATATGTAATTTTTAGATCTTTGCTGACATCATCACCAATATTTTTTCCATCTAGTTCTGGAAATAGAGATAATGGAAGTGCTAATCCTTGACTAATTACTTTAAACTTTCCAAGTTTCATCGTCTTGACTTTATATTTCTTGTTTGCCAGAAACTCGAAACGTTCATCATTTTCAGGACACTTGCTATCAATTTCAATATAAACTGCTAAATCACCAGTCTGAAACTCACCTTTCTTTGCTACACAAACCCATCCTAACACTCCAATGAGTTCAATATTATTTGCTCCTTCAATTGGTTTTACCCATTCAATTTTTTCAATATGGGCTAATGCTCTTTCCTTATTCTCCAAGTCCCTCTTACCATTAGTAAGTAGTGCGCACTTTATCCTATAGGAACTTTTCTATTTTTCCTTTCTTATTTAATCTTCTTTGTTACCTTTTGCTTCATTACAAGGCTTACACATTGTTTGATAGTTACTAATATCATCAATCCCACCTTTTGAACGTGGTAAAATATGATCTTTTGTCATTAATATTTCATCACCATTATCATCAACTGCATACAAATTCAGATGATAACTTTTATCCTGCAAATGCCTTTCTTTCGCAAAATATTGTCCTTCAATTCCACAAACTGAGCATTTACAGCCTTTTGTAAAAAATGCCTGATATCGTTGACTATTACCTTTAATCAAATCTCCATCAAAATCAACTTTTGCATTTCGCTTGTCTTTTTCAAACAAAACATCTTTAACCTTACTGTGTACATATTCTATGGAATATGTGGACTTTCTGATAAGATCATCATGTTTCGGTTTAATCTTATGCAGCCTAACATCTCTATTTGAAATAAAAATGTTTTCTACATTTTCTTTGCTTAATAAGTCAGTCAAATCTCTTACTGTACGAATTTTATTGGGAATAGAAATAGTACTGCCGTTCCATTTAATTTCTGTAATCTCTGTATCAAGAGTAGGTGACAATGGATTATTACTCTTTGGAAATTCTGTTTGTAAAAAATCTTCAATTGTTTTAAAGTGTTGAGATAATATTTTATCTTCTACTTTGTAACAAATTTTTAATCCTCGTTGTGCTTTAAACATAGCAACATCTCCTTCAAATTTTTATTATCACCTATATATTCTCTTCTTTCAACCAAACTACAGAACTACAAACACTACATCTTTCATTGTTGATGGGATTGTAAATACATTCTTCTTCTGTTTTATTTCGTATTCTTCTTTCCCATCTTCATTCTTCACTACTCTTGCTGTAAGAATCTTTCCTTTTTTAATCTTTGCACTGTCTTCGTTTTGATCTTTGAAGACTACATCTTTAATAAATTTAATTGTCATAATGTTTATTCTCTCCTTCTATTGAAAGAAATGTCGGTTTCATTACTAATCAAATTGCGGAGATTTAATTTCCTCTTTAGAAACATATCCTAAGCAATATCTCTGTTCTTCTCTCATGGCATCACAGATTCTCATAATCTGTGAATATCCATCTGACTGACTTTCTGTGCATTTTGCTGCAATTTGTTCAATTCTCTTAATATATTCTTCCATTGATTTATTCTCCCATACTACTTCAATAAATTTGCAATCTCATCAATCTCAAGTTCCGTTTTCTTATCATCAGATAGCAGCTTATCCAACTTACTCTCCATCTTCTTTAAATCTGCTTCCTCTCTCTTTAGACCGGACACTTCTAACTTTCTTTTAATATCCTTAATCCAAGCCGTTACGCTGTATCCTGAAATTTCAAAATCAGACATTCCAAGGTCAACTGCCGACATAAGATATGAATTAAGTCTGATAAGTAACAACACTAATGTATCATCTGAACATACATTAAGGTTGATAGTCATTCCATCCATATTGAGAATACAATTTGTCTCAGGAACAAATCTAATCTTCTTCTCAGAGATAGCTTTTCTCTTATCCTCAATCTGTTTCTTTAATTCTAAAATTCTATCATCATTCTTACTCATTTGATTTCGTACTCCTTTTATATTCTCTGCCGTTTGCTAAATGTTTCTGAATATACATTGGCTTCATTGTTTCAAAAATCTGTTCAATAGTAACAGGAATCATATGTTTTTCTTCTTTATCATTATATGGATATCGGTTTGACTTAACCATTTTAGATGTGGTAGGAAATATGTCAGTTACTTTAACACGTTCTTCATATGGACCGTAATGCATATATTCCATTTGTATTTTATAGATAATATATAAATTATCATCCCGTTTATAAGTCTCAAATACATATTTATTCCCACTATAATATTCGCTTATAAAACGAATGCTTCCCCAGTAATCGTCTTTTTTAAATTCATCAAGTGTAAAGTATTTATATTCGTCTTTGCTACTATCATATGGAGAATACTCAGATTCTCCTTCCAATTTATCAAAAATGTCTGCATACTTTTCATTGCACTTATCATCAATACATTTGATAAATTTATTCTTTGGCATCGACCTATAATGCTCAAAATAACTACCTTTCCAAAACCAAAAATGTTTACCTTTATTTTTCCAATTTTCATATCTATCATAGACATCAAATTTACCCATATAAATCCAATTCTCATTATCCTTGGTTAAATATGTGGCACCTATAATTAAGTCTTTTGCTTTAACACATTCATTATTATGGATAATCTTATTAAACTCACTAATCTCTTTATAATCAGGTGATTCTACTGGCATAAGAACTAAATCTTTGCCGTCCCATCCATATACAAATTCTCCTTCAAGCCCCTTACCCTTGATACAATTTGCGTTTTCAAGAATGTATAATAAATTCTCGATAGTAATCTCAAATTCAAAGCCTCGTGGATCGTACACTCTACAATAAGCATGTCTGTGATCCCAACCTGTAGAATAATCACCTGCTTTTTTATTAAGCACAAATCCTTCGGTTGGAATATTATCATATTCATTATTTGGAATATTCTCATCTCGCCAACCATTCCATGAAGCCTCTTTTCGCAACTTACCCTTTTCGTCATAGTAAATTACATAAGCAAGCTTTCCTGTATATGTTCCTGAACGATTCTGATAACCAACATTAATTGTTTTAGGGATAAAAATACTACTTCTCAATCGTTTTCCTCCTTTAGTTATTCTCTATTACAAAGTTACCCTACCAATATAATTCTTCATATCTCGGATCAACAAACAACTCTTCTTTAGGTCTTGGGTCTTTTAAATTATCATTGCCAATCTTAAACTCACCACCGTAATAACCATTCCAAGAACCACAACCCCAAAGTTCTAATCGTCCTTTATGAGTAATAGAAACAATTCTATAAGCTGGCTTGTCACAACATTGCCAGTAACTAACGACAAAGCAATTATCTTTTGTTACATTCTTTAGATATTTCGGCACTTCGGGCCACAAGTGACATTCATTGTTAATTCCTTCCAATGTTTTACCTTCATCCAGCATCATGTTGGCTTTTTCTGATCTCTTGTGTGCCTTTTCATGTTCCAGGCACCATTCTTCTGAACTGAATAGTTCACCACAATAATCACACTTATATCTAATTACTTTCTCCATAATTACTCCTAAGTCTTATCTAAACACACAATATATCCATTCATTACTTCATAATAATACCAAGCATAAGGACTAATTCCTTCATTCATAATTTCTGCCAGTTCATCTGCTTTTTCTTGATGGTTATGTGCTTCATTTATTATAACTGTTTTTTGAGAATCAAAATAAAGATTATCAACTTTACGCATACAATATGCACATAATTCCAACTCACTGATATATTCCTTTATAACTTTTAGCATCTTTGGAATGTTGTCTTTAAGGATCTGTTCATTTGCTAATTCTGATGGATACAAAACATACAAGTCTTTTTCACATGGAGATGAAAGGATTCTTTTATACACTATGTCTGATCGTAGACAATATTCGTGTATTCTTTCTTCAAACGTCAATTCGCTTCACTCCTTTGTAATCATATCTAAAAATAACGATTTATCTCTCTTCAATGTAATATCATAATCTTTCCACTTTTCTATTAATTCTCTTGTATCAAAACCATGTGGAACTACAATTGCATAGCCATGCGGAGTTTTATATGCTTGTATATCTGATAATGGAATACCAGAAAATATAATTACATCATGGACAAAATCATACATTAATGACTCGTCATCTACATCAAAATCAAACAACCACTTACTCTCATCTCGATTCTCTGTTTGCTGTGCAACTGAAGCTAATGTACGATTCAGCTTTGTCATACTTGGCCTATCTCTAAGTAATCTAATAATAAGTTCTTTCCTTATCTTTTCTTCATTCCTAGAATTTACAGACCGATACAATCTTGTCTGTTCGCCAGGAACTCCATCTGCTGCAAATCTATGAAATTCTTTGATTACTCTATCTTCATTTTCTTTGTATTCCAAGATAGTCTTTGCACGTTCTTTGAAGTTAGGAATATCTTTATTGTCTTTATTTCTAGAACGAATTAGATATACATATAAATCAGACATTATATTATTCTCCTTTTAAACATGAATCGTTAGCAAAATTATTACCATCCATGACTTCACGGATATTCTTAATCATATCCATTACTTCACCATAATCACCACCAAAGGCATTACCTGTGGTTTTAATCTCGTAAATATAATTCTCTGGTTTATTTGTATACTCTACTGGATAGCCATGATACAGAACTGTACCTTTAGGAATTGTTACTGTTGCATATGTGTCAAGATAATCTCTTTTTAACTCTTTCAGACAAGGCTGGCATCCTTTATTGTATGTTTTACAATTGTCTCTTCCTGTATTATTGACTTCCACAATACGATTTGTTTTCTTAGAATAATCCTTGTATAAGAATTTATTTACAATTAGCAGCACACCATCTACAATTCTGTAGACATCTTGATATTCTGTATTCGCCAATACCTCCATCTACTCATCACCTTCTTTCCATGCATAATACCTATTCTCCATCTTCTAAAATCTCGATATCAATACACAACATATCATGCAGATTCTTAATCTGTTTTTCGGTCGGTTTCTTCCATGGCGTATACTCTGTAATATCAAAAGTCATTACTCCTCCACATAATTTGATTCTTGCAATTGTTTTTGGTGGACAATATTCTACGACTTCCGGCATCGGAATATCGCAACTTGTTTTTGGTAATTGCGATTTCTGTGAATGCTCAAATGCTCTCAATTCATCTTTTCCAAGCCAACGTTGCCATGCTCCACAATCATCACAATATAACCCTGTGTTATTACCTTTTACTTCTGTATGCAAAGATGTACTTCCACACTTTCTACAGCAATTTTGATACATAATTTTCACGTATAATCCAATTATCTTAGATGGTAATTGGATTTTTCCTTTCTCCCAGTTAACACTGGGTATTTATTTCCATCTCTGATATATTTTGAAAAGGCAC